TGGGTAGCACCCTGGTTCGCAAGGGCGTTGATGACGCCTTCGGTGGCCGCCGTAGAGTCAACCTGGAGGTCCAACGTCTCATTGGTGGAATCAATGACGAAAGTAGTTCCACCCGAAGCAGCCGTGTAGGTGATTTCATCACCCGTCATGGTAGCGCCGAAGCCCGTCCCGTGGCCGGTGGGGTCGCCCAAGTCAACCTCGCCGCCTGTGATGGGGGCACCGTCAATCACCACGTCCATCTGATCCGAGGCGTTGTTGATGAGGAAGTAGGGTGCGCTTCCCGGAACCGTGTACTTGGCCAGGGTCGCATCCTGGTCTGCGAACGTGATTGTGATGTCCTCCTCCACAGGTCCCGTGTAAGAGGTCTGGACAAAAGGTGGCTCGAAGCGGCAATCAGGAGTTGCTTCAGAACCGCTGGGGAACTGGATTGTCACTGTCGCCAGCCCAGCCGACTTGGCCGTGAACTGCGGGGTAAAGACAGAAGCTCCAGCACCATCCAAAAGCGTGTATGTCCCGCCTCCAGAGCCGCCTTCCGAGGCAACCGTGACCGTGTAGGTCTGGTCCTGAAGGGTGTTGTAGTAGAAGGTAGCCCAGACACTTGCCCCAACCGGAACAGCCTCTTCCAATGTCATCTGACCAGCTTCGCCGTCTACCTTGGTCACTGTCACACGACCTCGATCCAGCGCGTCCTGCATGTCATATCCCCAGTAGGCATACACAAGGTCAGGGCGGTTTGTGGCAAGGTCCACGCGGCCATTGGAGATTTCAGCGAAAGTGCTCGCCGCGAGGGGGGTGCTCCGACCGTTACCCGTGGTCGGGACCAGAGGCAGGCTCCAGTCCACCCGGTTCTCAACCGAAGGCGTACCGGAAGTGTCCACCACAGGGGAACATTCAGCAAGATACTGGCGAGTATCTACAAGAGTGCCCGACACCTGAGTGCCGTCCAGGTAGGTAGACCCGGCAGTGTGCTCTCCCGCACGAACCAGGACGGCGCTTCCCCACACGATGAGGTCGTCTTCGAGAACAAAGTCAGCGCCCTCAATCCAATCGGTGCGGTCATCGGTGACGCCACACTGGAAAACATCCGTGACATTCCGATGGGCAAGGTAGTCGAAGGTGTCCTGCCAACTGTTGAAGTAGTATTGGCAAGTAACAACTGCACCAGCCTCGGGAGCGAAAGGAAGGGTGACAGCACCCGTCTGGCCGTCAAGAGCCGACGGAATCACCTGCACGCTATCGACCTTCACCGTAACGTCGGAGGGATCAGTGGAAGCCACACCCTCATTGGTCCCATCAACAATGGGGCGCTGGAAGGTGTAGAAGACCTTGTTGCGGGCTGTGTCGGTTCCTGCGGTGAGTCCCAGAGTGGTGTTGGCACTTCCCGAATCAACATAAATGTCCCGATCCGCAGTCAAACGGAGGACAGTGTTTCCGAAGTTATCCACCGTAGTGGTGGCGGCCAACGATGCTCCCGCGATGCTCGAAGCAGAGTTGATGAAAGAAGAAATCTGGGCAGCCGACCACCCAGCAGCCGGTGAAGCGGAGAGGGTAACCTCCACTTCAGTCTCGCTGTCTACGAGGAACTTCAGTTCATCGTTAGCGCCCGTAGTGATTTGGTAGGTCTCACTGGCCGAGCCGATAACTTCGGGGCCGTTAGGAGAAACCTGTTCCGACAGGGTATCCGTGATGAGGGTGTCAGTACGGTTGAAGTAGTAGGTCACCTTCACTTCGTCTGTTGCCTCGGGGGTGACCGAGAGGCGAAGGATTCCCGTGGCACCTGTGATCGCAAGAACAACCACCGGGTCCCCGTTGACCGTGACCGAGACAGAGGCGGCATCCGTGGCTGTTGTGCCGGTTCCATCTCCGCTCACGATGGGGTAGTGGCGAACCTGAAGTCGATCCAGGCTTCCGTCGAAGGACCCGTGAGTAACAGCCCCCGCATCAGAGATAGAGACCACCGCTCGACCCGTCTCATCCTCTTGGACGATTCGCTGGTCTACCGTAGAGGAACTCCCACGGACCATAGTAAGGCCCATCTGGACCAAAGTCTCGGAGCCAGTACCCAGGAGAAGGGGGAGGGTGACGGAAGCCGCCAAGCCCACGTTGGGATCTTCGTAAAGGGTCTGGGTGTAAACGCCAGGGGGTGCATAAATGCTTCCAGGAAATGCCACGGGTCTATCCTCCGAGATAAGTCGGCCCAAGCCTCGCGACTCAGGAAGGTGTCAGCACAGCGGTGCCAATAGACATTCAACCGTCCCAGGATGGGAGGAGCAGGGGAAGGCCCCTGCAAAAGCCTCTGGATATAGGAAGCCCACCGGAGGTTTTAGTCTTTATCGCTCCCAGCCTTTGCAGCGGAGGCGTCATGGGCAACCTTCCTGCGCTCATTCACGGTCCCCACCTCTTTCTGATCCATGACCCGGTAGTTGCCTTCCACGCGCTCATCCCGAACAACGTGCTCCAGATTGACGGCCCTCCCAGCCTTTCGCTCATCCCGAACGAGGCTGTGTTTATATGAACGAGTCTTCTCTATCTCCTCCCAACGCCGCGCCGCATCCCGTCCAATGACACGATCCGCGTTGTAGTCGATGGAGTGAACCCCTGTGTTTTGGGGTCGAGGGCCACCCACAGGGGTGTGGGCAAACGTGTGGTTGCACGCGGACATCATTTTTCGAGCACGCTTTCCGCACTCCCCGCAGTCCACTTGGGGATCATCCACGATCCGACGGAACAACTTTTCAAAGCGTACTCCACAGGAATCGCACTGGAACTCATACAAAGGCACTGGAAAACCTCCCCCCTAATCCTACCGAGGGGGTTCCCAAACGAACAAAAGATCGTAAGGAACTCATGGAGGGCACCATGCCTATCACAGACAACCAAATCGCAGAGCTTGCTCGGGTGGACTCCCTCGAAGCCGTGGCTGAACAGGTCGCGCAAGAGGAGGCCCTGGAGGCCGCTGAACTTCCCATAGAACCCTGGGCAGCCGCCTCGGTGTTGGTGGGAGGTAGCCCCGGAAACGGCAAGTCCCTTCCCATCTGCTGGGACGAAGACGACGTACTTCCGTTCTAAAGGAGAAGACATGGAACACCTCATGGGATGTCACGGTGAATGGGCGCTGCTACTTGGTAGTCTCGCCAACCTCCCGCTGCTGGGGGCTTGGATTCGCTGCAAGCTAAAGGCAAGTGCATGAACGACTACGACGCCATCGGGATCGCGGAAGGGTTTGTCGAGAACCCCGGCAAGACCGACGAAGAGAGAACAAAGATTGAGATTGCTGCTTGGCAACACCTCATCGACACCGGACTCGCCTGGAACCTCCAGGGCTGGTTCGGACGAACTGCCTTGCACCTCATCAACGAAGGCATCTGCACCAGGAAGACTGATGAAAGCACCAACACGAACTGACTCGCACGCTATCCATGTCAACTGGGAACCCGGCAACGGGACTCGCTATGACGTGGTGCTTGTCTACCTGGAGCAAGAGTTCCAAGGGACGGGAAAGGGGATGGTTCTGGTTACTGCGAGCGGTTTCCCAAGAGCAACCTCGTTCATCATCAACCCTAACGGGGGTGTCCTCCACTTCACCTACGTCGTGGAGAAGTCAGGACTTGAGGTTCACGATGCCAGCGTGGTGACAGAGATTGTGGCCGCAGTCCTTGGACGGGAAGCCGTCCCCACAAAGGAAAGCTGGTATCGAGAGAGCGTACAGACCCCTTTCGCTGACATTTGGGAGGGTTCCCTTCCATTCGGGTCATCGTAGAGAGGGAAAGGAGGGCCTATGCCTATCACCCATGCCCAAGCTCAAACGCTTGCCCAGGAACTCACTGCCGCACGGGACGCCTACTACAACGGCACCCCCACTATGTCGGATGCGGAGTTTGACGCCAAAGAGGCACAGCTTCGTAAAGAAATGCCGAACAACCCGTTCTTCACAACGGTTGGTGCGCCTGCTGTGTCGGCGTGGAAGAAGACCCCTCACCGCATCCCGATGGGGTCGTTGAACAAGGCACAGAACGAATCCGACATGAAGGCGTGGCACAGCGCGTCCGTGTTGAGGATGCCTTCGTCGCAACTGACGAGCCGGGACGTTCTCATCACGGAGAAGCTGGATGGGATCTCCATCAGCCTTCGGTACGAAAACGGCAAGCTGAAGCAAGCTGTGACTCGCGGGGATGGCCTCATCGGGGAAGACATCACCCGCAACGTCAAGTTGATGAAGGTCCCCAACACGCTCACCAGTGATTGGAGCGGGTTCGTGCGTGGAGAGATTATCTGCAAGAAGTCGGACTTCGCAGCCCACTTCCCCGGAGAATCCAACCCTCGGAACACTGCTTCAGGGACCGCCAAGAGGCAGTCTGACCCCAGCAAGTGCAAGCATCTGACCATCATCGCCTTTGACTGCTTCCCTGACAACGGTTGGTGCCAGCAAGGGTACGCTGCCTTCGAGCGCAAGGACCAAGAACTCGATGAACTGAAGACCCTCGGATTCGAGACTCCCCACTGGCAGAATGTCGGTATCCGGGCCGATGACATCGAGAACTACTACCAGCAGTACATCAGCCCAACTGGTTTCCAGACCCAAGTAGCGGGGAACCTCATCCCCAGCCGTGCTTCGGTGGATTATGAGATTGATGGTCTCGTCCTCATCATGAACGACAAGCATGAATGGGAGAGCCTGGGCGAGAAGAACCACAGGCCCGCAGGCTCCATCGCCTACAAGTTCCCCCACGAGGCACAGGAAACCACCCTGAACAACATCCGTTGGCAGGTGGGGAACACTGGCCGGATCACTCCCGTCGCAGAGTTTGACCCCGTGAGTCTCGCAGGGGCGCAGGTAAAGCAGGCAAGCCTTCACAACGTGGCCAATATCAAGCGCCTTGGGACTACCGCAGCCCCGCGAACCTTGGCGATGGGCGACCGCATCCTTGTGTCTCGTCGGAATGACGTGATCCCGTATGTAGAAGCTCTGGTAAAGGCTGCTCCCCCTTCGGTGGTGTGCTTCGACGTGCCCACTGCCTGCCCCGTGTGTGGGTGCGGAGCAGCCACAGTGGGAGAGTACCTTGTGTGCCCCAACAAGGGCGGCTGTGCTGCACAGACCGCAGGAGCCGTGAAGCGATGGGTAAAGAAGGTAGGCGTCCTCGGATGGGGAGACACCACCATCGAAGGGCTGTGCGACCAAGGAGTCATCAAGGACCCTGCTGACCTCTACACGCTGGGGTTCGCTGATGTAGCCCTGATGGAGATCGACGGGCGACGTATCGGCGGGAACGCACGCCCCTTCCTCGATGACCTCCATGCAAAGAAGGACATGCCGCTCCACGTCTTCGTAGGAAGCCTCGGGATCGACCTTATGGGGCGGTCAATGGTGAAGAAGCTGGTGGATGCGGGGCTGGACAACATCAACATGATGTTCCATGCCACGGAACACGCTCTTGCCCGCATCCCCGGAATGGGGGACACCAAGGCAACAGCGTTCCACGTCGGCATCCGTGAGAAGGCCCCTCTCATCGAGAAGTTGTTCAAGGCAGGTGTCACCATCAAGAAGCAAGCCGCAGGTGCTCTGACAGGCAAGAGCGTCTGTATGACAGGCTTCCGTGACCCAAGCCTCACCGCAGCCATCGAGGAGCAGGGAGGGTCCGTGAAGAGCAGTGTCAGCAAGTCCTTGGCCTTCCTTGTCTGCAAGGACCCCAACAGCACCTCTGGCAAGGCCCAGAAGGCACGCCAGTACGGTGTGAAGGTGGTGGGGGTGGATGACATCTGGGAACTGCTGGGAGGCCGTCCTGATTAGTCGGTGCCCCTGCCAAAGTAGAAGCCGATAGCGGAACCCACCAACCCCGTGATGGGCGGCAGGAGGATGCCAAGCATGTCCTTGATGTTGTCGTAGTCAGTCCATTGACGGGCAACAGCCATGAACGCGAACAAGATGGTGAAGGCCAGGATTCCCAACAGGAACCACGCAATCGTCCCCCGTACCTGTTCCCTCTTGGGGTTGGGGTCATAGGTGTCAGCCTGGAGTGCGGCAAACTCTAACTGCGGCCCTTCCCTGGTGAGGTCCACTTCAGCCCCCGCATACGGCTCCTCTTGAGGGGAAGGTATCTCCGCAGGGGTTTCGGGAACATCAGACACAAGCCGACCTACCGCTTCACACGGTACATCTGGCCCTTGCGATCCTCGAACAGAAGCGTGCAGCCTTCGTGCGTCTTGTGGGTGAGGTACACGTCCATCTTGATGGCGCGTCGAATAGCGTCGGTGACGGTGATGCCCTCTTCCCGAGCCAAGGCTTCCAACTCCTCATACTCACGACGAGGAAGGTTCACCCGTACCCGAACGAGGTCGTCTTTGTCCCAATGACCTTTTTTGGATGGAGGCTTCATGGATAAACCCTACCCACGAAGCCTCCAAGCAGGGCTACCACCACTGATCCATCAAGGTGTAGCTGAACACGTCGATCCCCAGCAAGTCTCGCTGCTTGTGGGCCAAAGACATCATCTCGTTGAATCCATCCAGGCGGGCATGAACTTGGCACCCGGCGCTCCACTTATTTACCTGGGTCGATTCGCCGGAAGTCGAGGATCTATGCAGGTTTATCCCGAAGTAGCCTGTCGCTTCAGAGTCCACGTCGTGATCCAGGATGTCGTCCTTGTTTGAATCACGGTACACCTTGACCTTCGCGGCTCGCTGACAGAGCGCCTCGTACTTCCCATTGTGCAAGTCAATCTTCCAGGCGTGGTACTGGCCTGGAACAAGAATGGCCGTCCCCCTGACGTTGCTCGGGTTCTCCAACCAATAAGTGCCTGGGTCGCAAGTCGCAGGCCAATAATGGACTTTCCAAAGGCCCTTTTCGGTGTACGCAACCCCCATCGCATCATCGAAGGAGTTGCTCTTGGGGTTGGGCGAACGAATACCGAACAGGTTCAAGTGGAAGTCCCCCTCCCACATGATTTCGTGGCCCAGTGATTTGAGGTGTACGAGCACAGGAGGCAGCGGTCCCGGAGGATCCTTCTTGGCTTCTGCTTCAACATCTGCCTGAAGAGCTTTCCAGGTGTTCTTGCCAACGATCCCGTCAGCCCCCAAGCCCTTGTCGCGCTGGAACTGCATCACCTTGGCCTCGGTGCCGGAACCAAAGATTCCATCGGCCCCTGTGGCGTATCCATGTTCCGTAAGAAGTTGCTGACACAACTTCACGTCACTCCCCTTGTCCCCTTTACGAATAGTAGACGGCATCGTTTCTCCCGATCTTTTTAGTTGGTGGCAGGCGAACCTACCGAATCAGAGCGTAGTCCCGCGTCCGGTCCTTGAACCAGGGATCCCTCAACGACACCAACTGAAGGTCCTGCACCAACTTCAAATCATTGGGCGAACCTGCTTCAGCAAGGTCGTCGTCGGAAACCCCGGACATGGCTTGAGCGTTATCCACGCTGGTCTGAATCACCCTACTCAGGGCACGGTCCAATGGAACGTGGATTGCCCAATCAGTCAGCAGGGACACTGATACGCTTGCCGTATAGAAATAGTCATCACCTGTTTCATCGTAGACCTCCTCCGCTTCCCCGCCCATCGAGACAGTCTGGATTTCAATGCCTTCAGAAGACAGGCGGTTACGAAGGATGCCGTGCAAATACATCACCGTGCGGTCAGTGATTTCAGCTTGGGAGTGGACATCCCTTGCCATGATGTCCAAATCAAGGTTCATCTCCCACCTGCCGCCATACTCAAGGGCAGCATCTTCCCGCTGTGAGGAGACAACCACAGCCATAATGTCGTTCTCCTGGATGCTACGGCCAAACGCCAACACCACTCCAGGAATCGCTTGATTGTCTGACATGTTGCTGGGGGCGATAAACGGTCCTGCGGTGGTCCCCGCGTACCGATAATCCACAGAGAGGTAGGTTCCTCTCCGCAAGGGAGCCGCGAGCGTGATTTGGCCTGTGGCTGCGTCTGCGGTGTAGTTGATGCCTTCATACAGGGGAAGGCTTCCCGGCATCTCAAACACGCGCAGGGAGCCAGCATGGAAGGCTTGGGACGACACCTCATACAACCGAGGGCCTAATGGTGAGGGTGTTTCATCGTAGACTTCCAGGAGAGGGTCTACATAGAACACGAAATGTTCGCCAACCACCCCACGGAAAGTGGCCTCTTCTTTTCGGATCTCGATGAAGTAAATGCCGGGGGGAGAGGGAAACACCCCGTCGTTATCCCGGATGGCCCTGCCGTCTTCACGAACCCACTCGATAGCCAATCCGGGTTGGTCGAAAACCCCTGTCAGATGGCAATAGGAGACTACCGTGCCTTGGTAGTTGTCAGCCGAAAGCTGCATCGGGTTGGCCGACGCATTCTTGAGGATGATTGCTTGCTGTGGCCTTTCCTTGAAAGAGAACTTCCCCTGGATGTTGGGAACCAGGGAGTCTCTGTACTTGGCATTGTAGGACCAGAACTCACGCAACTCCTGGAGAAGCCTGCGTCTGATTCCTTCTGTGAGATTGACAAACAAGGGACCTCCAACCTTCCGTGATGGATAGGCACCCTACCAACCATCTTCGGTAGACCGCTGATAGCGGGTCGTGTCTATGGGCAATGCCCGAGGAGACCAAATGAAAAACCTTATGTACTTCCTGTTCGTGTCCTTCCTCATCGCTTGTGGTGGGAAGGACGAGGATACCGGCGACTCCGGTAGCCTCGACTCTGACTCTGGTTCCGAAGATTCTGGGGAAGCTGGAGATTCCGGCGACTCTGGTGAGTCTGGAGACTCTGGCGAGAGCGGCGACTCCGGTGAGAGCGGCGACTCTGGCGAAGAGTAGGGTTCTTACCCTCCGGTAGTCGGCCTGCGCCTTTGGTGCAGGTCGTCTACCCCTCTCCGATAGTATCCCTCTGTACCTGTGATTCTATCTGCTCTTCGAGGGCTGTCTGGAGAGTGACCATCTCCGAAAGGCTCATCGACTTGATGTTCTTGATCAAGTTTTCGGGAACAACCAGAAAAGCTGCCCCCGTTTCATGGGCGAGGTCATCAAACGAGTCGCGCAACTCGTCCATCTCTTCAAGATCGCAGCACTCATAAAGCTCAACGAGCACAAGATCCCCTTCCCGGACTCTGCTCGCTCTGATGTCAGATACACCACAGGGTGGTTTCACTCTTCGTATTCCTGCATTGCCTGAATCAGAAGCCCACGGGCAACGGCGTTGAGAGGATCCGCAGCTTGGCGAATCTCACTGACTTCGATTGGGAAACGCTTACGCTTCCGCTCGAAGACCTTCTCGAAGAAAGGGAGGAAGTTCTCGGCAAGGCTTGTGCCGCCAGAGACAACGATAGGGATTGCTGAAGGCAGCGAGAACCGATCCTTGATCCGGGCAAACTCGCGGGCCGTCTGGTCGATGCAATACTCAATCAGGCTCTTGTAGTAGAGAGCGATGGCTTCTTGCTCCCGGCCTTCCGGGTTCAGCAGGTCAATACCCTTCTCCTTGAGAGCGCAGATGCGGGACCTTGTAGAACCCACTGCGCGGGCCGCTCCCTCATCAATCCAATCCCCGCCTCGGGCTACGGAAAAAGACAGCCCCTCGATACCGTTGATCGCCAAAGCAAGGTTGCACATTCCCGAACCGAAGCTGATTCCGAGGCCCGAGAAGCCTTCCTTTGCAGTCTCCGCGAAGATGATAGCCATAGCCTCGTTGCTTGCAACGGCCTCGAACCCACACTCGGTCACAATGCGCTCAAACACACCCCGGTGATAAACTACATCACGCTGCTCGTCTACGGGGGCTGCCGGGACCGAGAAGAAACACACCTCGTTCTTTTCAGCAGGCTCGCCCAAGACATTCTTGACCAAGACACCCAAAACATCGAGGGCCTCGTTCTCCCCGGCTGCAATCAGTCCTTGCGAAAGAGGGCGGCGTGCTTCCCGCCCGAACACGTTGGCCATATCGAGGGCGGCGTCACCTACAACGATGATGCCTTCGTCCTCCCCACGGTCGATGAAGTTCACACCGGAAAGTTTGAGCATCTTCTTGGCCCCTGATTCCAGGTCCAGGAAAGCATCGCGCATCCGAGAAGTCTCAACCTTGTCCCCGCCTTTTCGCCGTGCAGAAACCAGATTCATCGTCCCGACATCAAGACCAACACCCAATGTTTTCTTCGTTGCCATGAAAGCTCCTAATCTTCACTCTTGATGCCGCGCATCGCTTCTTGTGTTTTTCGACGCCTCAAAGCCCGGAGGGCTTCGTTAGCAGCATCCAATCCACCGGACTGGGACTCTGACGCCTGCACTTGGACTTCAGAGTCCAAATCGTCCCTAACGATACCCGTGGGAATGTAAACGGGTTCATCAGGACCAGCGGAGCGTGGGCCAGCAGCGTTCGAGCCGCCTCCTTGCGAAGCCGGTCTGCTTTGGAGAGCGTTTTCGATAGTCCTCTGGAGGCGTTCCTCTACCTCTGCGATTCCAGGAGCCGTGTTCAGTTGCCCGACAACGGCTGCTGCGGCTTGTTGTGCGGCTGCTGCTGCGGCTTGTTGGACGAGGTCTGCCACCTGTTCTGGTGTCATGCCCGCCTCTTTTGCAGCTTGTTGGATTTGCTGCTGCTTGCCGAAAGGCTTCTGAAGCCCTGCCTTTCGGGGCCTGCTCAACGCACCAGCTATGGCTGGTGGTCGTCTGGGGGGATCCTTGGACACCTTACACCTCTTTCTGAACGATACCCTCACCTTCCCAAGACGGATGAGTTGAGCCAAGCAAGCGGAAGAATCGGCCTTCTCTTTGGGAACCCAGGTGTGGGTTCCTGGACGAACCCACACACCCAAGTCTTGAATATAGACAGGCTGTGGGGACTCAATCCGGGCTTCCAAAGTCATAGCAACGGGTCCGATTGTTCTAAAAGGGGGATAACGGCTGCTTTGATGATGTACTCGGCTGCCTTCAACCTTCCCTTCTTGATTCCTTTCTGGAGGAACCCATACCGGGCGAAACCGGGATGGATCCAAGCATCTTGGGTAGTGAATGGGGCGTACCGAATAATCACCTTTCCTGTAGCGGTGACAATGGGCACCGCGTACTTACTCGACTGCACCTTACCCGGACGCTGGGGGAACGGTTCCGCTCCAGCAGCACGGCCAGTAAGCCATGTCATAGGGTAGGGATCTTTTCCTTCCTCCCACACCTCCGCGTAAGGCCAGTCAGACGAAATCTCGATGGTGCGAGCGCCGCGTAAGGAATACTCGAAAGAATCCTTGAACTCGTTGGTGTTGGGGATGGGCACCGGCTCCCCACGCCCTCGAACGCCTCGGGCCATAGCCGCTGCTTTGATGATCTCGGACTTCACGCTATCCAGGATGATGACACCGACCTGATTCATCACCTCCGGGGTGAGGTCAACCTTCTCCCCGACCAGCTTGCTCCAAGGCTTTCCATACACGCCCTTCAACCTTGCCATCAAGACCCCCAAAAGGCTTTGTAGAGGCCCAAAGCAAACCCAGAGATGGAAAGGAAAATGCTGACGTATGAGATAGCCTTTGCTCGTCGTGCGTGCTCATAGGCTTCGCCCAGGTTGTCGCGCTGAATCTTGTACTTGAAATGGTCGAAAGGGTGCAGGCCCGGAATCCGCTCGAAGAAATCCTTACACTCCCGTTCTTCCCAAACATCATGGTCGGCAAGGCGAATCTGATACCACATACAGACCCCAGCGTACTTCTTCTCCGGGTGGCTGTCCGGGTACTTATTCCATAGCCCGCATCGTCCACAACGGGCCATCAGGATCCTTTACCGCCGTAGGTGATGTTGGCCCACACGGGGGTGCGGCCTCGTTGCTCACGGCCATCCTCAATCTTCGGGACTTCGGTTCCCATTGGAGTGGCTTGGTAGTCAAATCCGACAGGGTACGGTTGAGCGTCCTCGCAAGGGGCTTCTTCTGGCCGCGTGTAGCGAGTCTCGGGCCATGTAAGCTCCTCCAGCCCGACAAGAGGAACCTTGTATCGAATATCTCCGGTATCCAGGTATCCGATCTGAAAAGCCTGTTGAAGAATGACACCCCGCACTCCAGTTCTACGAACTGGACCGATTGAGTACCGCTCCCCGTTCTGCTTCACGATGAAATCCCGCTGCGACATCATCGGGCTGGGGCCTGTCCAAACCTCATAGTTGTGCTCAAGCCTGCGCCCATTAGCGGTCTGGGTCACTCTACGCTCCGCATCATCAGGCCCGATGATGAGATCAATCGGCCCCTCGTACCCTCCCTCGTAGCCAGTGCCGAAGCAGGTTTCACAAGTGTTCAGGGGTTGTTCTGTGTACTCCAACAACCGAGGGTCCCACGAACATCGGCAGGCTGTCCCACTTACACGGCGAATAAACAGCTTCACGCGCTCGCCGCCCTGCTCCAAAATCCAACGATTCCTCCGAATCGCCTCTTTCCAGATGTAGTCCAGCTTCTCGCTGTTCATAGGGGAGATGGGTTCGGAGTACCCCAAAGGGGTTTCTACAAGACCCGAAGGGCTTTCCCCTGAAGGGTCCACCGCGACCGTGGTGACCCGGTAAAAAACCTTGGCCTTCTTGTCGAGGTCCCCCACCAAATCACGGCGACCCCAGGTGTACGACACCACCACCGAAGAGGTTCCATCTGCTTTGGGCAATGGGGGCCTCACCCATGATTCAGTGGTGACATCCCAAGTGCTGGCTGTAACGAGGTCAATCTCTCCGGTAGGCCCAAAGACCTGTCCGACCGGAGCCAGACGGCCATCTACATAAACGGTCACGTCGGTGGGGGAGTCTGCGGGAAGGTAGGGACCGGAACCCTTCACGATAGGTGTCTGCCTCGTAGTCAGACGCCAGAGAACCCCGTTTGGGGCGTCCCCTTTGTAAATCCAGGAGGCGTCCCACGACACAACCTCATTGGAAACTTCAACGCGGTCAGCACGGTCCCGGAAAAAGTTAGTGCCTACCGGGACTCGGTTGACTCTAAAGTAAGGACCTCTCTCCCCAGTATCAGAGCGATACACGTTCACTCCGATAATGGTCCACATAGTGTTGGACTTACCAGGACACGGCGTGCCGCTTCCTCCCGTAGTCTGTGAATCAGAGAGGGTAAACGCACTGGAGGTCGTGGCGATCTGGATGCCGTCGCCCAGATAACCGTCCTGGAAAGCAGAGATGGTTACGCTGGCCCCGAAATGGTGGTGCAGTTCATCAGTGCTGCCCTCCAAAGAAGCCGTCACAAACCCCAGGTTGTTGGCTGAATCATTGATGGCATCGGCAATAGAAGTGGCAGTGTCGAAGTTGCTGGGTCCGACCTGGAAATCCATGCCTCCCACCGTCCTGGAATCAGAGGAAGCCGTGAGAACTTGATCCCCGATAGTGAGTGTGGCTGCTTCAGCCCCTCCGCAGAGGGCGGCTCCAGAAATCCCGAACAGGCTTGATCCAGTCCAGAGGTCGATTGCGTTGCCTGCGGAACCCGGAGTCACCGCAGTCAGATCCACGGTCCCTCCGGTAGCCACAGCATCAACAATGCCCCAGCCGCCTATCGTTCCGGTGTTGATGGCTGTTGCGATGTTGGCAGCAACCACGGCAGGGTCCGCAGAAGACCCGTCGAACTCATCGGCTGCTGTGGGCGCACCCGCCACCGACGTGACGACGTACCCCGCAATAGAGAAGGTCGCACCCGCTGTGACGGAGCCAGACACCACAATGGAACCCGTAGCTGCCGTCAGGACAGCGGGGGTTCCTGTGACTGCAACGGACACGGTAGCCCGTGTAGTAGGCGTGGCTGGGCCGGTGCTGATCTCCGAAGGGTCGTCCCAACGGAGATCGGTATCCGTACCCGTGAAGGCCGACATCGCCGTACCGTTCATGGGAGGCCACGGAAACTCACCCGATGCTGGATCCCAGCCAGCCGCCATACCTTACTCCTTTACAACCATAGCCTTTCCTTCAGGAGTCATGCGCCAAGGAGTCCCGTCGGGGATCTCCAACCGCTTTGCCTCTTGCTGGAGCAGACGGGTTGCCTCATCATCAAGGCGGTAAATCTCCTTGAGAAGCCGGTCCTTGTGGACTTCAACACGTCCGACTTCCGTAAGGAGGTTGTTGGTTTGGCCTCGAAGGGCTGTAACTCCATGAAGAACCTGGGGAGAGACATCTCCCAGAACCCCCTCCTCGGGAGCCTCGGTCTTCGTGGTCTTCTTGCGGGTACTCTGCTTTGCCATGCTGTGAATCCTCCTGCATGAGATGCTTCCCGCCTAACATCATTCAGCGGGGATAAGGACGTTACCGCGCACAAGGAGAGACGATGCGTACCAAGGCAGAAGAAAACTTCATTGACCAGTACACAAGGTCCCTTTTGGTGAAGTGGGGGGACGCTCTTATCAGAAGCACGACGCCCGCAATGCACCCGGTTATCGGGGGTGCCGACGAACCCTACACGCAACACGCCATAAACAAGGGCTGGGTGACCAAGCGGGAACCCAGGCGGCTGACCTCCAAAGGATGGGCTACCGCAGCGAGCTTCCTGAAACGGTGACCTCCCTATCTACAATGCTTTACGAACGATGAATCGGGAGGATTCCCTTGAAGGTTTTTTATCTACACCGCTTGGAGGACGAGTCGGGGGTGAGCGGTACAGGCCGAATCGCGCAAGGCTTCGTGGCCGACAACGGTCGAGTGGCCTTGTTCTGGTTGTCCGAACACCCCTCTGTGAACCTATACGACAGTATCGGAGACATCCAATCCATCCACGGACACGAGGGGAAAACAGAACTACGGTTCGAGCCAGACTACAAAAGGGCTTTCAATGAAGTGACCAGCGCACTTGGCTCCCTGACACTGCCCGAACTCATAGCCTCCAGACTTCCCCCTGAAGGCACGGCGTCAAAGCTGATGAAGCCCCCGGATGACCCCAAAAAGGGGGATTCTCCCCCCTCCCCTACATAGGAATCACCCTTCCAGGAGGGAGGGCAGGAGGTAGGCCAATGGAGTGTCAATAGTGTCTCCCAGTTTAGTGAGACACTACGTTTAGCGAGACCCTAATGACCGACTCCTTCATCAGCCAACTTCTCGACTTCGGGGCGTTAGGCATCTTCGCCGGGTTTCTCATATGGCAGCATATGAAGATGCAGGGCCGTCTCGACAAGTTGATTGAAGGTTTCCAGAGCCAGCTAAAAGAGATTGAAGGCGGCCACGAAGGGCGTATCGAGAAGATGCGGCTTCGTTATGATTCAGTCATCGAGGCTTACCGCAAAGAGGCCAAGGAATGCCACGACATGATGGCTGACTGCAAACACGCCATAGCCACCCAGATGCAGGAATCAAACACCAAGCTGGAACAGGTGGCAGAGGATGTACGGACAGGGCTATCCGAGATGCGTGACCACTACAGGGACATGGAAATCGCCAAGGAAGCCAAGAAGCTGGCCAAAGAGGCGGCCAAAGAGGACTAATCCTCGTCCCGGTTGCGGCGATACCGCTTCTCAACCTTGTTGATGTCTGATCGGACAGTGGAGACTTCACCCTGAAGCTCGGTGACGCGCTCCCTCATCTCCGATAGGTCATCTTCAAGGCGCGTCAGACGATGTTCCGTGGTGTAGTAGAACCCCACAATGGCGGCTACCGCAGCAAGAACGGGCAAGAGGCCCTTGATTTGAAGAATGAGGTCGATGGGTTTGGAGTTGGTGGGTTCGTCTGCCATGAAGGTCCTAAATGAAGTTCCGGGGAGACAGAACCCCTCTCCCAACGTAGGGGCCAAAAGCAGAACGGACGCCGCGCCCAAACCGGGGTTGCGCCAAGCCACGCATGTACTTTGTGGTCCTCACCTTTGCTTCAGTGAGTTTGTCCCACTGCTCTTCGGCGTTCTGCTTCAGGGACTCGTACTTGGAGGATTTCTCAATAGACAGAGAGATTCCCCCAATCGAGTAGTCAAACTCGTTGGCGACCCAGTTGTATGCCAAGGCTTGGGCAGCGTTCACCAACGCTCCCCAAAGGATCGCCGCTTTCCACACCGCTTTGTTGGCGCACAGCTTATCCAGAGTGGAAAGCTCTTCCGTCTCTGGGGGGTGCATGTTCCACTTCCAGAGGGCGATTTCCAGGTACTGAACGAACTCCTCGTCAGTCCAGATGTACCCGAACACCTGATTGTAGCAACCAACGGTGCCCTCTCCCTCTGGTGGCATGAAACGGTAGTTGCGATCCGGGTCGTTATCCCTCGTCATGAACCGCATCTTGGTGATGAGGTCCTGGATGCAGTCCGTGTAAATCGAAGCAGTGGTCACAGCGGCATCCACCACACCAAACTCTTGGACCGCGCCCTCTTCAGGAGACGCCGCCGTTTCCCTGAAAAGCCAGCGGATACGGTAGTCTCCGGGCGTGGCATTCGGGGGGATCTGGAGGCTTGCGTAGTATTCGCCCACTGCGGGGTTCACAGGGGTTCGCCCTGCACTTCCGATGAGAACCTCGGCGCAAGTGGCCGGGTCTACATAGTAGAGGGCGTAGGAGATAGCGAAGGCGTTGGTAGGATTGCCCGCAGAGTTCGACAAGAAGATGTCGAGGTCATTCCTACCAAGGGTTTCTCCTGGTGTGAATACAACGCCCATGTCGAACCTCCGCTATTCTCAAACCATAAGGGAACTAACGGTCGGCATAAGTCATGGACTTCATCAGCCGAATCGCCTGCACAAAAGACATGGCGGGAACCTTCGCCACGTCAGCGAAATACTGACGCTTCAACTCCCGCATGATCGAAGACCCCTGGTCCTCGAACAAGAAATAGACGCGCCCGCCATCGCGAAAGGTGTCCACAAAGGGGACCGCAGCCACTTTCAGATACGCAGCAAAGTACAAGTCGCTTGTGCGGTAGTGCGTCTGCGGCTCTGTCATCCGATCCTCAAATGAAAACTCCGGGCAGGAGGGCCTGCCCGGAGTCCTAAAGCATCGGGGGCGATGCAGAGAAGGTCCAACCCTCTGCACTCTACCCGGAGAAATCAGGCGTAAACGCTTCCGTCGTCCGCAAGGACAGAGACAGCAGCCCCGGCTGTTCCCTCGTAAGAGTAGGTAGCGTCGAGCAACTCATTGAGTTCCCCACCAGCAAAGCTGATAGCAAAAGCACCCGTATCATAAGAGTGACGGAAATAGTTTGGCGTCATCGCACCCGCAGCGGCATAGCCTACCGTGGTGACGTTCTCCGGGGATCCTGCGGGAAGCAGGTAAGACCCACCCGCACAAATCTGGAGAACATCCGCAAGGGAGCCGACGGAACCCGTTCCACCTGCGGAGGTAAGGGTTTCATCTCCCTGCGCCCCTGCAACACCCTGCATAGTGGTGTTGATGGTAGCGAGAGCCAAAGCAGCGCCCGTGTCCATCAGGTTCATGATGGCTGTTGCCATCAGGTTGGCGATAGCCGCAGGAACCGTAAGGCCCGAGATGGTGGACCCCACGTTATCCGCGATGTACGCAGCGAGGCCGTAGGTGTCATAGAGCGTGACGTTTCCGGCAGCAGCCAGGGTGGTAGGACGACCATTAGCCGCGTTCCGACCAGCACCAGTGAACTCACCACGGTTGACGTACTTCGTCTGGCCGTGAGGACCCACTGGATGAGCTTGCGACGTATTAGGCCACAGGTCGAGAAGCTGAAGCGTCCCGTTGTCGATGTCAGTACGAATCATGCAAACGTAAGGCATTGTTTCTCCTCAACCAGTGTAAACGGTTCCGTCGTCTGCATAGACGACGACAGCGGCACCAGTGGTGCCATCACCGACCGGATCGAAAGTTGCATCCAGCATCTCGGAGAGGTCTCCCTCACCAAAGCTGATCTTCAGGGCACCCGTGTCGTAGGTCCAGCGGTAGGTTCCAGCCTGGAACGCGCCGTCACCCATCAGGGTGACCGCTTGGGTCTCTGTCGAACCAGCAGGAAGCAGGTAGGAGCCGCCAGCACAAATCTGGAGGACACCAGCTACCGTAGCCAGACCGCCACCGAGAAGGGTGGTGCCCACCCCAGCGCCTGCTGTGATGAGTTCTGTGGATACCGAAGCATCACTGATGACACCGCCCGCATCAAGGACGTTATCCCGAACACCTGCCGCCGCGATGTTGGCGATAGCAGCCGTGATTCCAACACCCGACACGCTATCCACAACAGTATCGCAAAGGTAGGCTGCGAGGCCGTAGGTGTCGTACCCCGTAGCGTGAGCCGTTGCGGTGATGGTCGTGGGACGGCCATTGTCAGCATTCTGACCAGTGCCGGTGAACTCACCACGCTTCAGATACTTGGTCTGGGCGATAGGGTCGTAGATTGCGCTTCGCTGGGAAGCATTGGGCCACAGGTCGAGGACCTGGAGGGTGCCGTCCGAGAAGTCGGTACGGATCTTACAGATATAGGGCATTGTGTTTTCTCCAGAAGGAAGAGGGTTGGACCTTCAATAAGATTGGGGTATCGACTCTCTACCGAGGCCCTCTACGATTCGAGGCCGTTGACAAGGGTGCAGACCATCTGGAAAGTTGCGGCGTCACCAGCAGCACATCGAATATAAATCTCCGACGCACCCGGCTCTGCAAACTCCCAAGTAGTTCCTGCGGTGATAGTGATTTCCTGGCGACCAGGACCGAAAGAAACAAAAGCATCATCCGTACTGATCTGGATCTGAACAGCATCGGCATAGCGAGGAAGGGCGATCTTCATCGCTGTGGGGGGCGGGAACCCTGAAGCCAGGGCAGCCACAGCAGGGGCCGTTCCCGTCAACACCAAGGAAGCACGGCCCGTAGCGAAGAAATCAGGCGGGGGCACGACCAGGATGCCCGGAGCCGAAGCCGCTCCCAGAACACCTCCGAGCCACGTCGAGGTCCCATCAGGGTAAAACTCTTCCGTGATGAGGTACTGGGTAACCCCGTCTCCAGGAGGCGCACCGCCTGCCGCAGAATAATCGCTGGGGTCATACATGATTCGAGTCAGCCCCATGTTGGACTCATCACAACGATTCTTGCCGTTACGGACCAGTCGAGGCGAACGCCAACTATCTCCCTTGGGGACCTGCATCAGAGCAGTCGCGGTAGTCAAATAGGCATTATTGAGGCTTGTTGCCGAACTTACACGATAAGAAGAGGCCGACGCACGATTAGAAATAGCAAGGTCTACAATCCCTTCGTGACGACCAACAAGACGGGGTGCGATAGCCATTGAGCCTCCACTCAAAGTGAAGTGATAGCCGAACTACCGGGGCACGCTCTCCTCGAAATCAACGTCTATAACGTCACCTGAAGGCTTCCCCACGGTGGGGTCTGGGACAGGAGGTACATACTGTCCTGCCAACTTCCGCATGATTCGGTTGGCCGAGCGGGTCACCACGATCCCGAGGATGGCTCCCAAGATCATGACGAAAAGGGAAACCCCAGCCGTCACCTTGAGGGCTGTGTGTGCCGCTACTTCTGCTTTTCCTTTCGGGCGAGCTTTTCGTAGCCGCTGGTGTCCTTTCCCTTCGATTTCGCCAACTTCGTCGCGTCCGACCATGAATCCACCCGCTCTCCTCCGACATTGGGCGCAAGCGTCATGCCCGGAGCATCTCTTTTCATCTCATTCTCTTTACCGGCAAGTCGGCGGTTCTTCTCCCGCATCTGCTTGGCAACTCTTCCATTCTTGGTAGCCCAACCATCACCCTTGAAGATAACCCCAACCTGCGTGACGAGCTTTTTCGTCTCCCCAGTGCAATCGGGACAGGGGTAAGGATCGCTGCACTGCGAGATAGGACGCATCACGTCCCCCTCCCACTGGCAGGGATCAGACTCGCACCGATAAGAGTAAATAGGCATCCAGCATCTCCTGATGCCTACGTTACCCACTCAACAGGGCATCCTCGTCCAAGATAACCACTGCATCTTGGTCCCAGAGGGTGCCTTCAGAACTGAACCGCCAGCCCCTCGCCTTGCTCAAAGCAGCAACTACATGCTTGCACGCTCCGTGGTGGCCTTTCGGGTCCATGACCTTGGGATTGGAGGCAGTACCTACAGGACGACCGTAAAGATACTGTCCTTGCTTGGCCCAGTGTTCTGGTCCTTGCCACCGAAAGAAAGGACAAGAGCAAGACACTTTGATCTGGGCTTTGTCCAAGTTCTTCACGTTGCCTCGACGGACTCCCTTGACACGCACAATGTAGGTGCCCTGGCTCCCGGCAGCCTTGAAGCTCCAAAAACCCTTCGCCGGATTGAACCGGTAAGGGCTGATTCGGACTGCTTTGGCGCGATTCAAGATCGTGGAATCACACTTCGAGAGGACTTGACCTATGGTAGCTGCCACTCTCAAGTTGGGTGCCGCCTGCACATAAGTCAGGTTGTCCCGGAGGTTTTCCTTCATCTCATCGGGAATGACCCTGCTTGAAGCAGGAGGAACATCTTCGGTCTGGTTACTTGGAGGAGCGTGTCCTGGAGGAACTCCCTCTCGCTCATCCGGCCTGAACTCGTAAGTCGTCGGACCCTCTGCGCGATAGTTCACGTCGGGACCGGGCTGTTTGATTTCGTTGTTGGCAGGGTTCCACTGATCGTAAAGGATGATGTCCCCGCCCTCTTTGAGAAGCCTGGGGAGTTTCTTCACCGAGCGCGGCGCTCTGCGCTTGTACCGCTGCGGGTGTTTCCTATACAACTCTCTTTTCATCTTGCACTGACGGTTTCGCTTACAGAACTGGTGATACCGCTTCAGCGCCATGCGCCTCTTTATCATGCGGTTGGGGCGGTACTCCTCCCGGTTCTGCCGCCTGCGCTCCGCAGGCTTCTGGCGATGTTGCCGCCTCGGACCCGGAGGCCCTGCCTCCCACGCCTCTACAAGAGCAGAGGTAAAGGTGCGTCGGGTGATGTAGTTGTCGAGGACATTAGTGGGATGGCCTCGCTGCTCTCCCGGCTCCGACAACGTGCGAGGCTTTATGTCCGAACTCGAATCGGGAGTGTTGTACTCGAACTTGCCGATTTCTCGACCAGCCCCTCCAGGAACGGCGCTTCCAGGAAGAGGGGCTGCTGAATCAGGCTCCCTGCTATCGTTACTGGGAGGAATCCCCTTCGCAGAGTCTTCGGTGACATAAGTCTGAACCCCCGGCGTAGGGGCAATCTTCAAGCCAACCCGAACCGAACAGGAGTCCTCATCCTCTGGACGAGGGTCAGGCTGCCCTTCCCAATAAGCGGTAACAAGCGTAGCGACATCACGGTTGGCGGTAAACACCACCGCCAGCTTGATTTGGGGATCTTCCCAACGAATCGGCTGGCCTCTTGCCATGTCCTCTTCCCAGTTACGCCAGCGATACCCCTGACGAGACTTGTCATCGTTCCATGCTTTCTGGAAAGACTTGAGGGCGATGCGGAGTTCGTTGACGATGATTCCCCGTTGGTCCATCCGGTACTGGGCATGGGGAGTGATGCGGAGTTTCTTGAACCTGCCAGCCCCACGGTCCACTTCCAGATCATAGATGGCCGCTGCTTCAGGGTTAGACAGCTTGTCGCCGTCTTCCACTGAATCAACGAGCTTCTCCTGGAGTTTGGGGTTCCTCACCTCATCTCGGATGCGCTGCATGACGTGGCACGGGCCGCCCGGATAGCCCAACGGCGGGTTCAAATCCGCATATCGGGCAGCTACACGAGCAGGGGATGGACGCGGCACAAAGCCTCCAGAAGCAATAAAGCCCAGACGGCACTCAACCATCCGGGCTTTATCGGGAATGTACCGCAGCCTAATCCTTGTAGAGCCGCTTCATAATGTCCTTCCGCACCGCTTCTGTCTCAATCGAGAGGATGGCGTTGATGACGGGAAGGTTGTCCCCGTACTTGGACACGGCCAGCTTGGCTCGCTTGGCCCACTGCATGTTCATGTCCCACTGGAACCCCGGAACAAACTGACGGACTACCTCAAGTTTTGCTTCGATGATTTCAGGGGAAAGCCCGTCTGCGGAAAGTGCCTTCTTCGAGGCGATGGAGGCGACCACCTCACCGTCATCAGCAGTGCCGACAGTAGTGGAACCCTTGGCAGTAACGGCCTTGGCGCGTAGTTCAGACTCATCACCCCGACCTTCCCCGGAGACGCCCTTGGGGGGAACGTCCGCGTTCGCAGCATCAGGAAGGATGTCCACAAGCTCATCCCCTGCCATCGCTTCGTCCACGTCCCCTGTAGCCACACGGGCAGGCTCAACAATGTCCCGAGAGTCGTTGTCGAGGGTCTTGACCACCTTGCGGTCTTCCCCGTCAATGCGAATGGGACCGGACTTGGCACTCCTCTTCATACGGCCCACAACGGCTGCGTCGTCTGCATCCTTCTCGACCGCGCCTGTGGGAGCGCCAGTGCTGACGCGACTGGCAACAGTGCCTACATCTCGCTCCTCATCCTGGATTGTGAGGGGGGCGCGAGCCTCTCGACTTTCCGAACTGGTAGGGGCCGCTTCGTGGATCTTGATGTCAGCGGGTTTGGGGGTGTACGAGGTTTCCTCGGAGTCTTCAGGAACAAGCCATCCCACCTTGATAGCTGCACGCAGAGTGTGGATTTCATCCTCCCCGTCGCCACGTTTGAGTGTGGTCCCGTCGAAGAGAACGGTCTCGCCTTCCTGAATGTCGAACTCAAGTGCTCCCAGGTGAATCTTTGTGATCGCCCTGTAAGACCTGAAATCCCCTTTCTCAAACGTACCTGCTGCCATCATGCCATGCCCTCCGTAAATATCAGACACTAATACCGTACCGAGCATCGGTACTGATGAATAACTCTGTGGCAGAAACCGCCACCCCAAGTGGAACTACCACACTACCGGCACCCGAAGGAGCGGTGTGAACCACCTCCCCCAAAGTGTCCGAAAGAAAAACCAGATCACCTGTGGTGAGAGAACCGCCACCTTCCACAATGGGGGTGACGGTGGACCCTCGAAACGTGACCACCGCAACAACCTCTCCATCAGCCACCGCTTTAGCGGCGAAACCTGCAAAGGTGTTGCCGTTCGAGGTTGCTGAACACTCCTCGACCACTGCATCAACGCCGTCGAGGACTACCGCTACCGCAGCGCCCGCCCGGATGGCCCCGTTAGCAGTCGTACCTGGGATCACAAAAGACCCAGCCGAGGTACTCGCTGACGGAACCCTTCCAATCGGCATTAGTTCGTGCCGCCCAAAGCAGGCATCAAGAAAACCCCCTCGGACGAGGGCACCGTATCTGTCAAGTCTTGGGAGATCCTGTCTCGAATCACCTGGAGCATGGAGGCCGCCAACCGAACTCGGCTAACTACCCGCGCCTTGTTGTCCTGTGCCGAATACACGCAGAAATCCAAAAGGACATCATCCCCGCTGTCAGGGATGATGCGAATAGCGTTAGCGTATTCCCCAAAAGAATCCCCATCCGACACCTCAACCGGGCATTGGATGTTCTTGGAAGAGGACATGAAAGCTCCTGGTCAAGACGACGCGGTTTCTTCAAGCCACTGTGCGGTGACATCTGCGATGTAGCAGAAGGCGCAAGACGCGAAGGCGAACACGATACCCTCGGAAACCAACGAGAGAGCGTCCAGATCCCCCTCCCCGAGAAGAACGGGAGCAGAAACCACAAGATAAGTGATCCAGCCCGCATGAAACCCCGTGCAGTAAGGGCAACGGAGCATACGCCCGAAGGTGTTCTCCCCGTCCTCGGCCCGAAACAGAGGCAGCTTCTTCAAGGGGTTGGTGATCAGAGCAGCCTTATCGTTCACCAGCCCAAAGCAGACCGCATACGAAGCCAAGAGTCCCAAAATCACTTGTTCAATCGACATAATCACTTCCTTTTCCGCGTACCACGAGCGGTCTTTTTAGCCGCCTGCGGCTTCTTGCGTGTTGACTTGCGTCCTGATGATACTTTCTTGCCGTCCATAGGGAGGATGCGGCAACACGAAGTCTGGGCAGACTGCATGAAGATTTCCACGGTGTCGGGAACCCCGTCCATGTTGCAGTCAAACCCGAGGTCCAGCTTGTACTGTTGGTTGAGGGCTTCGACAATCAACCTGCGCTCCTCCATGAGATCCGCTCGGGAACCTCCGTACCCCTGCGCTGCTCCTGCATCTACCCGGATGAGGCGTTCGATAGCCTCTCCCAGACCCATCTGAACCCGAGTTTCAAAGTTCTTGGCATTCTTGGCCATAGCATTTCCTCGTTGCATCATACCCACCATGAATGACAAGGCCCGCCCGCCCCTTGAAGGACGAACGGGCCTTGAATCAGGCTAAAGCCTATCGCTACGGAATGGTAGCGACGAACTGCGGCAGGAAGTGAACGACGACAGCGGCGGCAGCGGCCTGGGTCTCCATCGCGATGCCGACCCGGTGGACAGCATCACCGGATGCCGTACCGAGGTTTCCTTGCATGACAACCTTTCCAGCATCGGCACCCTTGCCCAGATACACAACCTCGCCTCGGGTAGTGCCCCCGGAACCGGCGATCATCGCGGAGGGGGTTCCAGGACAAGTCCTGATGAGGACAGGGTTCGTGTTGTTGGCGTTGGCAACCACTGCGCCGAACACCGAAGCGCCAGCGATAGAGGCTGCGTCTGCGGGCTTGACACGTTGGTCACCAGAAGCGTCCACCGTGACCAACGTGTTGATGGTGATCTGGGCACCCGTCTGGTTGGTGTACTGGCCCTGCTGAACAATCACAGCACCCGATGCCGCCCGCAGTACGACGTCAACGTCTGACTCCAGCAGCATCGAGTTAGCGCCACCGGCATTGGAGTTGACCGACTGGATGGTGAGCGTCTTGTCGGCTGCCCCACAATCACCGGAGAGGCCCCAGACACTGTCGGCCTTCCCGGTCAGCGTTACCGCGCCCGCCGTGGCTACCACGGAGGCTGCGCCAGTGGTTGCAGTGACGGAAGCATCAACGGCACCTGTGACGGCTACGGCACCCACCGAGGAGTCGATAGCGACGTGGGTGAAATCAACGTCCAGCTTGGAGTCACCCGCGCCACCATTGGTTCCACGAAGCGTCAGGTCCTGGTCGACCCCGGAGATTGCCGCGATGGTGAGGTTGCTTGCTGTCACACCATCGAGTGAAATACCACCGTGGGAGGACTGGGCATCAATGTCAAGCGCACTGCGAAGCTGCATCCCCGCATTGTTCCCGACGTTGGCTGCTTCGAGCTTCATGGCATCGGCGGCTCCGTTGGAGCCAGAGACAGAAACCTTCCCAGTCGAAGTAACGGCAATGCCTGAGCCAAGGATGGTTGCACCGAGCTTGTCGGCATCCATCTGGATGAAGCCGTTACCGGCTCCAGCGTTCGTGGCCGACAGCAACAACGACTTGTCATTGTTGTCACTGGCTTCCATCTTGATGGCCATCTCATCGTCCGAGTCGATGAGCATGTCCGCACCACCACTGACAGTGAGCTTGCCCGCAGTGGTCGTGGACATCGTCAATGCTGCGCTCGTGACTCCGATGCTGCGAGCCGCTCCCGTGGCGAAAGTGATGTCACTTGCGATTTGACCATCAAGGATGGTCATGACGTTCGAGCCAGCCCCGACTGTAAGACGGGTGCCTTGGGTGCCCGTTGTGAGGTAGTTCTGATTCGAGGCGTTGTTCAGCTTGAAGTCAGCCGGGTTGGGGTTGGTGTCATCAGTCTTGATGATCATGTCACCCGCGCCACCACCAGCGGCGTCGGCCAGGGTGATTCCAGCGCCTGCTTGGTATGCCTCCTGCAGGGTCACGTTCTGGGACGCCTCGTACTCCATCGCACCAGCGTTACCGGGGGCCTTGGCGTTGGCGTCAGTAGAGTAGGCGGTAACGAATGCACCAGCGGGGGTGATCGGGTTACCGGCTGCATCCGTGAGGGTGCCGTCAGTGAAAGCGGCGACTGCCAGCTTGAGTTCGTACCCAAGACTGCCAGCGTCTTCAGTGCCTGCCACGAAGTCGGTCTGGCAGAAGGGGATGTTGACTGCGGCAGCAACTTCAGCAGCGGTGTAGATCGTGATCAAACCAGCAGAAGCGTCTACCACTGACTTGACGGCGAAAAGGCCGTTGTTACCTGCTGCGGCTCCCGTGAAGCCGGAAAACTCGATGATGTCGTCGGCAGCAAGAACATTGGGGTTGAAGCCGTTGATGCTCACGGTAGCGCCACCAGCACCAGCAGCCACGAACGTCGCGCCAGTTCCGGCAGCATTGATGTCTACGCTCTGCGCTGCCCGGATGTTGCAGGTGAAACCACCCGACTGATCGGCACCCTGCTGGCCATTATTGAGGTCAATGAAGTTGTCCTCAACGATGAAGTCGCGTTGACCACCACTAATGGTGTCACCCAGGACAGTAAGGTTGGCTTGGATGAGGGCGTTGCCGGTTACATCGAGGCCACCGGTAGCGGTGAGGTTAGCAGATTGAAAGTTACCGCCGATTTGAACATTGTCGGTAGCGCCGATGGTCTTGGTAAGACCTTGTTCGAGCCGGATAAGTGAGTTGACGGAATCAGCCATTGGGAAACTCCAAAAGTTGGAAAAGGGGTCAGTTCAGAGGGAAAAGCGCAAAAAGGAGTAGCCCAAAAAAAGCACAACGCGAACCCGAGGTGGTTGCCACACACGGGCATCCCTCTCACCCATAGGGTCAGGAATAAAGACCCTACCGAGAATCAGAACTTCCCTCCGGTTGGTAGTCTATGAGCGAGAAGTTTTAGGAGTTCCGAATGGCGTTCACGAAAACGGGCATAGCAGTAGCCGCACCGCGAGTTGTGCAGCTTCCTCTTCCTATGGACCTTCCAGAACCGAAGGTCGGTGAAGAAATGAACGGAATGGTGTGGGACGGAAAAGAGTGGATTGAAAAGAGGGAGTGGCTTCTCCGAGAACTCCCAAAGGAGTAACCGATGGCTAAAGGGATCATCGGGGAACCCTTCACCTTTACCGCACTGTTCCTGGACAGCAGTGGGAACCCGATCACGCCCCTAAACCCCTCCATTGAGGTCTTCTACTTCGATGCTTCAGGGAACCGGCAAGGGGTGGTTGTGGCAGGCACAGCCATGTCTGCCGTCACCGGGGTCACAGGAAGATACAAATACACCGTCACCATCCCGGCGATACTGACCCCCTCGATCATGCTCTACGGAGTGATGGAAGGAGAAGACCCCGCCACCGGGGTTTTAGCGGTCGTAGAAGAAGGAGTTGACTGTTTTGAGTCGGGGGGTGGGGGGGCTGGAGTTGATATTGAGGATGAAGGAGTCTCTCTTGGAACCTTCACCACCATCAACTTTGTAGGCGCGGACGTAGAAGTTCTTGACGTGGGCGGTGTGGCTACCGTCTATATCCCGCCACTCCCGCCCCCTTCATACAGTAGCCACTGGGACACGTCCGACGGTAATAACGGTAATCAGTCGGTCACCGAAAGCCTCTCGCGTACCACCGCCCACATATCCACCCCACATGGGGGAGAGGGGACCCCCTTCAAAACCGGAGGCTGGGCCGGGACCGACCAGCCAGCCACACTTCAAGATGACATTACATTCACCACGCCAGGGGACACCACCGGATTTGGGGGAGACGCGACTGCTGTGGTGACGATGTATGACGCGGATGGGGTTTCAGTCTTAGAAACCTACACCACCCCTTCTCTGACAGGTGACGCCACCCACACCTCTGGCTCGGGAAACCTCTTTGTAGTAATTTCTGGCTATGGCGTGGATGACGCCTTCCACCCTGCCCGCCAAAAGGCAAACATGTCAGTGGGGGTGGACACTTCAACCATCCTCACCAATGCAGGATTAGAGGGAGGTCGCTACCATGTCGAGGTGGTGATGACCCCAGACTCGGCAACGGATGGGAGTGGTCCTTATACTTATACTCAAGCTGCTGTGTTCCTTGACGCCAACCCCACTACCCCCTCCATCAGCGGGGTTTGTACCCTGAGTGAGACTCCTGGGATGGTGGCCACCCGGTACTTGTCCGGGGTGCTTTATTACGACACGAGTTCCCAGTTCACTGTGGAGGTGACGGGCATTGATCAACTGAATCGCAACACCTCTCGCGCCACGGGAAACCTGACCATCTCGTCATCGAATGTTGGGGGCACGTTGCCCACATTGAGTCAATCGCCTTTTGGGGATGGGGCTGCCAGTTTCGCTGGTTGGAACAATGATGAAAACACCGATGGTGTGTCCTACTCCAAGACCGACTGGGCGTTCAGCGGAACTGGATACCGCTATCTCGGCTCCTCGGTTGCTGCTTCGGCAGTGGCAGCGGACTCCTGGGGAAGTGGGGCTGCTGCTGCGAGTGCTTCTCTTGCTCTTGTTGTGGACACACACACTACTGCCAGTTCCGATACCGCAGAGTATTTCAATGACGAGAACCGGAGACAGGACTCCACTTACAACGGGGGAGCGACAACCGGGAACTGGAACAGCACCACGACTTTGGTGGGGGGAGAGGGGATAGTTTGTGATGGGAATCTGTCAGTCCCTAACCAAGCCCCCATTCTGGATTGGTCTGTGTACAACCCCACGGGAGGCCCCGACTACACCGCCTTGGGAGGAACTGTCTCCTACTACCGGACCTTCGTGGACACCGCAGGAACAAACCGCTCCTCGATGACCCTGAACTTCTCTGGAACCTTCCTCGGGGATGCGACCACAGACCTTGCTGCGGAGGATCTCCGGGTCTACGTCAGGCGTGTAGCCTCTGCCACAGGAGGGGGTGCGGGACCGACAGCCAACCCCCTCCGTGTACATGGGGGTTTGTACAACTTCGCCAGCTTCGATGACGGAGCTACCGTTCTCGGCTCCTACATACGAGAAGGGACCTCCAGCGGAAACACAGTCAACATCACCTTCGGCGGCTTCTCTTGCGAGAACGGCATCTACATTGAGATCGAGATCGCCAACCCTGGAATCATGGTCGATTCCCTGGTCGTATCTTTCGTTTGAGGTCCAAAATGCCCCGATTCACCCAACCCTTCCACATCACCAGAGACCATGAAGTCAACACTGTGAGGGTGTCCATCGCCACTTCTGAAGGGCGTGTAGACGAGGTAACCCTTACCGACAGAGATTTCCGTGATGTAGCTCGTGCCTTATGGGATCGCGCCGTGTTCTATGTCGGAACCCAAACGGTAAGAGCCAAGTACAAGGAGGGGTACTTCTCCTTGTCTGTGCAAACCGGGATCCACACCCGAACCGTATACCGGCTCGAAGAAAACGACGTGATGCCTGTCCTGGGGCAGTACATGGCCCAAACAGGAGGTGAGTAGTGGGATTCAGCCAACTTGAAAGAATCAACATCGCGGCCAAGGCTCTCCAGGCCGGGGTTATTGACGCCAACCCCAATAGTGTTTGGTACGAGGTCTTCTTCCCCTTCACCTTTGTTCTCGCCGCAGAACAGGTATGGACGGAGATGCCTCGGCTCCAGGGGTTGGTGGCCGGGAACCTCGCAACGGCACAAACCAACGCGGCGGCCAACCCGGATCTGATTCAGGACCTGTCTGACCCTGCGTCCGCTACCCAAATGACCCTGGTTCCGGGAACCAACTTCTCCACCTACGCAGCCTACGAAACGCCGGGGGATACTTCCTCCGCACAACTCCGAAACTGGCTGCTTCCACAGTTAGTCCCCCAAGCGTCTGGCGCTCCGAGCAACGGATACGCCATGCAGTTGTACAACGGTGATCCAAACGCTGGCGGTGTTCTCATCACCACCACGGAAGGGACCACAGGAGTTGGGGCCAACAAGACCGTAGGGTGGACTTTCAACTATGCCAACGGGCTTCTCCTCTTCTCGGCAGACTTCTTCGCTCTAACAGGGATTGTCGCTGCGACGTTTGATCCCTGGATTGTGGGATTCCGGTATGTCGGGAAGACAGCGGGCGATGCGGGGGCACCCGACGATGCCCAGTACGTCACCCTGGCCGCTGACGCTGACCTTCCTAATGCCCGTGTGCTTGCAGAAGGCACAGGCATCGACATCACGGACGACGGTACAAACGTCACCGTCTCCCTGGAAAACACTGCCGTAACTCCCGGATCCTACGAAAACCCTGATGTCACGGTAGACGCCCAAGGCCGAATCACGTCGGCTGCTTCAAACGTGCTAACGGGCGGGACCGGCATCAACATCACAGACGGGGTGGGGACAAAGACCTTTGACCTCGCAAACACAGGCGTCACGGCGGGGACTTACACCAACCCCGTCGTCACCATTGACGACCAAGGACGAATAACAGAGGCAACTGAAGGAACCGCAAGCACTGGCTTGCGGGTATCGTTCATCAAAACCGGAAGGTGCTGACGTGAACACAAACCTGCGGGAAACCGCCTCTCAAAACATCGTGTCCCTGCAAGAGAAGCTGAAGGAGCTTCCCAAATCCCTGAAGGCTATGCAAGCACAGCATAAAGAGAAGAGGGATGCCTTGATGAAGGAGGCGGGAATCCTGGAAGCTGTGGAAAACCTCGACAGCCAGATGGAGGACTACTTCAAGCAACTGCAATCCAGTGCTGATCAACTCCAAGGCCAACTTCAGGCATGGACGGAGGTGGCAGCAGCACTCGTAGCGGAGGAAAATGAAGTCGCCAATGACGTTGCTTCCGCTCCTGAACCAGAAGATGAGGAAGAGGAAGAGGACGGTGAAGCAGAGCCGGAAATCATCCACGGGATCGACGTGAGCCGTCTGGACCTCGCGACAAGGATGCAGGTGCTTGCAGGCAACCCGGAAACCATCGCCATTCTCAAGGGACTTCAGGACGGAGAAGAAGAGAAGGACGACGAAGGGGAATGGGACGACGAAGGGGAAGACCTGCTCGACCAGATGGATGAGGTAGACGCCATCCTGGATGGTGTCCGGGTAGCTCCTGAATCAGACGAAGAGAACGACGAACCTGACGAGTTCGACGTGGATGATTTCTTCGGGGATGAAGGGGAAGAGGGATCTCCAGTAGAAGCTCTGGTTGAACGGTATCGATCCGACAGGCCCACTTCCTGATGTCCCTCTTCTACACGGACAAGATCGCTTACTGGCATATGCCCAAGACAGGGGGCATGTCCGTCTACCGTGTGTTGAAGCAACTCCAACCCCCAGGGCTTGGGGTTATCAACAGCTTGCGGCGTCACGGAAGGGCCTCTGACATCCCTACCTCGGCACTGGCGAAAAGAGCTTTGGTCGGGAGCGTGCGAGACCCCTGGTCCTGGTACGCCTCCCTCTACAACATGGCCATCTCCAGTGCCTACCCGTCGGAACAGCAGCAAGAGAACGTCAGGAGAATGGGCAATGGATCCTCGGAGTTCAAGGACTTCCTCTTCGGGGCAACCCACCCCCTGGACCTGGAAGAACTCCCGCGCCCCTTCCCGCTTATCTGGGACCCGGACCCGCTCGGCCATTATGGAGCCGAGATAGACTACCTCGGTGCTGGCCTGGGCCTGTGTAGTTGGACATTCCGGTTCTGTTACGGCAAGCCTCCACGCCCAGACCTTTTCATCAACACCTCCACCCTCTACGAAGGGCTTGCGGAAGTGTTGAACGAGGACCTGGAGAAAGTACAGAGTGTGACACCCCAAAACCGTGCGTCACACCGGCCCGCGTCGTGGATCAAAGACCCGGAATCCCTCTACGACGATGAGATGAAAGAATGGGTGGCGAAGGCCGACGCACCTCTGATTCAGATGTTTGGGTACGAGCCGTTCATGGACCCGGAATGGACAGTCATGAAAACGTCTGATTTGAGGATACCGCCCTCTTTGGTGTAGGCAGACGACCAACAACCTCGGCTACATCCCCGTAGGAACGCCAATCCATAGCGACCACCCTTGTGATGGTAGACATACGGGTAGCCCACTCCTCATACACGCGATGAAGATGGGAGAGGTAGTCCAAGGAAATCGCCATCTCGGAAGCTCTGCCTCTGGAACCGATGCGCTGGAGAGCCTCCTCGGGGGGAACCCGCAAGTAGACAACGGCATCTGGAACCGGGACCACCTCAATAAGAGAGCGGTGAAGACCTTTGTACGTCTCCCACTCTCGTTCAGACAGGTGTTCCATTTCGTAGAGAACTTGGGCAAATACCCAATCCTCGTGAAGACACCGATCCAAAAGATAGCCCTCACTGCTATCAGTGATCTCCTGCTGCCGACGGAAGCGATCCGTGATCATGAATATCTGGGCTGTAAAGGCCCATCTCGTCGGATCTATGTAGAAGTCAGCGAGGTAGGGGTTCGTGGACACCGGCTCTGGAATCAGGGTAAAACCGGTCTCGCCAGCAAGCCTCGCGCAGAGAGTGGATTTGCCGACACCGATAGTCCCTGAAACTGCTACGAGCACCTCACCCTCCAGTGTGCTCACACTACCCAGCGAAGATCGTCTTCAGTGGCCGAACCCGGCCATTGTTTGGCTTTTAGGACGACCATCCCAACTATACGCGCTGGAGTAGGAGTTGATGCTCACAGCAATGCCGTCGCTGTAGCCGGGACGCCACTTTCTACGGAGAGCCTTCCCTCTTGGATCGAACTTCCCCTTGAGGGGGATGACCTTCTCATCAGTGCGGCCCGTGCTCACAACCTTCTTGAGAAGCTGCTTTATGACGACCTGCTTTGGGGTCGCCTTGATGATCTGGTAGTAGTCGATGTTGGTCTGGTCATATCCCCAGTTGGAATAGAGAATGTCTCCGACCACAGGCTCCTCTGGGAGCGCGGCGTAGTGGTGCCGGGAAGCAGGGTCGTTGAAGTCATGGGGGTCTGCGCCATAGCCTGGGCGCATAACCCAGGCACCGTAGCCAGTACGGTAACCCCCAACCCCAGCACGAAAAGCCTTTTGGTAGGCTTTCTGGAAGGCGTCAGAAGTGCGGCTATCAGGCAACTCCACGGACCAATCGCGCCCACGCCCTGACAACTCACCTTCGATTCCCGTGCGCCTCAAAAGGGCTTTCACTTGCCGAAGCGTGGGAGGGGATGCCGCATAACGGGCAGCTACTCTTGAAGGCGATGGCTGAATCATTAGGACTTGAGAAGTGTGAGGAGCTTCTTACGGGAAGCATCGCCCTTGGGCATCTCGGCAGCCATCCGAATCAGGCTTCTGCGGAAATCAGCAGCGGACTTGAGGCCCTGGCTCTCGGCCCGGATCTTACCGCAAACCTTTTCAGCAACTTCCTTGCTGCCGTATTCCTTCATCTGATCGGCAATACAATCATCCCAGGGGTACTTTTCCTTGGCCTCTTTGTCGCCTTCCTTCTCCTTCTCCTTGCACTGTGCCTTCAGGGCGTCGGGAAGTTTGGGAGAGTCGCAGCCACCACCGGCTTCCTTCTTGTCCTCATTCTTCTTCCCTTCTTCAACCTTCTTCAAGCACTGCTCTTTGAAGGGAGCGGGGGCGTCATCACAAGGGGCAGCCTTCTTGTCCTTCACGGGACTCGGCTCGTTAGTCTCGCCGTCACCGTCCTTGTCATTCCCCTTGGGATTGGGGTTGTTCTCGCTGTCGAACTGGTGCTTCTTCAGGTGGTCAGCGTCAGCGGCAAGAATGGAGAGGATCTCTCCACGCTCCGTGCTGCCCTTGGGCAACGTAGAGGCGAGGCGAATCAAGCGGTGACGGGCGGGGGTATCAGACATGACTGTCTCCAGAAGGGTTACTTCCCATTGAGTATCGACACTCTACCGGCACCCCAAAGCAAACGAGGCCCGAGACTTTCGTCCCGGACCTCTCGGTACTCGTATGGCGTTTAGACTGACAAGGTTTCGCCGCTGCTCGGTCTTGTGGGTAGCGCAGTGGTCAACGGGTCTTGATCGCCCTCCACCTTTGTCGAATCAGTCTGGGTGTCCCATCCCTCCTCTTGAACTCTTTACGGCAGCCAGTCAGAACGGGAACCCCCCAAACGCAAGAAACCCCCGATTGGCGAACCAACCGGGGGTTTCAGAAGCCGTCACCGGCTAAATGCTACCGAGTGATGGTCAGTCGGGCCAAACCACGGGGGTTGTAGGCACCAAGACCCAGGTTCTCGAAGCAGGAGAAGCCGATGGTGCGAGCCTTCGGATCGTCTGCGGAAAGAACGGTCAGTTCGGTACGGACGGGGATACGTCCAAACATCTCTGGCTCGCAGCAAACATACACCGTGCCCACGGGGACAAGGCGGCTGACGATGACCTGTGCGCCCCAGAGGGTGCCCATAAGGCCGGTCTTCAGCAGTTCGCGCTGCGTTTCGATGTCCAAGATGTCCCGGCCAAACTTACGCAGGTCAGCGTAGTCGCGAGCGTTCATGAACACGCGAGCAACCCGGAGGTCGTGGCGCTCGATGAGCGAGAAGGCGTCAGCAAGGACGGCTCCGCTAATCGGTGCAACAACGGGGGTGTCGGGGTTCGTACCACCAGCGATGCTGTCGAAACCAGTGGTTGCGATAGCGTCAAGGACGGCGAACACGCGCTCATCTTCAGCAGCCTGAATCTGGGCACGGGCGAGATCCTGTGCCCGCTCAATGAGGTCGAAACGACGCTCCTTGATCTGGGTCAGGGGGATCTCCGGGTTGGACGCGATCTCGAACAAAGGAAAGATGACGCGGCGAGGCTTGGTGATGGCAAGAATGTTCTCACCTTCTTCACCGACCACATATGCCGTAACATCAGGATCTTTGTCGTAAATCGGCAGGGCACCGTCGGGCAACTGCTCGACAAGGAAGGTCTTACGACCCACTGCCATGTAGTCGCGACGAAGCCGCAGGGGTTGAGTCATTGATGCAGCGAGCTTGGCACGTCCCTGGGGAGTACCGATGTAGTCGCTGATCAGCTTCTGCTTCACAGAGTTTGCAACTGACATTGTGTGTACTCCTTATCAGACGCGGAGATCGAAAACGATCTCTGGTTGGGTTGCATCAGCAGGCATCTTGAGGACACCCATCATCGTTTCGGTTCCAGCGGCGTGGCCATGCTCGACATCGGAACTGTTACCAGCGTTGGCGAAGGTGCCACCGTTGACAATGTCCCAGAGAGGCATGAGGTAGCCGTTACGGGAAGCGATCATACGCATTCCAGTAGTCCAGGTGATTGCATCACCAGCAGCACCACCACCACCAGAGGCGGCCAAGAACTGGGTCTCGAACAGCGAGGAAGCATAAGTTCCCTGACCGCTGACGTAAGGACCCTTGCCCGATGCAGGACCGGGAGTGTTCTCATAGGCGTTACCTACGGCGTCGTTGATGAAGAGTCCGAGGGGCAAGACGAACAGTTCGTTCGCAGCACCAACACCTTCGGCGTTGGGGCCGATGAAGTTGACGCCCTGATCGGGTCGAGTGTACGCGATACTACCAGAGAGGGCACCAAGAACACTGGTGTCAACATTGGTACTGATAGTTGAAGTGGCCGTAACTACTGGCGGGTTGGTCTGGGTGAAGGAGTCGTTCGTAAGAACGCCCACGGAGTTTCGGATTCCCAAGTTGAGAATACGAAGTGCCGAAGATGACTCTGTCCACCCACCGCTGGCCTGTCCAAGCAAAGGCATGATTTCTCCTGACTGTGCTCCCTGTTTACAGGAAGGGGTGTGATGAAAGACTCTCGGGCCGTATGCCTTCAAGTCCAGACGCAAACCGTCTAACTATAAGACGGTGTATCAAGTATCTATTGAACCGAAGGTCCCTTTTGTCCCGTTAGGGAGAAACCTTGGACCCCCCAGGCGTGAAAGTTGCCCTCCACGCCTGGGGGAAAGGGTTGGGATTAGTTGAAGAACCGGCTCACGTCGGGAGCAGACTCCCAAAGCTGGGAAAGGTTGCCGACCTCGTTGCCTGCCGACTTGGAGACACCGCCAAGACGCTTCGCGCCCTTGCTGGCCTTCTTAGGCTGGGGCTTACGGGCCGCCTTCTTTTCCTCTTTCTTGAGGTCCTTTTCTTCCTCGTCCTTGTCTTCCTCAAGGGACTCGATGTGGTCCTCATCATCCTTGATGGCACCCTCGTCGTGGTCTTCCTTTTCGTCCTTGTCCTCGTCGTCATCGTCGTCAGCCTGCTTGCCGAAGAGAACTGCGAGCATCTCGCTATCCTTTTCGTCCAGGTCGCGAGCCATGACGCCCATCGGATCATCGACAACCGGATCTGCCATCATGACAGCCTCGTCCACCACCATCGACTCCTCGAAGCCGTCGGGATCATGGTCGCCCGGATCATGCGACTCGCCATCTTCGTAGAGGGCTTCCTCACCGGGAACACCGGGGTCTGCGGACATGGCCTCGGCAACTTCCTCGGCCATAGCCTCGGCTTCTGCTTCAGCAAGCATCTCCTCAAGCATCGCCTCGGGGTCTTCCATAGCCTCGGGCTTCTCCATCATGCCTTCCTCGGCAAGCATGGCTTCGAGCATGGCTTCGTCTTCGTCCAAGTGGCCCGAAGCCTTCTTGTCGTCGTCCATAGCCTCGTCGCCGCTGTCATCCTCGGCCTTCTTTCCCACAAGGATGCTCAAGGCTTCCTCGATCTTGGCAAGACGGTTCTCGACAGCTTCCTTGTCGGTAGCTTCCTTGGCGAGATCCTCTTCAGCAGCCTTGGCATCATCCTTGTCGATGGCCTCGTCAGCAGAATCATCGGCCTTCTTGGCTTCAGCAGCGTGCTCCTTGTCCTCTTGGATGGTCTTTGCTGCCTCTGCCTCTGCGCCTTCCTCGTCCTCTTTCTTCTTCTCTGCATCTTCGCCAAGGCGAGAAAGGGAAGAATGGAGGGCACGGTCGTCCATATCCATAAAGGCGAGAGCTTGGTCTTCGATGGCCTCTACAGAAGCGCCATCACCAAGCATGGCAGTTGCAAGACGGATGCACTTGGCAGCCTTGCGCTCAAGCATGGCAGCAGCCTGCCTCTCGCTGGGCACAGCAGGTGCTTCGCTTTCCACCACAGGAGACTCGTCCTTGCCTTCGGCCCACTCTTCAGTGTCGCCCTTGGCATAAGCCTCTGGTGCGGGGTCTTCCTTGGCGGCGGGGCTTGCGGCTCCCTCGCTGTCGGACGGGGTTGCAGGGGCTTCAGAAGCCTGCTTGTCATCGGTCCAGGTCATTCGTTCGCGACTCATGACTATTCTCCTTGTGTATTCAGGTAACGGATTGAGTGGTTTTGCTCGCCCGTCGGGAAAGCAGATAGCCGACTCGGATTGCTACCCGAACTTCGGCAGAGGACATCTTGCGACCCGTAGCGGAGCCAAGAGCAGCAAGAAAGGACTTCAAGTCAGGATGGCTCGAAGGGGTTCCCGCAGCCAAAACCGCACGGTAAATGTCCCGTGCAACTTTGACTCCGTAGGAATCATTGACCGCAGCAACCCCGTCAACGAGGGCTACGTCAGAGGACGCCACCCGCACAACCGTCTGAATAGCAGTCTTGTACTGGTGGAGCTTGCCCTCTTTTTGAAGGGTGTCGTTGGGCCAAGTGGACGGAGGACCTGGGTTATCCAGTTGCTCTTCCACGTTGGAATCAGCCATGTCTTTCTGAAGGCGCTCTTGAACGCGCTTCTTCACCATGTCGTAGATTTGGTCTTCGATGTCAGTGAAAGGCTTCCCTGAATCAGCGGGTGCCTCTTCGGCGGGCTTTTCATCATCCTCGCCAAAACCAAAGGCGCGTACCGTAGAGGCTGCCTTCGCAATCGCGTCCTGCGACCATGCCTCTGGGGGCGCGGAGAGGACCTGTTCCAACTTCTGGGTCTGGGAGGTGGCCTCCGCAGGACTCAAAATGTTCCGCATGACAGCGCCGGAAAAGGCCGGGGTCGCTACCCAAGACGCCTCGATAAACGTCACGCCACCCGTCTCATCGTAGTCGGGATGGCCGCAAAGCTCTGCAATCACGCGCTTCTTGCCGCCGCCATCCATGAAAGTGTTGAGCTTCGCATACCGAATATGGTCGCAAAGTTCAGTCTCATCAGCGGCAACATGACCGCACTTCGTGCAGATGGTGAAATCCGTGGTGCAGCCCATAGAGAGCGTTGCAATCTTGCCGGATTCAATGTCCTGGACAAGTGCTGCGTGCTTTCGGTCAGTGGCAACGAGGATGTCGATATAAACCGAAGAGCCAACGTCACGGGCTACGGCATCAATGATGCGGCCCTTCGACTGCTCCTCAATCTGGACATGCTCCTGGAAGTTGTGGGAGCCGATGAAAGTCCGGTAAGACTTCAGCAAGACATCCCGGCTCCAGGAATCCCCGTTGTTGTTCACCATCGCGGATGATTCAGGGGAGATGTAGTAGTCGGCGTACTTACGGTTGATGGTACGGCTGCCGATCTTGACGTTCCCGAGTTTCGCGCCCGCTACCTTCTCTACCTCAACCGATCCCACAATAGTGCAGTGGGTAAGGAGGTACTGGTCCGGGCTAAAAGGAGTGCCGAGAATCGTGGTGGCTTGCGCGGAGAGGTCGCGGGTGGGGGTAGAAGACGCAGTACGCTGCACACCGCCCCAAGAGGCAGCATTGACACGAGGATGGAGGACCATCGCCTTGGCGTACTTGGCAAAAGCCATGTCTAACCCTCCTCTCCGACTTCAAGTTCAGCGTTATCCCCAAGGAAGTTCACAATATCGAGTTCCTTGATGAGAAACATGCACCCAGGACATCCCATCAGGCGCTCGCTGGCACCGTCCCTACGCTTGTAGATTGCTCGCTTGAGGGAGCCTTCCTTGCACTTGGGACAACCGATAGCCCCACCGTCTTTTTCAGAGCGGGTCAACTTGTACTTACGATCCGTGGATGCCCAGTACAAAGCTCTACGCACGGCTGCTTCAGCAACTCTTTCAGCAGACGCGCTCTTACCGTAAGGGCCTCCTGGAACCGAAACCGTAGGCTGGCCTCCCGGAGCAGAGTCTGTGGTAGGCGGGGCTGCGTTACCGTTGCCGTCGTAACGCTGGAGGTCTTCCGCAGGGAACCGCTTGTTGCCGTTAGGCATTTCAACATCAATCATGCCAATAGCAGGCCAGACCGCTGTTACGCGGCCTGCTTGAGACTCGTAGGCTCCGAAGATTCCCACGAGATCACCGACAGAGAACTCTGTGGCTCTCTCTTGCCAGTTGACGTTGTTAGTGCCGGTCTTCAACGGAGACTCCTACTCGGAAAAGAAATCGAAACCGTGGACTTCGGTGGCAGCCTTGCCCATCTCGGACTCGAACTGGTCGAGTTCCCGCAGGAACATGGAGGTGTCCTTCTCCATCTTGCGGCCCACGCCCTTGAAAAGACGAGTGGCCTGCTCTGCCATACCGACAATGCGCTTCAGGCCACCAACGAGCCATTCGCGGAAGCGAACCAGCTTGTCGAGGACACCAGCGTTCTTGTCAGCAACGGACGCGGTACGCATCTCAAGCTCGAATCCCTTGAAGGCGACAGCCATAGTCTTCTTTTCTTCGCGCAGTGCGTTCTCCAGTTCAGGAAGGCGCTGACGAATACTCTCACCGTACTCCTCGGCAAGAGCGGCCAGGAGTTCATCCCGGACCTTCTGCGGAGTGCGCCTGCGAGCAACGACTGCCAACCTTGCCTGGGCGTCCACCAGAGCGGTCTTGCGCTCGATGATGACGTTGCCCTGTGCCGAAAGATTCTCCTTGTAGTCTTTCTTGAGAACCTCAACGGCGGCCTTCATCTCCTTGTCGAGATCCTTCTTGCGCGACAAAAGGCCGCTGGTGGCGGCCTCAAGCTCTGCTTCAAGCATCTCGATTTCGGTGGAGAGTTCGTCTAAACGGCGAACCTGATCCGTAAAGCCCCGGAATCCTTGGACGTTGATGGTGGGCATCGCGGCTTCCATCACGCGGTCTGCCTCTTCCATCAGAGAAGCCAGCTTGTCGGCGGCTTCTTCGGCGTCTGCCATCTCGGTAAGCTCGTGGAACTTCTCTTGGGTGAAGTGTTCATCGATCTGTGCATTGGGAGGATCATCAACCAAAGGACCCGGAACCTCTTCGCCAATCTCATCGGCGTTGAAGTCAGCTTGCTTCAAAGGGAAGTTGGCCGCCGCTTGCTTCTCCACCGCATCGCTAACCAAATCGCAGCGGAAGGCGAAGTCGGTGGCAATGTTCGAGGGGAGGCCCAAAAGGGCTGCATTGTGTTGAACGGCGGTAGCGATACGGTCAAGGGTCTCGGTGAAGGCCCGTGCCCCGCTCCGGGTAAGGTTGTCGGCCATGACGATTCTCCAGTAAGGGGGTCCTGTAAGGGGGTCCTGTAAGGACAGGGATTCCACGAGCACAAGTCTCGCTCATAGGGTGAAGGTATAGGAACGTTACCGCGCATCTAACGGGACAGAGTTTCCCGTTGGAAGTTTGGAAGTGTCCCACGGCTGCAAATCATAACGATCAAGGGCTGTCTTTTCCGTCGAAGATTCAGGCTCGTCGCCTTCAACGATGGCTTGCCATTTATCCTTTCTCGAATCAGGGAAGATGGCATCAAGAAGGGCGGCGAAGAATCCCTTCTTCCGCTCTGCACCCTCCTCCTTCTTTTCTTCTGTGTCTTCCGACCCTGCACCCTCGGACTCGGCAGAAGTATCGGCGTCTTCGTCATCCTGCTTCGCCCCAGAACCCTGCGCCTCGTCAATAGCGGATTGGTCCAAGAACTGACCTTTCGCATCCCGAAGGGCAGACGTCATCCGAGACTTGTCCTTCTTCCGGCGCTCCTTCAAGCTCTGCTTCACGTCGCCCGTAGTAGGCTCATCCTTTTGATGATCCTCGCGAGTCGCCTCTTCCACCACCGTGATTTCATCCGTCAAATAATCAGCAATGATTGTGCGAAGAAACTGCTTATCCTCCATCCCCAAATCAGCGGATTCATCACTCAACAACTCCGCGATAGGGAAGATGGGGTCATCCTCCTCGACCAAACTTCCCCAGTCTTCGTCAAGCACGTCAGTGAGGGCGGCCCGGATGCCCTCCTGCGCCTCTGGAGTGGAAAGGTCGCCCCCAACCGGTGCAAACAAGGCCCCATCGGGACCTGCTGCCCCAGCCTTATCGAGTGCTTTGACGAGAAGCTGCATCGTAGGTCCGACGCCAGTAGCCTCTTCCCCGTCATGCAAAGCTGACGCGGCAAGCAGTCCTGAAACAACACCTTGAAGCTCCACCTTCGCGGCAGACCCGTCAGGAAGACCCTCCAACTGCTGGGCGAGTGCTTCACGGGAATGGGCGCGTTCCTCGGGGCTTGCCTCCTTGAAGCGTTCAAAGGCATTCGCAGCATGAGTTGCGCTGCGCTTTTTCGACTTCGCGAGGTCGTCGCCCGTCACGACACCCTGGCTATCGGAGACTGGGTTGGCGGGGTCTATGAGGGAAGGATTGAACAGAACCTTCGAGGCATACTCGAATAGCGCCAGCACCTCTCCCATCACGCCTGGGTTTCCGTCCTTGATGGAGGCCAGAACCGCATCAAGGCTTTCGGCAAGGGTGAGCAACTCTTTACGGGCGGCAGGGTCGCCTCGAACCGCAGAGTCCCGCGCCTTGGCGGTTTCCTGCGCCTTCTCATATGATTCAAGGAATGTTGCCCGGTCATCACCCTTCAAGCCTTGAAGGGCTGATTCAACCTTCTCGGACCCGTCACCTCCAAAAGACTGGGTAAGGAGGACGAGGTTGTTGGACGCCGAATCCATCGCCGCTTGGCTCTTGATCTGGTCCTTGCGTTCCTTGGCCGCTGCTGGGCTGAAAGGGTCCACCCCTTCCGCAGCTTGCTCCATCATCATGTCCTGGACGTCTTCTTCAGTGATCGTGGTGTTGGGGTATTCGTCCTGAATCTTCCCAAACTCGGTCCCTGCGCCCTCTGCCAAGAGATCCATTTGCTCATCAGAGGAAAGTTCTTCCCAGGTATCCTCGGACGCACCCCCATCCTCGCCGTCCTCACCTATTGACCGGATCGTGTGGTCGTCCTTATTGGCCCCTGGGTGCTTGGATTTATACGTCTTCCACTCTTGCTCCGTAAACTCCTCGGCCTTCCTGTACCGAAAAGCTACACGCCGAGCGGCCATCGAGGCGGCGATGTCCTTGAAGTTGTGGGACGTATCCTTCCGATCTTGCTCTTTATCGGGATCCCTTTCGGAATCCGAATCCTCGACATGACGGCGTTCCAGGTCCACCCGAGGCGGCTTTTTCTTGGGGGACTTACGCACAAGTCGCTGGGCCTCTTCCTCTTCACGCTCTGCTTCAGACTTCGTGGCTTGCTTCAGGAGAAGCGTATGAGCCACACGCGAGAACCGAACCCCTCGGGTAGCTTCGCGCTCGCTCCTGTATTTCTGGACCCGGAAACCATCTCCAATGCTGGCGTACCAACTACCGCCCATCTTCCAGATGTAGCCCTCGGGAACCAACCCTCCTGGAAGATCCGCTGGGCCGTCCAGCTTTTGCTCACCCCACTCAAAGATCGCCTTGACCACCGTGGACTTACTGACGATCCCCATGAGCCACGAACGAAAGCCTGCATCCCGACCCAGAGAGGCAGCCTTGGCCAAATCATCAATAACAGTCCCGTCCTTCATGTAGAAGTCCTCCAGCCCTGGCACGAGGTACTGGGACCGGAGCGTGGATGCCTGATGCCCCACCGCCTCTGCAACCGCCTCCAATGCTTCCTTGAACTCTGCCTTTAGGATCTTGTCTCGGTCTTTTCGACCTCGGGGAAGGCTCTCGCCCTTCTTGCGAACATCCTTCAACCGAACACGCATCTCCTCATTGGCATGTAGCCCCCGAAGATCCTTGGCCGTGATGTCAAACGGCTTGAGGTAACCGTTGACGTGCCGCGCTCGAATCTGACAATCATCGCCGTCGCACAGAATGCGCTCGTCACCCTCTTTTCCGTCCACTGCCGCTTTGAGAACCTCAATGATTTGAGGGTCCGTCACAACCTTCTTCTGCTTCACCCCGCTCTTGCCAACGTACTCAAAGGTGGCTTTCTTGTCCTTCAGGTCCAGGTGGCTGACCCGCAAGGTCGTGATTCCAAAATGGCCACGATCATCAGCGGATTTCTCGTTACCCACGCGCTCATAAGTCTTGTCGAGCAACGCCACCGCCAAAGCCGTAAGCCTCGTCTCCGGGTCGTCTGACACCATGTCCTCCGAAACCTGACCCCTCAAATCAGAAAGGGATGCCTTCAACCCCTCCAATCTCTTGGCCTTTTCTTTATGGCGTTGGGCTACCTGCCGAGGGCCGTACTCGTAAACAGTGGTGGTCCCGCTGCCGTCTGCTTTGGGCACCTCTTTCTTGCTCTTGTACTTGGCTACGACGCGACGGGGGCTTGCCTCCTTGCCCTCCTCCACCTCTCGGGGGCGCACCCGGAACAGCTTCAACTCTTTGGGCTGCTTGCGGCCAGTTGGATTAGGCACCTGTTCGACGGTGATGATCACGTCACCCTTCTCGTTGGTGCTGAACCCATCAATGATCCCCCGCTTGTTCTTATACTTCCCGTACCAGATAGGATCGCCCTTGTTGACGGTGAACGTCTTGGCCCAGCGATGCCTCTGTAGGGCGTGTGAAGCCCTCCTCTCCATGATCCGCGCCACGCGAGGACTCCAAGCCTCGGGAACATCCATGAAGTCAGCCATATGGTCAGCAACTTCAACGCCGTAGAGGATGTCACTGGGCCAGTGGTAGCCTGCTTGCGCCCGACCCCACGCAATCTGGTCAACCAAATCAAAGTATTCAGCCGCATGTTCGGGGTCCAGGCGGCTTGATGCCTCTCCCAAGAGGAACGCTTGGATGGCATGACCGCTTGGGTACGAAGGGGAGTGGGCCGTTTCTGAAGCAAGTGCCTCGAAGGGCTGTCCGATAGCGTCCCCTACCTGATATGGACGTGGGCGATTGAAGTGCCACTTCAGCTTGGCGACGTGGGTTTTCGCCTGTTTGACCATCTCTCGCATCCACCTCTTATCGACTCGGACACCATGATCGCGCCACAGACGATCAAAGAGATGGAGAATCTCCCCATCAGACTCCTTGATGAACTCTTCAGCTTCCGGGCGCTGTTCTTCAGCGAGTTCGCGTAGGTCTTGAAGCTCCTCAAGGGTTTCCTCCTGGTCGGGGGGCGGGATCAGGTGAAAATCCTCGAACGCGAGGGGAAATATGGGAGTGGGGGCTTCCATAGTTGCGCGGTCGGCATCCGAAGGGGTGCCGTAAACCAAAGCAGAGCTTGCCCGTCGGGGCAGTTGACGAGGCAGTTCCCGACGAACCCGCTGAACGAGCCTCGATGAAGAAGCCGCCAAAGAAGGATCTTCGAGGAGAAGGTCCCGCACAACCCTATTCAAGACGGGTGAAAAATCCCGCATTTCGTTTTGTCGATAGCCGTGCTCTTGCGCCAAAGCCAGGGTAGCCCCTCCCAAGGCACTGCCCGTCTGGCGCAACATACCCAAAAAATCCAAAGCGGCGTCACGATCCATAACAGACGTTACTTCCCGAAAACGCTTCTGCTGCGCTGCATCAAGGAAAGAGATTGGAGCGCCTACAGGGATGCCCACGTCCATCAGATCAAGCATGTAAGCAACACCCTTCTTTCTGGCGTGGCTCTCCATAAAGGACCGAAAGGGCTTGTTCTCCAGCATTATCTCCTTGATGACTGCGTTCACGCCAAGGCGATCCATGACATCAAGGGCTTTCTTGTATTGGGGGTTATCCAACACAATCTTCTGAAGAATGCTCTGGGTCTTGGAAGGGATGCGTTTGAGTCCCTTGGCCTGCCGGATAGCTGCTGCCTTCACGTCGGGCGGCAGCTTCATGCCGTACTTGAAGGCGAACTTGATGGTGCGGATGATCCGGGTGGGGTCCTGCGCGAATGTCTCGTCGGGGTCGCCAGGGCAGCGCATCTCGCGGTTTTTTAGATCCTTTAGACCACACCCCGTGAGGTCAATGATTTCGGCCTTGTCAGGGCCATTGGCGAGCGACAGCAGCGTCCACATCAATGTATTGAACGTGAACTCGCGGCGAGAAATGTCGATCTCCATCGTGGTGGGTTCGACCCGTTCCGGCTTGTGTCCGGTGTACTCACCTGTCTGGGGGTCAACCGCGTACTCCTCCAAGCGAGCGTTGACGATCTCGATCTCCTCCCCCTCCATCTGATGGCCGTCAAGGCTCCAAGGACCCTCCACAGTGATATGAGAAACCATCAGGCTATCGGTCCACACCTTGGTAGGGGCGGGGATTGCACGGGCTACCTGCTGCGCCACCCAAGCGGCGTCACGATTCCCGCGCAGTGCGAGAGAATCCACCACCATGTCTATGTCCTTGATGGGCTTCTCAAGCAGGAAGTTCCTGACGGCACCGCCGACGACGTAGACGTGCTGCGCTACCCCGGCCTTTCGGGTGACTCGGGAGAGCCACTTCATCAAGGCCACCGATGCCTCTGTGGACATCTCGGCCTGCTTCAGTGTCGCTACCGCTTCAGGATTTGGGTGACGAGGAGCCACAGGTCACTCCCACAGGAAGCCACCCAAGACGATTTCACCAATCTTCTCGTTTTCGGGGAGCGGGGCCAGTTCTACCTCGTCCTCGAAATCCGCACTGCGAAGGTTGTATTCATCCGGGTCATAGGTAGCGCCGAACAGGGAAGCAATACCTTCCGCATCCGTCTGGTCTGCCCCGGTGATGTTGGCCTTCTTGATGGACTTGATGTCTCCGGGAAGGTCCGAACGCTCCAGAAGCACCTTGTTGTAGGTGCTGCACTTCCGCGTGCCGCAGGAAAGTGTGCAAACTCGGGTACACCCTTGGCACCGGGAACTGGCCAGGACAGCAGGTAGCTGGTTGGATCGATGACGAAGGGCACCTGTCTCGCAACCTTTCACCCCTGTGGGAGCCATGTAGGCTTCGGAGTCAACGTAGAGAAATCCAGCAGCGCCCTCGTGGGTGTCGCGAATACTCTGAATCAATCCCGAAGCAGACTTGAGGATCCGGTTCGAGAAACGATGACGAAGCAGTTCAGTAAGCTCACTTCCGGCAGACCCTTGGGACATATGACGAGAGGCCCACTTGAGGACACCCTTGATCTCCGAAACAGAAACATCACCATCAGAAGCAGCCTTGGCGAGCGCCGCGTCCTTATCAGAAAGCTCCACAGCCTCCCGCACCTCGGGGGCACGTTCGTAAACATGACCATCATAGGAAGCGGCCTTGCTCTCTTCTTCGAGGGCACCGGTCTTTTCCAATGTTGGACGCAGCCGACGCACTGCTTCAGCAGCAAACTTCTGCGGAATCACCTTGTTGATAAAGGACTTGAGGTAAGAACCGCGTGCGCCCTGCTCGATCTTCTCAATGACCTTTGCGATGCGCTGGTCCAGATCATCGGAGTTTCGGAAAGCGACGATTTCTCGGAGCCGTGCTTCAGAAGCCTCTTTGGCGTGGTCCTTACGGACAAGACGGAGATGCTGGCGCTTCTGGGCCGCCTCAACGGCGGTGTTAGGGGCACCCGTGAAACCAGAGGTCCCGTTACGACGAGCGTTCACCGCATCGAGAGCACGGGCCAACTTCTGGTTCGGCGTCAGATCGGCAGCCTGAATCTGCTCAACCAAGTCAGAGTCAATCATATTGCTCTGCTTCCAGAGTTGAAGCCGTCGATTCAACACGGCGTCTGTCACCTGGACTTCCGTGGGAGTGTTGTCGGCGGCCTTCAGGCTTGCCGCAGCCTCTTCAGAAGAAACCGTATCGCATACAGCCTTGTAACGAGGAAGACGCTCACCGCGTGCAACCGGCAACGAGGTCGGTGCAAGAAAGGCGGCCCGGAGGGCATCCTTTGCTGGAACGTCCGTAGCTACCCGATGCCCCGTAGCAAGCAACAAAGGCTTGTAGTGAGACAGGGCCTTGCTCCAAGGAACCTCAAGGACGGCCTTCTTGCCCGTTACAGTGCAGCGACCGTTCTGGATATGAGTAGAACCAAAGTCCTGGCCCGAGACAAGGATGTACTCGGCTCCCTTGGCGGCCTTCAGAATCTCGTCGCGGTACTTCCCCTTTTCATAAGAGGGGTATGCGGCGGCACGAACAAAGACCTTTCCTGCAAGACCATGCTCGCTGCGGATAATGGAAAGCCCCTTCTCGATTCGATCTGCATCCACGCCAGCGGCGATTCGGGACTGTTCGATGATCAGGCTGATGTCCTCACCAGCCGCAGAGCGCCGCATGGCCGTAACCAGAATGTCCGACAAGTCGCGTTCATTCATGGGGAGGCGCGTGTCAGGGGCCGACGCCTTGGCGTGGGCAAGATCCGTAGAGAACACCTGGATACCGTTAGTGCGGCGATCAACGCCCCAGGCTTCCTCAAGTTCCGGGATTCCCAAATCAACCGGGTTCTGGGGGAGACGCTCGGGGTCTTGTTCTGCATCGGCAAGCCAAGACAGGTCGGCCAACTCGGCCTCCTTCATCATCTCCTGGACGCCCATGTCTGATTCAGCAACGCGCTCCAGCCCAGTAGGCAACGCGGGAGGAGGCATCAACTCGGGATCCAGGACGCCTTCAAGGACGCCTTGGTTGTAGTGCATGTCCTCAAACCCAGGCATACCGTAGTTGGAGCCAAGGGTAGGGGTGAGGAGGTCAGCCGGAAGGTGACTCTCCCCCAAAACATCGAGGGGCTTGTCGCTACTCACCGTTCACCTCCATAAACCGTGCAAGCACACGGGCGGTGCTTCCGGGGATTCCTGCCATGCGCTGACGCCTCTCGATTTCTCGAAGAAGGTCCTCCTCGTCGTCCGAGACTGCTTTCACAAGTGCAGGCATGTACTTCTTGATATGCTTTTCAATAAGGACCGCGTCATCGACAGGGTTGCCGACCCACCTGTGCCGAACCAAACCGGGCGAACGCTTGTCGTTATACCCGTCGATAATGAACTGAATGTTCGTGCCATCGGGCATGAATCGAAACTCTGCGGTGGCCCCCTCGTCCAAGACGCCCCAGTTGAAAAGCACGACCTTTCCCGGCTCTGAAACCAACTCGTAACCAGAAGGGACTCGAACACGACGGCTCTCAACCGCCTTGCCAAGAGTCCAGCGGTCATCTCCGCGCATGTAGTCGATGCCTGCCCATGCAGCCGTCTTGCGGCGAACCGTCTGGGCTGCGCGTGGCCTTGGAGTGTCCGAACCAATGCCCTTCACAAACCCCTCCAGGCTTCGGAGGGCAGTCTTGACTGCTTTGAACTCCCGGCTTCGGGAAGATCCGGTGGGGAGGTCTTTTCCAAGCTCAATGAGAAGATCCGTCATCGCATACGCTTTATCGAGCGGGGTGTCCCCCCGATAGGACAAAGTACCAGCGGTCTTGCCGAACTCGTCTTCCTCTTCCTCGTCGGCCCAGCCGGTGGGGTCCTCTCGGATTTCTTCGGCTTCCTCAACGATCTCCCGAACCTCATCCCGATCACGCGGATCAAGAGTGTCCTCGGCAGGATCCCAGTGAGGGGCTGCCATCTCGTCATAGATGGTGTCGGTGAAAGCAGACAGGGCCTCGGAACAGTTCATCAACTGCCGACGCATCTCGGAAACTTTCTGGATGTACCCCTTACCGCCAAGGCTGCCGTCAGGGCTAACGTCGCGGCTCTTGATCTTGAGAAAGCGGTCGTGAGCAGACGAAACATGGCCCAGAGCCATAAGCGCAGAGCGCATCGTCGTTGCCAGGGGCTTCAGGTACTTGGGATCAAACACGAAGTCGGACGTGATTTGGCGCTCGCTGGGACCAGGGCTTCCCCAACCCCACTCGTTCTTGTCACCGCCACGGTCCTTGATGAAGCGAACCTCACCAGCAGTGCGGGACATGGAAGCCGTCTTCTGGCCGTCAGCAGACGCACCAAGCCGCTGCTTGCGGGTATGGGCTTTCGCGATGCGTGCTGGGTCAGGGCGCATGGGCACACTCTCCTACGAAACAGAACAGAATAGGCGCTCTACCGTACAAGGCTCATCCCTTGAGGGGTTGCCCTTCGTCATCGAAGAGGCGTTCAATAAGGAAACCCTCACCGTCGGCGGTCACGGACCACAGATCATTGGTGCTCTTGTGGACCAGATGCCCGTCCGCAGCTTTGAGGAAATCCGTGAGGTTGCCCAAGTTCGACACGCGGATCGTCTTGGCCGCCTTGCCGAGCGACTTCAGTTCCTTCTGCATCTCGGCCATCTGCCCGATCTCTTTCTCGATCTTCTGCACCACGGCCATTTGCTTGTCAGTAGGGGCGAAACCCTTGTCAGCCATCTGCTTCAGCAAGCCCTTCAAGAACTTGCTGTCAGGCTTCTTCTTGACCAGGGCCTTGATCTTCTCGAAGTCAGCCTTGAGATCAGAGGCGGCTTTGTGTTTCTTCAGCGCAGATACAGCATCCCCCACGGAGCCAATGCTGATGTCCATTTTGATTTTCTTGGGGCGTTTATCCGAAGTCCAAACATCAATGGTGTTCTTGTCCCCGTGTTTGACAAACATGACCATGCGACCATCCCCGAGATCCCACATCTGCTGCTTCTTGTTGAAGAATGCCTTGGGGAACTTCTTTGCAACCGCCTTGCCCAGTTCCCCCGTATCCATAGAGGCAAAATCCTTTGCGGTCTTGCCCTGTTTCGCCAATCGCAAGTGTTCCGCATGAATGGCCCGAAACTTACCATCATCCCACTGCACGAAGACTTTGCCGTCATGATTGGTGATGTCACCGTTGGCTGATTTGACGTTCACAACTTCACCGATAGCACCCTTTGGAGGCGGGTTTTCGTAAGTCATGTACGCGCCAAGGCCGCCTGTAAAGGACACCTTGGTTCCTGCTTCAGTGCTCAGAGGAAGCGCATTGGCCGCCCTGGAAACATCCGTGAGATCCCGCACCGAATCAAAACTCTGGCCTGACACCTTCTCGGAAAGGTGTCGGTCAATGGCGCTCGGGATTGTCCCGGTGAAGATGCCTGTATTGTCCCAAAAGTTGCTCATGGCTTACCTCTAAATATCTCGAAGCACGACGTAGTTGACGGTCGCGGTTATCGGTGTCGCGGGGCCTGCTACCTCGGCCAAATCAAATGATGCAGCAAGTTTGTTCTGAACCCCCACGACGCCTCCCCCTGGCTGTTCTGAAACAACGGTGTAGAGCGCGTCAGGCTGGGGGATGTCGAAAGTGATTGTCTCGGAAGCCGAGGCAACAAACGCCTGGGATCCAATGATCCGGGACTCTGCGAGGGTAGGGGTCCCCCCAGAAATCGCCAGGGTTCCTCGTTCCGTATTGCGGAACGTAGCTGCTGTAGTAGTCCCAAGAGTTGTAGCCCCGCCCACCACACAGTTGTTGAGAGCCAAGGTTTGGTCACCATCCTGGGCCAGCACGCTGATGTCGGGGCAGTTGGAAATAGTGAGGGAACCCAGACCAACCAGATTGCAAGAGAGGTCATGGATACGGCCACAGTTCAAAATCTGATACTCGGAGGTCGTGTCGTTGGGTTGATCCAGGGTGTTGTCGTAAGCGAGTTGGAAATCATTTGTCCACTCGACACCTTCCAACAAAACCTGGGCCGTATTGGATGCCTGAAACACGGACGTAGCAGCCGAACCTCGGAAGGTTCCACCGCGCACTCGAATATGGTTCGCGGTATCTGCGTTGACCTGGAAGCACCCCGCTCCTGAAGCAACCAGGACACAATCCTCAATGGTCAAAGCACCGTTTGCCACAAGGTTCCCGGAGGAACCGCCTCCCGCCAGGGTTGCGCCAGAGGGAACCAAGTCCAACGGCACTGCTACGGATACCGCCAAAGTGATCGCGTTGCCCGTAACGCCTGCCGTTACAGCGGTGAATGTCACCACGTTCAGAGCAGAGGTCGCGGTCACAACATCAGTGAAGCTGTTCGCGCTATCCATGACCGCTTCAGCAATCTCGGCAGCGATGATGTCAGTGGTAGCGCCGTTGACCGAGAAATCATCGGAACCGGAGGTCCGGGTTCCAGAAACTCCTGTGAGAACCACGCCTCCCACAGTGATGGTGTCTCCTGCCGTAAGCGGTGCGTTGTCTACATCGACAGTCCCAGAGGCGAAAGTATCAGCCCCGAGAACATAGACGCAGGCATCTCCCGCATGGGTGTTCTCAATCTCCAAGCCCTTGAGCAGCACGTTCTGCGGGGTCGAGGTTGATTCAGCCTTGATGGTCAGGGTGTGGGTCCCTGTAAGATTCACCAGCTTGGCCCCGCCAAGACCGACGATGTAAACGCCGTCCCGCGTAAGGGTCAAATCTTCCGTGTAGACCCCCGGCATCACCAGGACGAGGGAGGGCACCAAAGCAGTGGAAGAGGCAGGGATAGCATCCAACGCTGACTGGACCGTTGTATAAGCAGCGCCGTCACCGGCACGGCCCACGACGAAGACTCCCGTGATGTTACGGATTCCAACAAGATTCGGGAGCAGGACACCAGACGTGACCACCGCATCGACAAACTGCATGGCTCCGTCAGTGGAGTCACGGTCAATGGTGATGGTGTCTCCAGACCCAGGTTCAATCTGGAGAACATCTACAAGCCAAGGGGGTTGAGCCATCTTCTACCTCACACGAACACGTCGAAGCCCACAGTGCCTGAAAAGTCGGCACCGGCTTGGACAGTAAAAGTTGTGGTCGTCTGGGCACTAATCCGCAACGGAACAAAGGCGTCACTGGAAAGCACGACGCGGTAGTGCGCGTCCGTCATGGCCTCTACAAACGTGAAGGTTTCTTCGTGCGAATCAGTGAACGTGAGAGTGCCGTTCACTGCGGATGTAGCAGCCATTAGCGCCTCCACCTGTGAGATTGCGGAATGAATGTCGTCTTCAACGGATTTGGGGATACGGGAGTACGGACTTACCACCATGCCGTAAGCATTCTGGATGTCGCGCACTGAAAGGTTGCCTTGGGAGTCGGAAACGACCGTGAATAGGTACTGGTCCGAAGCAGACCCAGACGTGTAACTAAACTCCGAAAGAACCAATGCGGCAGCCATGATCCCCCCTACCAAACGCCAGTTGTTTCACAGCCCACCGCCTGAAGCCACTCGTCCAACTCGACAAGCCCTTCACGGTTAGCTGACCAAAGTTCAACATGATCAAACCCGGCTTTGACTCCGAGATCGCGAACAGGGTCTACAGATCCAACCTTGATCTTGCCATCACGGAAAGAACGGAGGAGTCCCGGAAGATTGCGAAGACCCTTGGGACCCATGTACACGGTGATCCGGTACTCGGGGCGCACGTTGGCCTTGATCCATCTTCGCGCCAGCCGCTTCGCCATAGCCACGCGGCGGTGAGAAGGTTTTGACTTCGGCATAACTTGTCCTCCGAAGGAACGCGCCCTTCACGGGACATGCTCAATAAGAGGAACACCGAGATCAGGTAACCAAGTAAATCACCGGTTCAGACCACTTGGCCCGCTGTACCTCGCGAAGAATGTTCAAGTTCCCCGACACATGCTTGAACACAGCAACGTACCCGTCCATCCCCGGCATCTGCTCCAAAGCAGCGATTGTGCGGAGGAAGCGATGACGGACAAAGCCTTGGGAAACCCCCATCCTCTTGGCTACCTCGCTCTGGCAAGTGGTCTCGACCATCCCGATCATGACGTCAACATCGACCGGATCACCGAGAACCTTCGAGAGTTCCACGCGCATCTCGCCCAAATCATGTTCAGGAAGACCCAAAAGATACTTGATTCGGGCCGCTGCACGCTGGAGCCGATAGCAGACCGTGGGCTGTGAGACATTGAAGATGTCTGCGATAGCCGTCTGCCGAACCCGCTTGAAGAAATACAGTTCAACGAAATCTGCTTCCCTGGGAGGGATGGAGTCGAGAACGGCGCGAACCTCGGCCAACTGGGAGGTGCGGCTCTCCGACATGTACTCGGTGCCGGTGCAGTCAAGGTGAGCCAGACTGTCCTCCGTGGAGAACTGACGCTCCATGTCTTGCGGATCTAAAATCTTATGTCCGCACCAATAACTACTCGACATTCGCCACCTACCCGTTTGCTGTTTTAGGCCGAAGTACGGTGCGAGGAATGGACCGTATAGCCTTGAGGGACCTCATCTCAACGTAGACATGAGCATTGTCCCCCTCAAGCTCTACCACGTTTCCAGACAACCCCGCGTATGGCCCGTCCACCACCTCGACCTGCATACCCGTTTCAATCTCCACCGCGATCATTTTACGAAGACCGGCCCGTATCTCGTCAAGGTTTGAATCAGGAATCGTTGATAGAACGGCCACACCACCCTGTTGGTGGTGACACAACACTTGACGGATGTAGGCGCAATCGTGTTCGAGAGCGATGTAGGTACTCTCTGGTAACCCGGCAGCGACAAAAACGTAGCCCTCCATCATATTGAGGACAATGCGCGTGTTGTCACGCTCGTAGACCACGCAGGGAACGAACACGGGCCAGTCGTTTCCAACATTCAGGGCGTCTTGCAGCAGCACAGGAAGCTCTCCCTCCTCTGCCTTCTGCTCCCCGAGCCTTGTCAGTTCAAGAACCACCCATGTTGTTTCGTCCCGAGAATCTGCCACGTTGCCGCCTCAACTCTGCCAGACGGACTTGAAGGATGGTCTGGAAAACATGCGGCTCAAGAGCGGCGCTTGAATCGTTGATAGTAGGCGGTTTGTCCCGTGAAACCGGCTGCTTGCCGACCCCTGTACCGCTTCCAACAGCACGAGGATCAACGAAAACCCCTGATTTAGTGGTGTGGGCAGCACGAGCAGACTCCTTACGTCTGTCAACAGTACCCACCCTTGACAGTGACAAGTCTTCCCGTTGTGTAGAGGGTGCGGCAGGCGTGATTCCGGGGGCTGCCACAAAGACCCCGGTCCCGTGATGCGAACGGGCAACGTCAAGCACAAGGGAACGCCTTGTGGGGCGACGGGGAGGGGCCGCGAAAACCTCTGCGATAGGCAACAGGCCCTCTCCTAAAGAAGACCCCAATGCCGCCACTTGTTCCTCGTCCCAGTAGCGAGGAACTTTCCCCACCCCCAGCGTTGTCTCATAAGCCAGAAGAGCGGCTGCCGCGATGCGCTCGTAGGCTACGGAGGGGGAAACCTCATCGGACAAGGTCTTGGCTGAGAGCAACGCCATCGGCAAGTCAGCCTTGATGCTCTGGAGAAGGTCCCACACCAACTGGTTAGCGTCCAGGCGAAGATACGATGAAACCGCAGCGGTGGTTACAGGCCCCACCATAGAAACGCCCTCGACCATCTTGAGGGCGTCACGAATATGGCTCTCGCTGTGGTCAGCGATAAGCTCCAAGGCAGGCAACTCATACTCCAAGCCTTCCTGGGAACAGACCTGTGCCAATCGCTCCCCAATGGCCTTGGAACTCACCTGCCTGATGACGAAGGCCGGGGCGCATCGAGAAAAGATAGTAGAGCGCATCTTGTCTGGCTCTGTGGTGGCAAAGATGCACACCAACTGTTTGTCCTCGACCCCCTGGACACAATCCTCCATCGGCTTCAACAGCGCATCGAGCGCCTGCTTGGAAAGCCGGTGTGCTTCGTCAAAGAGGTAAATGCACCGCTTACCGCTAAAGGTGGCGTATCCGATGTCCTCTACAATCTTGGCTACGTCAGCCTTGCCTGACTTCGTGGCAGCATCGAGTTCGACAAAGCATTCTGAAGCACCCTTCTCCAGAATAGAGATGCAAGAGGTGCAAGAGTCGCAAGGCCCTCCTTCTTGGGGGTTCTCGCAAAGGAGTGAGCGGGCCAGGATGCGACCCAAGGTGGTCTTGCCAGAGCCGTGTTGCCCGCAGAATACATAGGATTGGTGGAAGCCCCGACCCTCACGCACGAACTGGCGCAAGACCTCTACTGTGGCGTCCTGTCCCAGCACCTCGTCATAGGTGAGAGGTCGATACTTGGTATCAAACGCCATTGGCCCGCCATACCGCTACATAGACTTGAAACTGTCCTACCTCTTCGAGAGCCAAGAGAAGAGGGCCTTCTGCCTCCAAAAGCTCCGCAAGGGCTTTCTTGAAGGCATCTGTGGTGAGTGCTGGCTCCCCCGGACCCCCCAACCCAGAAGAATCTACGAAGAAAGTCTTCAGCCGGGAGTGGGTTTTGTCTACGTCGTCACAGGCATAGCCAAGGTGGGGGAACGGGAAAGGAGGCCACTCCTTCAGGGAAGACGCCTCGACAACAAGATGGGGAGCGGCTTCCCGCTTCCTGGCAGCCTCGGCTGCCTCCTTGTTGATCTGCTTTATGGTCTCAAGACCCCACACCTAAATGTCACCAAGACGGTCTGCTTCACCGAGATGGTCCTCTCCTTCATCGGAGTCGAGAAGTTCATCAAGGATCTCATCCACGTCCGTCGGCTGATCCGGCACTTTGTCAGCCTCTCCGAACATCTCAATCACGGGTGTGGCGCTCTCGTCCTCTTCTTGAGGAAACCACATTCCGTAGCGTTCAACATTCTCACGGAAAGCCATGATGTCAGGCTTCGCCACAGAACACTTGAACTCCCCGCTGTTGGGATCTTCCTCACACCGACAGGCAGTCAGGAGGTGGTCCAACAACGCTTCGCGCTGCTTCCCCGTCAACTCCTGCTCCCACTGATCAGCGGCAAGCTCCAGGACGAACTTGAAGCTCTGCCCAGCAAGGGCATTAGCCAGAGGAGCGACCTTCTTGGAAGACCCGAGAACCACTTGGCCTCCAGTCTTTCCCGCCTTTTCCCGGAACACGCACACCACCTCATCCGACACCAAAGCAAGGTCAGGGTGGTGCTGCCCAATCAAGTCCAGGATCTTCTGGTGGATCTCGTCGTTCGCCTTCCAATACTCAACAGCCATGTTGAAACTCCTATCTCCCGTAAAGGGTCACACACTCTTACCCGCCAGCAGGACGGTCAGACCCCCCAATAAGACCCTCAAAGCCGAAAGGCTTTCCGCAGGCCAGAGGTGCCAGAACGCTCCCAGACCTCTCCGGGGTCTTTCCCTCCCCGATAACGAACATCCCGACACCGGACGCCCACCCGCTCCAAACGACGGGGGACCCCCGGAACCCACTTCCCCGTGCGCTCGTCAGTGAACCCCGTAGCCTGTCGGCGGCCTGTCTCATCCTCGTCAAAGACAAGGTGGACGAAAGAGGTAGAAGAAACATACCGCTGTAGAAAAAGGAGGTGGCGTTTCCGAAGTGCAGCCCCGCCTGTGGCAAGCACCACGTCCTTATCCGGGACAGCGTGGGCCAAGGCAAGATCAAAGACCCCCTCGACTATCCAGACATCCCCGCCATCCCAGATCCGGCGAAAAGTGGAAGGAGTGAGTCCAACAAACGTGGGAATCCAACGTGCTTCAGGAAGGTGGTACTTCTTGACCGCTTTCGGTCGATCCCCCCACGCCCGAAACTCCAAGCCAACCACCTCGTCTCGCGGAGACCAAGTAGGAACCACCAGAGAGCCATGCCATCCTCGAAAATCTGAATCAGGGGCAGAGGTAGGGGGAGGGGTCCAAACCCCAATCCCAATGTCAGACACCAATGCTTCTGGAAGGCCGCGCCCGAGGACATATGCTTCCGCATCTTCCGACAAGCTCAACGATGACAATGCTTCTCGAAGCCACCTTTTCACTCGGGGTCGCCAATCAGGACCGCCACACCCCGCGCAGCATTATGAACCACCGTAGCGAAGAGGCCCTCCTTGAAGCAGAGGGTGGTGCCTACAAAAGAACGGTCAACAGGAACCACAACCGCCCACCCTTTAGGAACCCAAGGAGCTTCTCGAACCGGGACACCCTCGGGGATTCCTACATCGCGGGTAGAGGGCGAAAAGAGAACCTCTACATCCCCAAACCCATAGTATTGGAGATGGGCCAGGGCCTCCCGAACCCCCTTCTCTGACAGAGGGTGGCAGTTCCCCCATTCTTCGGCGTCCCCTTTGATTGCAATATGCTCGATGAGGGATTTAGCGTGACCTTGGTGATTGGTCACCGCAGCCCGAACACAGTTGTTGGGGTGGGGGCGTTCAATCCAGAGAGCAGACTTGGACGAGGACACCAAATACGGAGCCAACTCCCGATCCACCGGAACCTCTACAAGAAGAGGTGTCTTCTTGCCCAAGTCGTAGGGGATCATCTGGGTAAGGGTCACCATGAGAACGCCCTCTTCCACCAGGGTTTCGACACCTCCCCCTCTATCTCCTGGAGACGGTCAACAAGACGGTCAAGGTGGTGTTGGGCCTGGACAGCTTCCTCTGGAGTGTCAGCCCAAAGAGGGATGCCTCCCAAGGAGCCAACCAGGGTTGCTCCCGGCATCAAGCTGTCCTCGGTGTCCACCGAATCCGAAAGCACCCACATCAAGACAGCGACATCAGGATAGAGCGGGGCAATCGTTGAGACAGAAGCGCCCTCAAAGGTTTTCTTTAGCTCCTTCTTCAAGTTGTCCTTCGCAGCGTCAGAAAGATCCGGTGAGGTACGCACGGCCTTGGCCAGAACTCGCTTGATATGTCGAAAGCGAGCCTGCTTTAGCTTCTGTGCGACTTCCCCGGCACTTTTCATGTACGGACCTCTTCAAAGCTGGCCGAGCTTCCAACCTTTTTGATGCGGTACGCCTTGTTGGCAGCTTCCACCAAGACACGATTATGGGTGACCGCGAGTATATCCATACCTACCCGTTCAGCGAGCAGTGTCAGGAACTGGCCGACACGGGGGACATAGTGTTCCGCTACCGCCCCCAAAGACTCATCCAGCAAGAGCAAGGGCCGCATACCTCGACGCAACACCACAACCACACGCAAAAGCACCGACTGTACGGCTGTAACGGAACCCCCGTAACCCTCGGTCGAAGGGGCATCGGTGATGGTTCCATCAGGCTGTCTTTGGACTGTGAACAGGTTGACCGCTACACGACCTCGCTGAACGTCGATCTCACTGCGAACTGAAAGGTCCATGTCATCGAAAACGGTACGAAGGCCCTCCGTCAACAACGATTCAGCAGCCTGGGCATTGGCGGCGATCTCCTGGTCTATGAGAAGACGCAGAAGGTCGGCCACACGATCCAGGATTTGCCCCTCGGCTTCCAAGGACGCAACCACGGCCTCCCCTGAAGCCATGCGCTCCTGAACGGAATCCCTACGGCCTTGGGCACGGGAGAGGTTGTCGCGTAGTTCCGCAAGCCGTCGCTTATGGCCTACTGCCTCCACACAACCACCGTATGATAGTTGCTATCGGTAGAGCCGAAGGTCTCCGCGTGACGGAAGGCCACGAAGCCGCCCTTTCCGCGACGGTTGACGCCAAGGTTCAGATCACCAAGACCGAAATGGTCGATGATCCCCAGCAAGTAAGAATAGTCCACGACGAAACCCTCTTCCGAAAAAACATCTGCGTTCTCCAGAGAGCTACACGGGACCGGGTACTCATCGTCTCCCCCCGCTTCAGAAGACATCGACAGGATCACCCCCTCACCATTGGCGCGTACACGCACTCCGGTGTTGTCCTTGGGGGCAGAAGCGGAGAGGACCGACACTGCCGACCGGAGATCCTCACAAGCCACCGTGAAAGAAGCCTCATCATCAGCTTCTCGATCAACCTTGAGAAGGGGAAACTCAGCCTGCGGCCTCGAAACACCCAAATGGGAACCGTCCTCTCGGGCAATGAAAAAGGCAGCATCGTGCTGAAACAAGGAAACCGTGCTGGTGTCCAATGACTTGGCCCCTGCCGGACCCACAGATTGAGACAAGAACCGTGCAAGGGTGCTCACATCCTTCCCTGCAACGCGAAGGTTGCTGTTTTCCAGCCCCTCCACCTCAACCAAAGAAACTGTCCGTCGATCAGACGACCACAGCACCCCGTCAATCACCTCCACCTGACTAATGGCAGGCCGAGTGGTGTCCTCAGCCGCCACGAACCTCTTGGAGTACCCCAAGGCAGCAGCAAGCTGAACGGAAGACACACACCCTGCATCCTCAGCTTCCGAGAAGGTGTTGTCCCAATAAGGGAACTTGGTGGGGTCAAGAGAGCGAAGCCGGATCTTGCTGCGACCGCCAGAGGCCGACACTTTGCCGCCTTCTCCAGATTCAAGCGTAAGGGAAGTACCCGACACACCGCCAAGCCACTTGTCCAGCCGCCAAGCCTCCACCGTGAAAGCATCCCCCTCATCCCCCTCCACACTGCACTTGAGAGGGGCACGGGCGAAAACCCGTTGGCAGTAGGCGAGAACCTCGGCCCCGCCCTCCGTGGCCCGGAACAAATAATGAGTGGAGAGGTCATTCCCCGTTGTCCCCACCACAAGGCGGGCGACCTGCAAGGCGGTTTCCAGGTCAACTTTGGCGGCTTCGATCTTCATCAGGGGTTCTCCAGATACGGGGTAAGGTTGAGTTGGGCTTTTTCGAGGTCCTGCTCAAAGGTTTGCACGCCTTCGGCGTAACGAGCTTGCAGGTCTTCCAGGACCGAATCCAGCTTTGCAGGGTCAAGCCCTTTATCCCGGATGGCCTCTTCGACCTCGGAGAGAGTGGTGCGAGCAGCATCGAGACGACCCTCAACCCGCTGAACATCAGCGGCCAGTTGGTCACGGGTCTGCATTGCTTGTTGCAGTCGCTGGTCCAGTTCTTCCATCGGATACCTCCACACAGAAGTACCCACCCGAACCCACGAAAGACCCCCCTACAGGGAAAGGTCTACGAAGCCGTCTGAATCGCTCAAGGCATCAATCTTCTTGGGCTTACGGCTTCTGCTCGCCTTCTGTTCCTTCCGGGCATCGCAGACACTCTCGAAGTCGCAGAACCGGCAAACGGACGCGGAGGGGGTAGGCTTGAACTTCTCGTAGCGCATCCCCTTTTTGGCATCGACAGCACGCTGGGCCAACCCACGAAGGTCGTCCTCCGTGAAATCAACCCACTCCACCCCCTCTTCAAGCTCGCCCTCTGTGTTCTCGGACCCATAGGGAAACCTGAACCAAACAAAGGCCAGTCGATCCGGCATCACCTTGTAAGCCAGCTTGAAAAGCATGGCGTACCACCTCAACTGGTCTGGATCGGTGTACTTCATCTTGTGAAGGGTGTTCTTGCCGTCAATGATCGTGATGCCGGTGTCCTCTCGACGGACAATCGTATCGGCACGGCCACCTACGCCGTTCCACTTATCAATCCACCCTACGAGGTTGACCTCTGCTTTGGCATAAGGCCCAAGCAGCTTGTGGGCCTTCATCGTGGAAAGGTATCCCACCACCCCATCCCGGCAGACCTGACGCAAAGAGCGTGAAGATCCGGCAACCCGGTAGTCGATCCAGTTCCGCTCCTTGGAGGACTCCCGATCCCATTCCGAATCAACAATCTCCAGGAGGCGCTGCTTCAGGAGGGCAGGCTCGCGATACAACTCATCGTTGTACATCCGCTCGATGGCGTACTGCGTAACAATCCCCATGACGGCGTGGTGTCGAGTGCGCCGAACAGGGATGGGCTTTCCTTCCCCTGGGCCTGCTCCGACATCAAGGGTTCCCCACCCCTTTGTCCACAGAAACTTCTGCGGACACTCCTCATACATTTTGAGGTGGGACCAGTAGAGGGTGGACTTGTTATTCAAGAGGTTCTCCAGTTCACACAGTACCTACAAATAGGCCCCCTGTGATCTTCTCCCAGGGGGCCTATTCAGCAGGGAGGTCGGCTATCAGGTGCCGCCCTTCTTCTTCTTTGCGGCAGGGGGATTGTCACCATCATCCGCAGCATCGCCGCCAGAAACTGACGTGGGGGCAATAGCGGAGTTGAGCATGTCGAGAACCTTCATCAAGCCTTCAGGCGGCCCGTCGTCGCGTGCAACGACTCTGACATTGTACTTGGCCGAGTTGTCCGACTTACGGGTGTTAGAACTATGGGTAGCAACATGCCCGTGGACATGAACCTTCATACTGAAGATGCCGTAGTTCAACTTGGCCGTCGCATCCAGATCGGCTTCTGAATCGGAACTGGACTCACTGCTGGTGCTTGAAGACACCGACATAGTGAAGTCCACTTCCGCTTCCTTCACCGACAGTGAAGGGGTGTTGATGATGGCCAACAAGGGGACTTCAAGGTCCACCTTTTCTGTGCTGACGGTTCCATCGGGAAGTTGTGTGGGGCGGGTGAAGCCAAAGTCAACTGTACGGGCCGAGTAGCTGCCACTCCCGTCGTCCTGGAGACCAATATCCTTGATGAAGGACGCGCTGGCGTTCGCCAGAAGGGTTTGTGCATCGCAGGCTGCCTGCAAAGGACCACCAATCAGGTCCTTCATGGGCAAGCCCTTGAACTGGGAAGACATATTTACAAGGCCGTCAGCCATTTCTTACTCCTACGCTGGGAAAGTTTTGAGGATTTTATCGTTGATCCGCATCATACCCTCGGAAGGGTCTTCCCCCTTGAAGGTCACCTCTACTTTCGCCATAGTCTTTCTACTGAAAACGCCTGCGGGGGTACTGGCAAGCATGTTTTCGCTGCCTGCGCCCTCGGACTCCAACTCCTCCAGGCCATGAAGTTCGACCTCGAAGTTGATCTTGAGGGTATCCAGCGCGACAGACTGGTGCTTCACCAAGGAGTACAGAGGAACGTCATACTGTACAGGCTTTATCTCCTCCCCTTCAGGGGTAGGAAGAACGAGTGACAAGGTTTTCGGCTTCCACACCCCCGTAGGGGTTCCGTCCTCGTTGTGAACCTGACTGAAGTAGTCTTTTTTCAGGGACTGGATCGAAGTCTCACGAGCAACCTTGGTGGCCTGGATCACAGCCTTGTGGAGAGCTTGGAACAACGCATGGAGTGGGAACTGTTTAGCCATAATCTACCTCTATACCCGCTCCAGGTAAGACAACGCCCTCTCCCGGACCTCTTGAGGAACATCCGCGAAACCCTGAACTACATCGGCCAAGGTTTCCCCCGCCTCGCTCTGGAGTGAGTCCCGGATAGCCGACACGAAGGAATCCATCTCGACTTGGCGCTGGACTTGGCGGGCACGGCCCTCTATATCGAACACCTCCTCGGAAGGCTTCACCCGAAGCCTCACGACCTTAGCCGTCATCTCCTGCTCCGAGAAAGACAGGAGAACACACGCAGGGCGACGGCCTACATCGTCCTGGGACAGCGTCCCTCGGGTCAGGCTTCCGACATTCACGAAGGTCTTATCCTGTAACTCCACGATGCCCTGGTCTTTATGCCAATGCCCAAAGAGGAACATATCCGGGGCTGTGTCACGGAGAGCTTCGTACTTGATGATGTCCTCCCCCTCAAACATCGAGCCGCCCTTCTTGGAAGCCAAGACATGGGCCACACAGATGAGGTAGTCCTCGTCCTTGCGCTCGATGTAGTGGAAACGGTCCATGGCATAAGTAGTGCCGTGGTAGGGCACCCCCACCACACGGACCTTCACCCCATCCTTCTCAAATACGGCCTCGTGTTCGTCATAGAGCCTGCGGAACACACCGCTGGCATACAGGACTCCAAGAGGCTGTTGTGGAAGGAAGGAGTAGTCTCCGTAGATCGAATCGTGGTTGCCCGGAGTGCAGTAGACGGGGCACGGATAATCGGCGTGGTGCTCCGCAGTTCGATGGACCAAGGAATGGGAGTTCCGGCCCGGTGACTTGATATGGAAGAAGTCGCCGCCGTCCAGGATCGCTGCTGCACCGACCTTCTTTGCTACACGGCGAACCTGATCCAACTTGTCGAACACCGTAGCAGCCCAATCATCGGTGCGACTGGAGGGTGCTTTGTCAGAAAGGTGGACATCAGTGCGCCAGACAAGTTGAATCATTTGGAAGAAGCCTCCATGAAGCGTGATTCGTGAAGAGGAGCATCTTCATCAAATACGGTTTCACAGGTGGGACAGATCCCCCGGTCTCCCAGAATGGTCCAGAAAGTTTCTTGAGCCTCGGATAGACGGACCCCCGTTTCTCGAAGCTCCACTTCCAGGAGGCGCACCGCCTTACGGGCTGTGTGCAACCGTCCCCCAAGCTCTTGAACCTGTTTGATGGCGCTTGCCACCTTCTCCACCCCGGCACTGGAAGGGAGGGGGTGCTTCTCCACCGCCTCCAACACTCCAACAGCCCTCTCCACAGCGCCCTGGGAGGAGCGAAGCTGCTTCTGAAAGGTTCTTGCCTCCTGGACCCCTGCCCGTACATCCCTAAACCACTCACGGTGCGCCAGAGGCACAAGTGAGGGGTCAAACCCGTCAAGGGCCTTCACCACACCCTGTGTGGCTTCAAGCTGCCTCTTCAAGTTGGCCACCTCTTGAACCTCTACATCCAGAAATGAGAGGGCCTCGTAGGCAGTAACCGCACTGTCCACGAGCAGAGCGGCCTCGTCCAGCCCCTCAAAAGTCCTAAACTCCTCCTTCAAAGCCACTGCATCTTTGCGACGTATCTTGAGTTCAGAAGTGACCGAGCGCCTGTCTGATTCAGAGAGTCGAAGGGCATCCGACAGCCTCCCTACCCGATCTACATCCGAAAGAGCCTCGGCCACCACCGACCCTGGACGGTCCACCAGAAACAGCACTCCCCCGAACTGTTCCGCGATTTGAGGCCACAACCTATCGGAAGCGGCCTTCACCTCTTGAAGACCGATGGCAGCAACCTCGGGAGGGACCCCTCGACCGACGTTATCAAGCACCTTCCCGTTGAGGGTGTAGCGGTTGATCTTCTTGCCCTTCTCCCAACGGACAACAGCATCCTCAAAGGTCATGTCAACCGTCAGGTGGGGGCAACCGTGACGAACCAGGGAGCCAGCGGGGGCATTGGTGAACACCCCCCGAATAGCTCGCATCAACGCACTCTTGCCGCTGTTGTTAGGGCCGGTAACGACAGTGAAGCCGTCTATCTCAATCGAAGCATCCTCGATTGACTGAAAGTTCTGAAGTCGGACAAGAACGCTCATAGCACCCCCATCCTTCCTACTACCCGGTCAACAAGCCATCCCACCTACCCCAAGACCTCGCTCAAGGCGGCGTCGATGTCACTCTCTTCTTCCACGTCCTCTTCCTCATACACCTCAACGGACCCAAGGAGAGGGTAGACCTGCGAGCACAGGTCATTGTAGGCATCAGCATCCTCAATCAAGTAGTCCCGGAGCTTCTCGATGCCCTGCTTCTTCACCAGACCATCAGGCCGATCCCAGGACAACCAAGCCCCTCCCTTCTTGATGAGTCCGTGTGCGATAGCGATCTCCAAGATCGAACGGTAGTTGTCGATGCCCTCGCCCCAACGGATGTAGAACACGACCTCCCGGCCCTGTGACTTGGACATCTTGCACTTGACCGCCTTGGCCTTGATGATGCCGCCGATGACACGCTCATCAGTGCGGTGGGTCAGTGCGTCATGGCGTCGAGACTTCTCATTCTGCACACGACGAAGCTCCAAGCGAACACTGGAGTAAAACTTCCAGGCGTTGCCACCCTGCGGCTTCGTCTTGGGGCCGTAGGTCTTGCCAATGTCTGCCCGAACCTGGGAGATCCCCAAGACAGCGGTTCCGCTCTTGGCGATGACACCTTTGAGGTTGGGGAGTTCCTGGGACCAAACAGCCTGAAGCTCTCCGACCTTGGACTGTTCACCTGCCTCGATCATGTCGCGCTCCGCGATACGACGAGTCACCGCAGCACCAACAGAGTCGAACACGATGAGGTCCACCCCCGCCGCCGCAAAGATCATCGCGAACTTGATGCCTTCTTCCAGGGAATCCGGCTGAAGAAGCTCGAACTTATCCGGGTCCGTGATGGGAACCCCAAGGGCAGCGGCATAGTCGGGAACAATGTCGTTCTCCCAATCAATGTAGACGACAGTGCCTCCCTGGGCACAAGCTGATGCTGCGGCTGTAAGGGCAAGTGTGGTCTTTCCTGCACTCTCGTGCCCCCAGACCTGGGTGACACGACCACGAGGAAGCCCTGGGCAGGGAGCAACCCCAAAGGTGTTGGCCTCGCCCCCGATCAAGAAGTCAATAGCGGTAGACCCCGTGGGAAGGTGGGGTGCTGACTCTTGGAGGGCTTCTGGATCCAAAGGAACATGAGCCTGCTCATAGGACTTGGTCATCTTCTTCTGCACGAACTCACGAGCCTTGGAAAGCGCGTTCCCAGACACCTTGAGGGCCTTCTTGTCAGTGCTACTACTCTTCTTGGCTCTGGGCATGGAATCTCCTGTATCAGCGGGACCAGATGAAAAAGCGATCATTCTCCCGGTGGATGATCCCCCGCCGTTCTTCACGGCCAGCTTTCCTCCCTCGGACATATTTCTTCACTTCCGTGAAGTACCTGTTTTCGGTAGCAGAAAGACCCCCCTCGGAAACAACCCCTTGGTGAAAAAGCCAGAACCGAGAAGCCAGTCGAGCCACAAGGTAGGCATCGGCTTCATTATGGTTCCACCGGCCACCACCGGAATCCACCCGAGCGGCTTCAACCATGTCGGTTTTATCCATCTTCCACTTGGGAGGACGCACAATGGAATCACGGGCGTGGGCCTTTACCTGCATAGGGGACCAGAACACTACATCACAGCCCTCGGATTTCAGGGCTTCGCAGGAGTAGAGGAAGAGGCCGTACATGCCCTCGCTCCACATGTCGTTGAAGATGGGGAACTCGATCCCAACCCGGTCAGGCTGGTACTCCTGAACAACACCCTGCAAAGAGGAGCGCATCTTCATGTACCGTTCAAGGAACTCCATCTTGGAGGGGGTACGAAAACGGCCCCTGGCGGGACACCGTGAGGGGTCTCCGACAGGGGCCGTCGTATCGTGCAAGGCCCACCCATAGTTTGTCAGGGACGGGTCCAAGCCAAGGACAAGCATCCTATCCGTCCAGAAGGCCGTCCAAGAGGTTGTCCACTTCCTTGGAGGTGTTGGCCACAGCCCCTCCCCCGTTGACGGGAGTTTCAGCCTCCCCACCGAGCTTCTCGCGGATCTCGTCAACCGTCAGGTCACGAGCGAGTTCCCGGTGGATGCCGTCTGCAATCGTCTTGGCCTCGGCCATGATGCGATCAGCAGCTTCCCGAAGCTGGCCTTCCTGTCCAAGCAGCTTGAACAGCAGGTTGTTGTTCTCGGGAGTGAACGTCATCTTGTGGTAGGTGGCGTCCGTGCAGGTCATGCTCAAGTCATGCTCCAGCAACGAGAACTTGTTGTGGATACGCCCGATGTCCTTGTACTTGTCAGGCGAGAAGATCCAGGGCATGACCTGATAGCCAGTCCCAGCCTTGAACGAGGCAGCGTCGAGGTCGCCGTTCTTGTCCGTGGGCCAGATCACCATGACAGTGGCCACGCTCTGCTTGGGCTGGCCGAACTCGGCGTAGGCAGGCCCCTTGTACAGAAAGTAGCCGACACCGGGCTTGTAGATGCGTTCGCAGCCCGTGAAGCGAAGGTTGGAAGGATCAGTGGAAGGAACGCCGTCCTCTCCAACATCCTTGAACCACGCGAGGCTCACACGGTAGGTGCGACCAGCCTCGGGCTTGAATCGAGTTGCTTTCTTACCGATGCGGTCGTCGCCGCTACCGATGCTAAAGTCCATGAATCCAGTGGACATATCGTTCTCCAAAAAGGCGCGGGTGAAAGTGCTTCTTACGAGCGATGTAGGAAAGGTTGCGCCTGAAACCCTTTACCCACGGAAAAAGGAAAGAGACCCCCCCTACCCGAAGGAATCTCCCAAAAGTTCATCAATGTCCAAAGTGTCGGGTGAACGGGACTTTCCGGCATCCAATGCAGCCAAGAACTCATCCACCTCATTATCGCTGCCCTGTGTAGGCAACCCTTCCTCCAGGGAAGGTTCCGACGTTACAGCTTCCGGGATGGGTGGGGGTGCATCCACCTCCACGTCCTCTCCTGTAAACATGGCCTGCAAGTCACGGATAGTGGTTGCATCAACGTGCGGGGCAGCATCGAGGTCCGGTGCCTCGACACCAGGGGCAGGCTTGGACCCCCAACGGCCCCCCAACCCAATCTCTTCCTGACACAGCTTCATCTGATCCCGGATTCGAGCCTGGGTGTCTTTGAGGTCCGCACGCTTCGCCTTGATGACGGTCATCACAGCCTCCAAGTCCTGGAGGGTGAGTTCCTGGGAAGCAATATCTTCCTTCTCGGAGCGCAGCTTCATCGTGGCGATGGCATCCCGATCCTTGACGTTGCGGCCAGCCCGAACCTCGGGATCATTGGTCATAAGGTCTTGCATCTGGAGATCGAAGTCAGCCTGTGAACTCCGGTTCGCATGACGATACTGCTGAAGCCACTGTGAAACCTGAAGATAAACGCGCTCCGTCTGTGCCAGATGGCTACGGGCTGCTGCGATCTTCAGCGTAAGGCGACGAGGACCGTACTCCAGAGGGTTGGGGTCCAAGTGAACCTCCATATCCTCCAGACGAGAGAAGATCCCCTCGACTACCTCTTGGGTGATGTCAGGCAAGTCTCCCATTTCCAACCTCTATGCCGCTTCTTCTTCTTCGGCTTCAGCAGCAGTCTTACCCTGAAGCTCCGAAAGATGCTCGACCGTGTTGTGCTTGATCACGCGAACCTTGTTGTCGAACTGGCTCTTGCTGACAGCACCATCGGTGAGGGCGGCTCTCCACGCAGCAATATGGCACTCCATAGAGAGGAGGATATGGGCCACGCGAGCCTCCTCCAAGGTCATGCCGTTGGCTGCGCTGTCCTCGGTGTCCACGGAAATGTCAACGTCGGCACTGCCTCCCGCGTCGTCCTGAACAGAATCCCAAGCTGCCGACATACCGGCAAAGAAGTCGCCGCGCTTGGTCTTGACGGCACGGGTTGCAACAACCTTGGTGACGCGCATCTTGCCTTTCACGCGGGCAACGGTTTCCTGAAGGCGCTTACGGCTCTCTTCGGTGGTACTCATGACGGCTCTCCTTTTATCCGGCCCCAAAAAGGAGCGGTAGGACCTACTACACCCCCCACAAACAAAGGAACCCCCCTACTCTCCGCAGGCTTGGGAGATTCGGGTGGCAAACATCGTGTTCCGCTGATCTGCCTTGGCGTTTTGAACAGCCGAAGCAATCGCGGAAGCCTTGCCTACCAGCACCACCTTCTCTTTGGCACGGGTGATCGCGGTGTAAAAGAGGTTGCGCTGAAGCTGCCGACCGAAAGAGGGGACAACCGGCATCACGATCACGTCGTACTCCTGCCCTTGGGATTTGTGGACCGTCTGTGCGTAGGCCAGTCGAAGGCGAGAGACAGCATCCTTGAACGCAAACCGAACATGACGCGGAGGGGTCCCAGGCATCCCGTGGATCTTCACCTCGATTTCCCGAGCCTTGCGGTCAATCCGTGCGACCTTTCCAACATCCCCGTTGTACACGTCCAACCCATAGTCGTTCCGAACCACCATCACACGGTCATCCTCTCGAATCACCTCACCCCCCAGCCGAACCTCGACCAGCCCAGCAACACCAGGATTCAAAGATGACCGGATACGGTCGTTCAACGCAGTCACCCCCACAGAACCAGCATGGCGTGGGGAAAGGACTTGGAAGTTGGCCCTGCGCTTGTACAAACTGGCCGCCAGTTCCACGACGTAGTCAGCGGCTTCGTCGTCCGTGATCTTGGACACCAGCACGAAGTCTTTTCCGTCACTGGTGGGGACATCCCCCCGGTGAACCGCATGAGCGGCCAAGATGATTCCACTGGTATCTTCTTGTCGGAAGATAGTGTCCAGATGAGATACCGGGAACTGGGCCGAGGACACAATCTCACGAAGAACATCCCCAGCGCCAACGGAAGGCAACTGGTCCGAGTCTCCAACGAACACAAGCCTGCAATCGGGGTCTGTTCCAGAAAGGATTCGATACAGAAGATGTTGGTCCAGCATGGAAGACTCGTCGCAAATGACGACCTTGGCAGGATGGGTGTTCCCCGGCCCGTAGTCCCACTTCTGCTTTGAGGCGTCATCCCCGACCCCTCGTTCAGAACTCTCCCCCACAACTCCGACGTAGGTGGCCTCCCTTCCACCAGCAATCTGAACGTCCTTGGCTCCAAAGGCCCGGTGAACGGTGGATGCCGGTGCCCGTGCCACAAGCGCCATGCGCTTGGCCGCGATGCCAGTAGGAGCACAAAGAAGGAAGGGGATATGCGTGTCGCGCAGAACATCGACCACCGCCTGAAGGGTGGTGGTCTTCCCGGTGCCGGGGAGTCCGGTAAGAACCGAAACAGGGGCCGTAAGAGCACGCAGGGCGGCTTCTCGCTGGGCTTCAGTCAAGGTGACCCTGCTGCCCGCAGACCAATCCCTCAACGCCCCAGCAGCCACCCTACGAAGAGATTCTTCGGAGGCATCCTCCACCCGCTTCCGTTCCGCTTCAGCAGAAGGGCCGAACTGGCCAAAGCCATCCAGGATCTTCTCCAAAACCGGCTCTGGAGGAAGGACCCTCGCAGCCAAAAGCTCCGCTGATTCACACTCCATAGCGTGAAGGCCAGGGTCGTAGAGGGCAAAGCCTCCCCCACTGCGCGGCTCTGCAACCAAGTCTCCCTCACCCTTCATAACAACCAGGGCCTCTGTGATGAGCTTGGCGTTATCAACCACCTCGGGGACCAGGGCGCTTACATGAGACACCACCTCAACGGAGGTGGCGAAAAGGTTGCCGTTGCGGGAGCAGTCTTGAATGGCGCTCATGATCGCCCCGCAGATGCGGCGTTGGGACGACATATCGACGCCCAGCTTGCGAGCCACTTCATCTGCTTGGGAAAACTTGACCCCCCTTACACGAACAAGGGACCAAGGATCTGCGAGGAGGCGCTCCTCCACCCCGACGCCAAAAGTCTTCCAAACAAGACCCACGGATCGGGAAGAAATGCCAGCCTCTCCCATGAGGCGCATGGCGTCCATGTAGACGCGAAGGCTCTGCCATCGAGAAGCAACGAACGTGCAGGTGAAGTCATCCAACCCTGATTCACGGAGAGCCTCTTCGCCTTTATCAAGAACTGAAGGAAGGGACTCGCCGTAAAACCTCTCCAACAGGGCGCATGTTCCCGCGCCTATGCCTTGGGAAGCCAGGGCTGAAAGACAAGAGGTGAGGTTCCAGCCAGGGGTTGAGGCAGGAGAACGGATTGCATGAAGCTGGTCCCCGTAGGTTTCGTGCTTCTCCCACTTCCCATCAAAGGAGACCCACGACCCAATCGACAGGGGGCCGAAGTTCCCCTTCACTGAAACAGGGCGGCTGTGCGGACCTTCATCCAAGCTCACCCGAAGCACAAAAAACCCAGCGTTCTCGTAAACGATAGAGGTGACCCGACCACTACATGGCACAGCCTTCCCCATCAATCCCCCTCTCCCAAATATGACTTGAGGCTCTCCAAAGTGGAGGTCATGTCCCCTGCCTGTTGAAGCAAGGACTCCAAGTCAGCCGTCTCGGAACTACCCGTCGGACGTTCTACGCTAACCCCCGTAGTGACCAAATAAACCTGCGCTCTGTGGCCCTCCAGGGGCGAAAAGAGAACCTGGGACTCCCCCACAAACCATTTACCCCCTCTACTTTCGAGGACCCCCTCCAGGAGTTGGCGGTGTAGCCACTGGGCATCCTTATTGTGGCCAGCAGGACACATCCCCGGAGGCCACAGGCAGGCACCCCCTCCAGGAAGGAGCGTGTTGGGAGGGGTGAGCGGTGTGTGGTGGACCATCAACTTCACAGCGCGGCCTGACAGTTTCTCGAAGATGTCGTCCAACGGGATGGGGTCTTCCCCGTCTGGAAAAGCAGTGGGAAGCGTGTCCCCCTCCATGACACGGAAGATGCCCCCGGCGATAGCAACAATGAAGTCCATACAGCGTAGTACCCCCCAGAAAAGAAAAAGTACCCCCAGGGGGTTCCCCTCCGACGCCACCCCCGTAAGGAGAACAAGAGAAAAACCCGCACTGCTTGCAGTCACGGAGGACCCCATGAACGAACTTTCCGCAAACAACGTCATCAGCTTCGCCAACTCACCCCGCGAGGGCCGCCGCAAGGGCGCAACGATGACCGTGGTGAATGACGCCACGGGTGGACGGGTGACCGTTCGCTTCCGTAAGCCCAAGGGCTTCAACAGCGTCCTGGTGGACGTGATGACCGGCTCCGACAACGAGGAGCACTTCAGCTTCCTCGGCACCCTCCGGGGCGAGCAGGTTGTCATCAGCCCCAAGAGCAAGGCTGGCGACAAGGGCCAACGCGCCCGGACCATCCTCAACTGGACGTTCGCTGCTGCTGGTCGTGATGACCTCCGCACCGTCCGGTGCCTCCACGAAGGTCGCTGCGGTCGCTGTGGCCGGAAGCTGACGGTGCCCGCGAGCATCGACAGCGGGCTTGGCCCGGAGTGCCGAGGCAAGTGAGCCTTCGCATCGAGCACGAAGAAGGGGAGCCTCGGTTCATCCAAGGCATCCCCAACCGCCCCCAAGAGGAACTGCGCCAACTGGTGTCAGACCTTCTCTCGGGGGCCGCTGTGTCCAGCGACCAAGTACCCCCCAACATGACGGGCATGGTGTTCCTGCCTGTTGCGATGGGAGCCTTCCAACCTCCAGAGGAACTGCGAAAGGCAGCGATGGGGTCTGCGGGGCCTCCAGAGAGGTTGGAGGAAGACCCCCCAAGGCCAGAGCACCCCGGATACCCCGAAGGTCCTGGGGACCCTCCAGAGAAGCCTATGCTGGATGTTGTGAACCCCCAACTCCTCAAGGATGTAGAGTGGGGAGAGGTGGATGATGAGGCGCTAATGGAAGCCCAGTCCCGCCTCAAAGAAGCGAACAACGCCCGCATAGAGGCATGGGACAAGGCGACCCGAGAATGGGACGAAGCCCAAGAAGCCAACGACCGAGAGCGCAGACGGATCGACACCGAGTACAGGGAAGCCCTGGCCTCATGGGAGGCGAGCCTGGACCCCCACAAAGAGAAGGTCGCAGAGCGCAAACGCCTTCACGATGAATGGGTGACGAAGCATGACCGCATCTTTGGCCGATGGGGCGAAGAAATGGGCGCTCTTGTCGGTTGGGTGAAGGATGCCTTCCCCCGAGGAGTCAACGGATACCCGATGTTCTATAGTGTCCAGGTCGTCAACAATGACGACTGGAAGCGAGTGCGGGCAGCCCTGGAACGAGAGCAAGAACGCCGCAAAGAGATCGAGGTTTAGCTCTGAACAGCAGCTTCCATCGACAGCTTGTCGAAGTCGATCTCACAGGCCCCGCCCACACAAGCAAGCTCCCGAGCACCTTCCCCCATGTCCTCTTTTTCGTAGTCCATCAAGAGGTCATAGTTGATGTCCGGGAAGTCGTAGACCCGACTCTCAAACTCTTCCTTGGTGATCTCCTCGTAAGGAGCAAGGTCATACTTGTGGTCGTCATAAGGCAAGAAACTCAACCCTGTGACCTCATCGAAGTTCTCGAAAAGCCACTCACCTACCTCGTCCCACTCGTGCTCACGGACGTACACCGTGGCTGACTGGTTGTGGCCTCGAACCGAACACCAAGTATTCATGACATGGAGATAGCGCCGAAGCTGCATCAAAGCAGACTCGTGGCTCCGCACCATCGCCCCTTCAGGCGACTTGACCGGGAACTCCACAACCCAAGTAGGACACTCCGCATCAGGAGTGTCCTTGTACTGGTTATCCTTGAAAACAGGTGCGCCTGAATCACGAACCAGATGGAAGAGCGGGTCGTTAGCCGAGATGCGAACCCGACGGATGTAGTAGGGCGCATACCGAGTGTGAAAGCCACTGGCGCAATCGACAAGCTGGCTGGAGTTCCCACTGGGCTTCCCACAAGTGATGGAAGCAGGCATGGGCATGTCAAACCACGCTGCCGCCACGGCGGCAGTCTCGCGAGCAACGGCATTGAAATGCTTGAGGGCTTCCGGGTCGCAGGACAACTCGGGATTGTCACAATGCCCTGTGATGTCCACGCCCAACAGCCGGTCCTCTTCACAGTGCTGGGACCATGCAGGACGGAGGTAGGGGAAGTTCGTGAACGTGGCCTGAATCGCGCCAATCCAAGTAGCCGTCCGAATCTTTCGAGAGAAAGATTCAACGGTATCTCCAGGGCGCATGATGGCCGCACTCAAGTTGCAGAACTGGCCGCCGCCACCTTCGCCGGTCCAGGGGTCGGTGCTCTTGGCGTACCGAAGCAGGATTTCCCCACAGGGGTTCGAGCGGCAGTCCGAACGACGCTCTGACCGCTTGGCGACAGGAAACATGAAGAACCCCCGCTCACCCGACCCGCTGTTACGGAGAGCTTCCCACTCCTTCAGGAACTCCTCCTTTCCAGGCTTCTGCTTCCAGAAAGCAGAGAAGTTGGCCATGTACCGACAGGTAGGGAAATCCCCTTTGCTCCAGTCCTTGGCGTGTCGCATCTCTTCGTCGTCTGGGTCGCTGAAGCAGATCAACGCAGCACGTCGGACACCGCCAGCCATGACGATTTCTCCAACCATGCAGGCAATATCCGAGGCTTCCACAGAGGAGAGAGGACGGCCTGAAGCAGCATCCAAAGTTTCCTGGCAGAAATCCAAGAGACGACGAAGAGGATCCGGTCCTGAAGCACGGCCTCCCTTCGTCACCAGACGAGCACCGGCAGGCCGGATCTGGGAGTAGTCGAAATCAACCGTGTCGCCTTTCCACATCATCGTCAGACCATCAAAAACCGCATTGGCCCAGCCCTGGGTGCTGTCTTCGATGGTGTACTGGGTCGTGTGTCCAGTGCGAGGGGAAACATCCGGGAGGTTATTCACGAACTCGCGCTCGACGCTGTAGCCCACGCCTGTGCCCATCATCAGAATGTAGAGAAGCTCGCTGAAAGAACGAAGCGAATCCAAAGGGATGAACGCACAGTTGTAGAACATGGTGTTGTCACGGGCTGCCGCTGGTCCTGCGGCCCACAAAGCACGCATAGAAGGAAGGGCATCAAACCGAAGGATGGAATCACGAATATCGTTCAACACCGGGGCAGGGATATTCCGGCAACTACGCAGAAACCCGACATATCGGTCTACGGCCTCCTCCAATGTCTCCCGACGGCCCTCCTCTTCCCGCCATCGCGGATACGTCCGAGTGAACACAAACTGGGAAAGCGCATTTGGGAACCCTTCGATTGGCTCTGCGGCTTCCGTCTCCGTCCCAACGGGAAAATGAGCAAGTGACAGTGGTTGGGAGGCGGTGACATCGGGGTTCATTCGGCGGCTCCTTCAAGGGCATAGCGGTAAAAGGCGTATTGGTCTGGGGCTATTGAAATCCTACCGGGATTGGGCACGGTGACAGCCCTCTGCGAGAACGGAAACCAAAGCTACCCACGGGGCAGGGGAGCCGCGCAAAACGGCTGCCTCCACCCTTGCAAGCCCATGCACAAGCAACCGAAGATTTGCTGTACCCCATCTTCTCGCAGCCGGAATCACGTCCCTTTCGACGGCCCAACGAGGGGTTCCCAAACGCTCTGCTATTTCCTGCGGATCTTTCGTGTTTTCAAGAAGATAACTGGCAGCCAACCACTCCATCGCGAGGTGCCCTGGACCTCCCCTTGCCCGAAGTAAAAGCATGAGAGGGTCCCCCGAGATCGAACCTTTTATTTGATAGAGGGCTTTTACAGTTTGTGTGGCTTGGGCAGCACCCAGTGCTTTTGCGAGGGGTTGGAGGTCCATCTCTGCGGATTTCCGTACCGTGCCTCGAAGGTGCTCCACACTAATCTCGGAATCCCCTCGGGCCTTGGCCAAGGCCGAAGCCTTCAAGACCTCTTGAGAGATCATCCCCAAATCAGTCCCCACCGCGCCCACAAGCCCTGTTGCCAGTTTGGTCCCCAGCGTGCTTCCTGGAAGGAGCCTCTGGGCTTCGTAAGAGGCGAAGCGGATTGCAAGAGCCTTGCGATCCTTGCGTGAACCCGGTCGCTCAAAGGGAAGGTGGACGAGCTTGGGGTGGGAAAGCGAGGGAGCCTTCTTTTTGAGGTCCCCTTCATGCAGAAGCAGAAGCGTAGACTCCACGCCTGAAGCAACATGATCCTCGACCACTCCAGGGTCCAACTTGGCTCCGTGGCGAACCACCACCAAAAGGGACTCCCCAAAAGTCAGGGCGCACGAAAGAGCGTCTTCCACTTCAGGAGTCGGGTGAGAATCCTCAACCCGGACGATGCGTCGGCCTGCTTTGGCTGCTTCACGACAAGCCACCTGAAGTTCGCGGTTCCAGAGAAAGGCTTCAGAACCAGAGATGGAGACAAGCGGGGGAGGGGCACTCCAGGACCAGGACATCAAACACCCCCTACGAGGGCGTCAGCCGCACGCAAGGGGCTTACGGGTGTGTGTTGCAGGGCCTCACGGATGCGTACCCACAAGACCGATGCTGCGGGATCCTCGGCTTCCTCTTCCAGATGGAAAAGAATGCCGTTCAACAAATCCGTTTCTGTTCCCTTGTGTTTCCGAAGGACTCCCAGGACACCGCCGAAATCTTGCTTCTTCAAGGCAGCCCACAGATCGGAGACTCCCGCCATGTCCTCCCACCGGACTACGGGGGGTCCCGGACACCAGACAGCGTGGACTCTGGAGATGATCGTGGGAATCACCGAGTTCCGATGGTGTGCCCAAAGCAATATCTGAAGGGAGGCGGTGGTTGATTCCTCCAGAGTTTTCAGGAGGGCGTCAGCCGCTTCCGGGGTTGCTTCGTCCACAGGACCCACCACCAGAAAGGGCTTCTTGTCTCCCACCCCTGCATGGGATGCCAGTTCCACAATGGTCCTGGAATCATCAACCTTCAATCCCCCATCTCCGATGACATCGGAGATGAGGCGACCTTCAGCCTCGGCAGTCTGTAGAGCGGTGTCCCGTGCTACGGGGCCAAAAAACAGACGAGCCGCCATCAGACAGAGACAACGAAACGGCCCTTGCAGGTTTCGCAAGAGTAGTGAATGGCAGTGCCCCCTGCGGGGAGCTTGAACTTCATAGCGATCTTTGAAGTCTTGCCTTCACACCCTGCTTTCGCCCGACAGGAGACCCACACAACCTTGCCCTCGTCTTTGTCGGGCTTGCGTGGAGTGGGGCGAGGTCTTTTCGGCTTCTGACTCATACTTCACCAGTACCCAACGGAGAGGGATCCTGACCCCCTGGACAGACACGTTCAAGGGAAAAAGTGTCAAGCGGCTTCAGGGGTATCCGGCTGCTTGGGCGTACTCAACAAGCAGCTTCCCGACCATCTCAATGAACTGACTCCTGTCCGGGTAGAGATTGCCAACGGCCTCTCCCTGATAAAAGGCTGTCGTCCCAACAGTCGTCCCTGCTTCCAGCGCGGTCCCGGCAGAAGTCTCGGCAACAGATCCCCCGCCAGGAGCGTAGGCTGTGCTTGGCAAAACAACTGACGAGCCAGAAGAAGGAAGGGTTCCTGACCACCGCAAAAGCCGGTTATCGGACATCATGGGCACAACAACGGATTCCCACTGTTGCCCGCTAATCCAAAGGTTCCGAGGAACGAGAGCGCGGACCTCTTGAGAGACTTCCTCAACAAGACGGAATCCAACCTTGCGTGAAGGGTGTGCCCGAGTTGATGAAGGGTAAACCGCCCGGAGCTTGCCCATAAGGACGAGCCACAACGGACCTTTCAGACACTTGGAAAGTTCAGTGGCGGTACGGACAGGGACTCGACTACCGCCCCTGGAGCCACGAAAGATAGTTCGACTCATCCGATCCTCCTACGAGTAGGAGGAGATAAGGACTTGATTGATTGTCTCTGTTGTTGTCTGGGTTCTATCTCTCTCTACTACCTTCTTCTTATCTCTCGCTACGCTCGTTCTATTTCAGTCGAACCTACGGTTCTCCTTACTTCTCTATCCTTTCTAATCCTTCCTTATGTCTGTGGAAGGCAGGACAGATTGTAAGGGGGTTCGAGGAATCCCACTCTCTAAACGGCTCTCTTCTATGAAGGCCGAGGTAAAGGCTGATTCCGAGGCTCCGCTCTTGCGAGGGGGGAGCAACCCTTGAAGTTCCCTATTTCTTATCTCCTGTGAGGTTGATCCAAACGGCGGGGTTCCTTACCGCCCTGGTTTCCCAGGTCCCGGCAATCCTCGAATCAACAAGCTCACAGTCAGACAACTGGCCACGCTGTTCAAGGATCCCAAGACACTCTTATGAGGTCTGGACGTGGGTACTCTATAGGCAGCGGAGAGGTCATGCAAGGAATCCCCCAAAATCCAGGTCGCTATGAAGTATGGATTGCCAAGGAGGACGGCGATTGTGCGCGTCCTTTAGAGAAGACCGGATCTTTTGTTGACCTTGGTGAAGCTCTCTTGTGGGCGGGGCGAGTGCTCCGTGGCTTGGGTGGCTCTTCCCTCCAAGCTCAAAACAGCCGTCTTGTCGGTGAGGGGTACGCCTGCAACAGCATCGTTGTAAGGGACCCGGATGCAGCCACAACCTTCTGCACGGCCATCTCCAATGCGTCCCTCACAGAGAATGACGGGACCACCTCTTCCTCTACGCCGTCCCAGACCGTCCCAATGTGGGAGCCTGATGACCCGGACATTCCGGTGGCCTAAAAGAGTACGAGAGTCTCTCCTTGGGCACGGCCTGCGTCTGTTGCCAAGTAGCTGTCACCCTTATGGATGGTGAGAAGACCTCGACCTCCAAGCAGCCGGATTGCCCGGTTGAAGTGGGCGGGAGGATATTCCAGATCACCCTGAATCTCGTTCTTGGTGGAGAAGGGTTCCTCGATGACATACTCCAGGATCGTCTTCGCCATCTTCAGCGTGATTGACGATTCCCGAAGGTCCGACCGAACACGGGCGGTCAGGTGGCCTGCACGCAGGACGGTGATCCCCTCGCTGTCTGCAATCTCTTGCCGAGAAGCCCCGCCACACATGAGGTCGAACACCCGAAGCAGCCGCTCATGGGATTGGGGACGAGCAGCACGGAGGCAGTCTCTTGCGAGGTCCAGAAACTCCGCATCAAACTCACTCTCTTCGTCTGCATCATCCATAATGTCGAACTGCCCTTGAAGAGCCTTCCCGTTGTCATCGGTGGCGTAGACAACCGAGAACGAAGTCACGTCCATCGCATCGTCCGCGATCTTCCCTTCGTTGTGGTACTCCCGGTCTGTCCGTGATCCGCGCATCTCCCGAAGCAGTGCATCCTGACCGCGACGGCGAAGCTGGTTGATGATCTTGCGGCCAATCCAGTCAGCGAGATTGGAGAGGCTGGGCTGGTATCCGCGTCGAAGGTGGGCATCGAAGGAGCCTTCAGCGCCCCACTGCCCGATAGCAATATGGACAGCGCCCACAATGTCTTCCCTGGTTTCCAGAGGGAAGCGGGCACGGAGCTTGTAGGAGAGGCGATTGACCAGCCCGCTTTCGAGCCGCTGGTTCAGCCATTCCCGAGTAGTCACGTTGCCTTGGAGGGTGAGGGCCACGGCCTCCTGCTCCTCCCGCTTGACGCGAGCGATGAGGTCCCTCATGTCACCCTGAATAGCCTTATAGAGTTCAGCAGCGAACTCCTCCACGGCATGACGACCACGGTAGCCGTGACCGTAAACAACATCACGGTTGAACAGCTTCCGGCCACAGCCTTGGGAATCACCAAGGGAGGCAAAGGCTTCGCGAACCAAGGAGTCGCAGGTTTCGGGGGAGTCAGGGTTCTGGAGGCGAACGGCGTCAATCACTTCGATGAGACGCGCAGTTCGTGCTCGCAACACGGGCTTGGCTTGGGGCATCGGGTTCCTCGTCTTGACCTGGGACAGCAAGCTGCTTGAGGTCTGGGTAGGGTTAGGGTGTTGCGACGGGTGACGATGCTCTTGCCGAGCGGGTCTGGGAAGCAACGATCTGATCGTAACACGAAATCGCGTGTGTGCGAGCCAAGAGTGGCGTTTTTTCTTTGTCTATCGTCACGGTCCATATGAAACGTGGGATGGCGAGCCAGAATCCCGTGGAGGTAGATATGACACGCATCATGGCGAAAGCAAGAAATCTCATGGAGTCGCTCGCAGAGGAAGATCCTCTGCGGGGCAAGCTGGCATCTTTGCTCAAAGAGGCTGGCATCCGGGACGACCTTTTCGCCCGTGCTTCAGTTCTGGAAGGGGCGCTTGGCCTCCCCGCAAACTCCTTGGCCCGCACCCCTTCCAGGGATCTTGTGGATATTCAGCGGAACTTCCCTGACATCAACGAGCAGTTCTTCGACCTTCGCCGCGACTACGATCTCTACGGAGCGGTGATCGGAGGGGCCAGCCAGATCCGAGGAACCGAGTTCACCCCTGATGAGATTGCCCAGTCGTTGATTGCAGGGCTTACCATCAAGAACCTGGATCGGGTGAAGGGTGGAAGCATCTACCGCCGACTGGGTGAGAAGCTCAAGAACCAAATCAAGTCAGGCCGCGTAGATATGAAGGGCCTTGCGGGCACTCTCCGCAGATGGGCTGCCACCCGAGCGATGGATGTCATCGACCGACGGCCACAAGACAGCCTCGATGAAATGTCTGATGGCGACAACGCGACCCTTATCGACCGTTTTTACAGTGACCCTGGAACCTCCGAAACAGCACTGGCTGTCTCTTTGGTGAATGATCCCCGCCTACTTCGAGAGATCGACCGTGCGGTGCGGGGGCAGATCGGGAACGCTGAAGCACAGGTTGCTGTATGGGAGGCCATCCTGGCCAATCCCGGACTCCTGGATGTCAAACGGAATGGCGTAGGCGTAGACCAGCAGGGCCTTGCTGATGTTCTCTCCGAGGGTGGAAGGTCCGTGTCCAGGCAGAACGCCGGAAGGAAGTTCCGGGAGAAGGTTCTCCCGGCGATGCAGAATGCCCTCGCGAATGACGAGAGGCTCCAGCAGACCCTGATGCGGGACCGAGAAATCCAAGAGGTCTTCCAGGACGCCATGCGGCTCGCTGCCGGATACGCCCGCAAGTCCATGCGCGGGGGAGACTACGGAGGGGCTGCGAGTAGCAAGCAGTTGGTGAAGGACATGATCGCCAACATGCGACGGGTGAAGACCCCGGCTGAACGAAGCCATGCCGTTGAGCAGGTGCAACACGCGGAAGCCGCGAGGTCCATCACCCCCCAACAGGCCAAAGAGGTCATGTCAGCCATCAATAAGGCTACATCGGCCCGCACAGCAGAATGGAAAGGCTGGACCGAGGACATGCCTGTTCAGGTAGTGACGATGAAGGGCACCGAGGTGTTCCCGAATCTCGCCGCTGCCCAGAAGAAGTACCGCGACCTGGACCCCCGCCGTAACGGGCGCAAGTTCACCTGGGCCATGAAGGATCGTGTCAAAGGCCGCCCTGCAATCCGCTTTGAGGCATGGGACGTGAACAGAATGATGTCTATGTCTGCTTCCTCGAAGAGCGGGAGGGCGATGGCTGGGCCTTGGTACGGAATGGTGTGGGGGGGTGATTATGGGAATGACCTTGTACGTTTCTTCCTTGGGAGGAACAAGGGGGCCGTTAGCCGCTGGTTCAGAGGGGTTGGGGATCACGGGCCGGATTCAAAGTTCGAGTCGGGGGCCATCTTTGACTACGGCTTCAACAGTTCGTATTCGCTCACCCGCAATGGAGTGACCCTGAAGGGGAAGGACTTTCAGGCTGCGAACGCGGCCATTCGCTTGCACGACGAATGGAAGAAAGCTCTGCATGACTTCCAAGCACAGGGGGCTACTACAAGGTCAGAGGATAAGGAGTTCACGGAAGACTATGCAAAGAACCTGCGGCTTGCCCGTAAGGTTGCTGTGCGGTTCCTTCGCGACAGGACGGCGTGCGGTCCCGGATGCTCGTGTGGTGGAAACTGCACAGGCCAGTGCCAGTCTCACCGAGCTTCCGAGCAGGAAGCCGAAAAGCTGGAAGCAGAAGCACAGGCCAACCGTGATCAGGCCGAGGCCGATGAGGCGAAAGCAGAAGCGGCCCAGATGAAAGAGGCTGGGTTCGAGAGCCATTTCAAGAAGGGCGAGTACCTCTACGATTTCTTCTCGGAGAAGCGTCTGCCCTATCGAGTTTTCGAGAAAGAGGATCGGAACGGGGTCACCCATTTCATCCCCAATGAGGTTGTCATCGAAACGATTGCGCTGACACGCGGTGGCGAGCGACGGTCAATCGAGGACACGATTCGGAAGATTGATTTCAAGAACGGGGATGTAAACCACTTCCTCGACCATCTGGCGGGAGCGATTGCCGACCAGTACAGCGGTGCTTTGAGCTTCTAAAGGAGAACAACATGGGTCGTAAACTCGTCACTGGGCAAAGGCCCTTCACTATGCTGACCCCCGGACTCACTGGAGGCAGTGACCCCTCGCGGGGCGTTGGTGGCAACCCTGTCAAAATCCGAGAGAGCTATCAGATCCAGATGTTCCCCGAAGTCGCAGGGCGTGGGAATGATCGAAACGACCTCAACCCCAGCACCCCCGGACTCACTACACGGCAAGGAAACGCTACGTTCACCACAGCCGACACCCAGGTGGCCTGCACGGCCACCTTCACGGTGGCAACCGCCGCATGGCCGGAAGCAGCCTCGTGGGTTCAGCTTGGGGAGTACAGGCTCGTTACGGGGGCTGACTTCCTTGTGGTAAATACTGACGTCAACACGACTGCCACAAACCTCGCCACGGCAATCAACAACCTTCCTGGGTTCTTGTGCGCTGGCCCCGCCGCTGCCACCATCACGGTTACGGGTCCCACCGGCCCAGCAGGCAACGACATCGTGCTCAAAGCAGGCGGCTTCAACGCGAACTGGTTGGAGGACGGCGCTGCTGGCTCTGGGGTCAACCTCAACACCACCTTCACTTCTGGGGAGCCATACATCGGGCCGCCGAGTATTAGTTGATAAACAGGAGAGCCTATGTCGGCAGCCCCGAAGAACCAGACCCGAGAAGACAAAGAGACGATTATCGCGGGCCTCCCGCCCGGAACACGAAGAGTCCAAGTCAAGAGTGCAGGAGGCAAGACCTCCTATAAGCGGCCCGAAGACGTCAACCTTGACACCGATGAAATCCTGCTTGCGAGCGATGGCAGAGCCGTTGTGATGCGGGGGAAGCCAGGACGGAAGACAACCAAGCTATCCCCGGTTTCCAACAACGTCGAAGAGGTGATGGAAGCCCGAGCGGAACATATCAAGACAGACAACCTGTTGAGCACTACGCTCACCGGGGCCGAAAGCGAAGCGGTCATGGACTCGCTCCTTGCTGCTTTGGCCGAGGAAGCCGCGTCTATTGCCTTTGAGAAGGCTGAAGCAGAACGGCACGGACACGACACCTCGTCGCTTTCAGCCAAGCGTGCCCGAATCCTCAAGATGACGGCTGATACTTGGTTGAAGCGCCGGGACAAGAACATCGCTGGATCAATCGACCTGGATTCGCCTGCCTTCGAGACTTTGTTCGCCTTCATCCTGGAAACTGTCCGGGAGTCCATGACAGACGCGGGGCTGCGTGCCGAGCATATCGAAACGGTGTTTGCCAAGATCGGTAAGCGCCTCCAGGACAACTGGAAGGAAGAAGCGAAGGCACGGTTGAAGGAGAAGTCGTGAGTCTTGCCGACCTCGCCATCAACATCGGAAGGCGGGATGCAGATGATGATTCCGAAATCGTAGACATCATCACGTTCATCGAGGCTCCGTGGGGCCTCAACATGAAGCTGTTCCCCGTCCAGAAGGTCATCCTAAAGGTCCACTACGGGCTGCCTTTGGACGAGAATGCCTTTGGCTTCCCTCTGGACACCCCTATTCCAGAAGACCACCCGGCCTATGACCCTCTCTTGGTGGATAACGATGGCTACTACACCCATCGTGTTCCAATCACAGACTGGCGCAGAGAAAACCCCCAGGCTTTCACTGAAGCCGGATACTTGAAGTACCTGTACGAGAACAAACGCTCCAATGTCGAAGTCCTTGTTCCGGGGCATGAGCGTCGTGAGATGATCTTGAGCATCGGTCGCCGTTCAGGAAAGACCACCATCTCGGCGTGCATCGCTGCCTACGAAACATACAAACTCATCAGCAAGGGGCACCCACAAGGGTTCTACGGGCTACCTGACTCCAACGTGATTCAGATCATCTCGGTGGCCACGGACAAAGACCAAGCTGGCCTGCTTTACCGTGAGTGTCATGGTCACTTCGTGAACTGCGATTTCTTCGCGTCCTACATGGCCAATGCGACCCAGAGCTTCGCTACGTTCCAGACTCCCAACGACATCGAGAAGTTTGGGCACTACACAGACAATCCTCGGAGCCGGTTCTCCATCAAGGTCACCTTCCGCTCATGCGTAGCAAAGGGTCTGCGTGGTGCCGGTAACATCGTGGTGATTCTGGACGAGGTGGCTCACTTCACGGATAAGGGCCAATCGGGAGCCGAAGAAGTCTACAACGCGGTCACCCCCTCTACGTCAGCCTTCTCCAAGAAGGACCCTGATGATTCAAGGAAGCCCATCGGCCCGGTCGAAGGCCGGATCATCCTCATCTCCTCTCCTCTGGGACGCCAGGGACAGTTCTACAAGCTGTTCGGGATTGGAATGCGCGGCGGCAAGGCAGCGGAGAACATGCTGTGCATCGAGGCACCGACCTGGGAAGTGAACCCCACGGTTCCCGCAACCGAGTTCGAGAAGCACTACGTCAAAGACCCCCGTGTGTTCTTTACCGAGTATGGAGGAGAGTTCTCTGACCGGACCAGGGGTTGGATTGAGGATCGCCAAGACCTCGTAGCCTGCGTCAAGCCCACCCTGCGGCCCAAGGTTCAAGCACCGCCTCGCGCTCCCCACTTTATGGGCGTCGATGTCGCCCTCGTAGGGGACTACTCTGCCCTGGCTATCGGCCATAACGACGCCGAAGGCAACATTGTGCTCGACTACATAGAGCGCATCTGTGCCGGGGAAGGGGACTTCGTAGGCCAGGACCGCCTTGAGTTCGATGACGTTGCTGACTGGATCGAGAAGTTGGCCAAACGGTTCTACATCACCGAAGGGATTTTCGACCAGTGGGCAGGCATCCCGATGGAGCAGGCCCTCCGAAAGCGAGGCTTGGGCCAACTCAAATCAGTCCACCACACACGCATGTTGTCGAGCCAGATGTTCCAGAACTTCAAGGACCAGATGCTTGACCAGCGCCTTGTGCTTTATGATTGGCCCGTCCCCGACGGAGAAGACCACTGCGCCTACATCCAAGAACTCTTGGAGCTTCAAGCCGAGGTCGTCAGTAAATACATCATTCGCGTGGAAGCCCCGCAAGTCGAAGGAAAGCACGACGACCTCTCTGACGCCTTGATGCGGATGGTGTGGTGTGCGACCCAGAACGCGAACAAGCAGCACACGGTCATAGGCCACCGGAGAGGGGTCCCCCAATACGCAGGGAACAGCGGAAGGTTTGGACGCGCCCCAAACCACGGACGGCGAAAGACCCACAGTTCTCGGACGATCCCTTTGAAGAAGGGTCGGGGACGGTAGTGGTTCCGTAAGTTCTGGGGGATGAGGGAGAGATTCAGGCTCCCTGAATCAGATTGCGGAGGTGCTGAATCAACCCATCTCCGCACCCGAAGCAGTTTCGTTCTCTCCAGGAGCATGAAAAACAGGAAAGACGCGCCCTCTGAATCAGACCCATTCGCAAGGTTGAAAGCCGCTTATAAAGAAACTTGAAAAAAGTTTGGGTTTTAGTGTCCGGGAAGGGAGGTTGACCGCGTCTCGCGTGCGAGCGCGAGCGCGAGGCCGTTGTTGCTTTTCGGCCACCGCCCCGGTTCCCGCCAAGCAAAGCAACCGTTCTGCTACTCCTTTACAAAGGGTTGGGTCTCCTACGGTAGCGTCCCTATCATTCGACCCCCGATAGGAGCACTCGGTGGCTATTCAGAACTCTAACATTGATGATGCCCTCGACGTGGAACTCATGTTCCCCGGCGACAGGTTCCCTGTGACCGTGGGGCCTGTCCTCCGTACAAACGGGTGGAGGGGCGGCTTGTTTGTCATGTATGCGGCAGGCAACGATGATTTTATTGTAGAGGTCAGTGACGGCACCGCAGCGGCAGGGTTCCTGTTGTTCCAGTCCGAGGACTATGCTTTGGCCCCTCCTTGGGGAACTGGTCCCGGCTCCCCCGAAAACTGGATCGCCCAACAGCCGCGATCCGGTGTGGGGGGCCAAAACGTGATGACAATGGTAAACGGGGGTACACGGGCCTACTTCAGAGTGTATGAGACCGTAGCCCTGGCAGGGGGCACACGAACCGGAGGGGCTATCACCTACAATCTCAACGACACCTTGAAGGTGAGCGAGAATGGCTTGCTCTGTAACGATTCGGATGCCCAGTTTGCATTGGCAGGCATCGCCTCACCTATCGTTGTAGGTATCGTGTCGGCAGCCCCGTCAGCCATCAACAGCAACCGGCTGTGCATCGACATGAAGTATTGAGGTTTCTTTGAGTAGATACCGTGCCAGAACCGCTCCTTCAGAGGCAGATCGCGACATCACGCGCCATCTGGACGAAGCAGCACGCCATGTTGGACTTGCCTTGGACACCATGAGGCAGCATAAAACTGCCCGGTCGCGTGGCCGTAAGAGGCGCGTGGAGGAAGACCTTATGCGCGTGCTGGGTGCCATCAGCAACGTCGGTAGCCTGGAGCCTCGTTACGGCGGCGTGGACGATCCTGACCTCATGTCTGAAGATGCGAGAGCCGCCAAACAGCGAGCGGAGCGGGATGCCCGACGGGCAGCCGAAAGAGGTGACGGATGACCAAGAAGGGTGATCAGCCTCCTACCGTGGGAACCGTCTCCAATGGCGACGGGAAGAAGAAGGCCAAGTCAGGCAAGCCTCGCAAGGTCACCGGGTCCATGCGTATGCGTACTGCATCCATCACCACAGGTTTGGGCCACGCTGACACGATAGAAGGCGTAGGGGGAAACTTCTACAGCCCAGAGCTTTCTACGGACTTCCTGGAGCTTCCCCAGTCTCTCCATGAACAGTGGAACTACTACCGTTTCTTCTATCGTTCCGAGCCTTTCGTGGGTCAGGCCATTGACCTGCACACCGAACTCCCCCTCTCCAAGATTCGGATTGCCACCCCTGAAGCAAAGAACCGCGACATGGCGGTTGCCGCTACGCGGTTCTGTGAGAGGTGGGCCACGCAGATTGGGTTGCTTCACCGCCTCATCGCCATCGTTCACGAGAGGAACCTCATTGGTGAGGTTTTCATCTGGTGCGAAGACGACAACCCGGAAATGCCGGATGACATCCGAAAGGAACTGCATCGGGAACTCACCGAAGACGGTGAAGTGGTTGAGGAAGAACGTGAACGCGAGGACGCCGCTGAACGGGCGGTTGCTTGGCTTCAGAAGAACTACAAGGGCTGGACCTCGATTCGGGTACTTCCCCCCGAACAAGTTCAAATGCAGTCCTTCAACTTCACGGATGAGCGAATCTTCGAGTTGATTCCAGACTCAAAGACCAAGGACATCATCGAGAAATCCCAGCAAGGCGATGAAAACGCCATTCGCATTGTGAAGTCCATGCCTCCAGACGTGGTGTTTGCAGTGGCCGAGGGGAGCAACATCCCCCTCAACACCGATCCTGACGCGGGGAGCTTCATCTACTACCTCGCCAACCGCAAATCAGACTACGATTTGCGCGGTCGCTCCATCCTGGAACGGTGTATGCGAGCACTGGTTTACCGGGACAAGTTGCGCCAAGCGCAAACAAGCATCGCCTCCCGTCATATGACGCCCATCCGCATCGTTAGCGGGGAGGACTTGGACATTTCTGACGTGGAAGCCTTGCGCGAGCAGGTAGACATGGCACTCCAAGACCCCGACTACTCCATCATCGCGAACTTCGAGGTTCGCTGGGAAGAGATGGGCGCGGACCAGCGGCTTCTTGATTTGGGGACCGAGTACGACCTTACTGACCGTCAGCTTTATTCAGGGCTGGGGGTCACCGAGGGCTTGCTGTCAGGAGAGTCCCAGTACAGCGGTGACCGAATCAATCTCGAAGTGATCAACACCCGCTACATGCTCTTGCGAGAGCAGGTCCAAGAACTCGTCCAGAACCATATCTTCAAGCCAATGTGTGCCCGCATGGGGTTTGTGGAGGAGGACGAGTTTGGAGATGAGCGCGTTATCGTTCCGGGCCTTTCGTTCACAAGGCTCGCGCTTCGCGACAACCGGGACACCTTCGATGCTCTGTACAACCTCTACCAGAAGGGCAGCCTGGACGTGGACACCATCCTCGAACTGCTCAACCTGGACCCTGTGGATGTACGGAGGAAGATCCAGCGTGACCTCTTCACGGTCAACGACCCGACCTTCAATGAGGCGATGCGCGGAATCTACGGCGACGTGGGACGCGCCTTGGCCGAAAACTCGGATGCTGCCGAACTCATCGCCAAGAACATCGGGCTGGAGTACAGCAAGCCCGCAGAAGATGACGGCGGCAGGTACTGACTCGGTAGGCACCCTATCTGTGCAGAAGCACAGCAACCTTTGGGGATCTTCATGTCAGACCGTAAAGCCATGACCTACCGCCATTCGTGAGGTGAGGGTGAGAAGCGGTCGCTTCCCCACCAACATCCCCATCCCCCAGATATTGACGAGTGGAACCCCGTCCTCGAAGAGGACGCCATCGAAGACGTGGACCTCCACGCACGGGCTACGCAAGATAAACAGGCGTTTCTGGACGCGACACCTATGCAGGTAGAGGTTGCCCGAAAGCATCTCTCCCAGGTGCTTGCTGTCCTGCGTGCCCAGTACCTCTCCTACCAGACCAGCCATTGGCAGGTGATTAGTGGCAACTTCTACGGCAACCACCTGCTGTTCGAGAGGCTCTACAAGAGCGTGCAGGAACAGGTAGACCAGTTGGCAGAGAAGATGGTCGGCTATTTCGGCACGGAAGCGGTAGACCTCGCCCCCTCCATGAAGAGGATGCTGGGCTGTGTGCTTCGGTGGAACGCTTACTCGTGCCACCACAAGCGTGGGATTGCTTCCGAGGCTGAACTCCAGGAAACCGTCCAGGGTGCCTATGATGCAATCACTGCATCAGGAGTGATGACCCTGGGGTTGGACGACTGGCTGATGGCTACCGCCAATCAGCACGAAGAGAACACCTACCTGCTTCAGCAGGCAGTGACTCCCCTCCCCCATGAGAAGCAAGCGGCCAGACCACCACAGGTGAGGATCCCCCGAAGCCGGAAGGATTTGATTGGCTTCTACTACGCACTGCATGACGCACTGGAGAAAGACATCAACTTCGGTGTCGAAGACCTCCAGGCCATGAGCAACTCCGTCCTTCGCCGTGAAGTCACTCGACTCGCGCAAGGGTTGGAAGACACCCCTGGAGGAGATGAGGCTGCGGAACGTGCTTTGAAGAACGCCCCTGCGGCTTACAGGATGCTGACCCGAATGACTGGGGTCGATAAACTCGCGACGGAGCCTGCGAAGGCAGTCGCCCCTACCGCTGAAGGACACTTCTTCGACAACCCTTCACACAGGGAAGTCCAGGAGTTCGCGGACTCGGATGCCATCTCGAACATCAAAGAAGTCACTGAAGAGGCGGCCCCAGAACTGGACATCCCTGAATCAGAGGCCCTCAAAGAAACAGCGGAAGCACCCCCGACCCCCGTGGAAATCGCGGAGGAGCCGGGAGGCAAGGAACTCTCTACGCTGAATCGTCTTGAGGTGAAAGGCCACGACGCGAGGATGGCAGCGTGGGAGGCCCAGCTTCGTCGGTAGAGTGCGGGAATGGAAAACACAGACCCCTCCGATCTCGAACACGCCCACGTTCAAATCAAGATCACTCTCCGAAAGTCGGACAGTGCCATCCGTTCCGTGATGGTTCCTGCCACGATGGAAGATGCCCAGACCTTGGTTTCGTGGCCCTCGGGAGGCTTGCACCAGTCCTGCCATGCCCTGCTGACCGAAACGATTCGGCAGGAAGCCTTCACGATGTACCTTCACCGCATGACAAAAGGTGAGCAGCCCGAAACCATCGACCCCCAGGATCTCCAGGATGCTGTAAAGCACCACCTCATCGAGATGCTCGCGAACTACGTCGAGTCTGGGGTGGCAGATGCCAAGGTTCGTGCCGAGGCCATCCCACAGGACAAGAGGCCCCAGGTAGAGCCGCCCTCGATGCCCGAGAGCAACCCTATCGTGGACCCGGACGCTCTACACGCCCCGGAACACAAGCACTAACCAGCCTTGCGAGCCTTGTGGCGGGCGCGAGCGTTACGGTTGGAGCAATCCCTGGAACAGTAGATGGAGTTGGCCCGACGCATGGCCGATTCGCCGTTGTGCCCTTTGTCACAGGTCGCCCACGCACACTGCAAGGACTCAACTTGCCGTTGTCTCTGCTTGGCTTCGAGGCGGGCGCGTTTTGCTTCAGCCTTGATGCGTGCTGCTTCAGCAGCCTTGCGGATTTCTTCTTCCTGGATCCGCTGCTTCTTCTTTTCCTCGAAGATCCGGTGCTGCCTCTCAAGCTCCAACTGCACCCCTGCACCGTAAATGGTCTTTCCACACATTGCACAGTGGAGGTGAACGTCCTTGGGGCCAGTGTTGAATCGAGGGTCCCTCATAAGCTCCACTCGGGCAGAGTGGCACTTGGGGCATGTTAGGGAAAAGCGCATCGCGCCTCCTTTCGGTTTCCCTTCTATGAGAAAGGATGGGGTGAGCCGGTATCGCTCCATGGAGAGTCTCTTCAATGACCTGTAAGACCGCAAAAGCTGCTGTCCAGCCAGTTCGTCAACGTACCCAGTACACCTGCATGGCTACGTCGATGATGATGTGTCTGCAAGCCCTTGGGCACGAGGTTGATGAAGACGAGGTGAACAAGGTGATGGGCGCACGGCCTATGAAGGGTGCCGCATGGGAACACGCTTTGGCCTGTGCCCAACACTATGGATGTAGGGCGACCCTTACTGTCCCTTCGACTGTGCAGCAACTAAAGGAATGGACAGATCAAGGAATCCCCGTGATGATCGCGTGGAACCCTGAAGGTAGGGAGTGGAGCCACGCAAGCGTGGTGTTTGACGTAGACGATGATCTGAATGTTTACGTCGCAGACCCGAACATCCCGGACCCGGACGAAACAGTACGCATCGTCCCCAAGAAGGACTTCTACAACAAGTGGTACGAAAAGTGGCCTAACTATTTGGTCCGTCGTCCCGCGATGGCAGTCTCTCGGGAGATCACCACCGACGGAAAGCAGGTGATGGCTTCAGCCAAGAAGGTTGCCTCCCTGAAACAGACCGCTCGAATCAACTGGCAACGGCTCTCCCGAGGCAAAGGTTGGAAGTACGTCACTCCTGAACTGCTGGTTCACGTCCTCCCCGTTGAATCATGGGATCACGTCCGGGACAGAGACATCCCCGACGTGCATGAGGTTGCTGATGCAGAACTCACTGCCGACGCAATCCCCCATCTGGTTGAGAGCTACAACAAGATGGTCAAGGAGCACGCCAAGTGGGTGCGCCAAGGATGGTGGCCAAGACCTGTGCGAGTCGAGAAGTGGGAAGTGTGGGCTTACCACCGCCCCTCCAAAAAGGGATTCCGTGGTGTGTTGGATGACGAGAGAACCGCTCTGCGAAGCACCGAGAACGCTATCCCGAAGCTCCTGGAAAGGAAGAGGCCCTCTTGGCTCAAGCCTGACAATGACGGGCCAACGAGAGCCGCCAAGAGAACCACCGAGGTCCGAAAGAAGAAGGACAAGAACGCCCCGGTAAAAGTGAAGGTGGACCGGCTGCGTAACAATCCCGCTGCTGAAGCAGCAGGCGCACGGAAACCTACACGGGGACACCGAAGAAAAGAGAGAGGGCGCAACGTGGAACGAGGACATTCAAGAAAAGACAAGCACAAGGGAAGGAGGCAAGAGCGCCAATCGGCTGCTTCTCCGTCACGAGTGGCCCTGCGCCACGTCCACAGCCGCACCCTTGATTTGAGCGGCATGGACATGGAGGATGCCCTCGATCTTGTCATGGAAAACGTAGGCATCCCCAGATCCGACTACAGTTGGAAAAGAGGCGAAATCAAACGCCGGGTGATGGGGGATTTGGCCGCTGATGGCAGTCAACAAGCCCTGATTCGAGGCGAGATTCTGTTCTCCCGTGGTGCCTTTGTTGAGGACCGGAACATCAAGGAGTTCCTAAATCAGTTCCCTCGGGGCGAGGCCGCCCTGAAGCACCGGTTTACCCAGAGCGTCTTGACGAACAGATCAGACCTCGGACGGGACATCAGAAAGAGAATCCAGCGCAGCCCCAAACAGTTCCTTGGAACACTTTTCGATGACTACCAGGAAGCCGAAGAATACGAACCCCTTGAAGTGACTGTGGCCCCTGCGGAGTTTAGTCGGCAGGTTCGCGTCGATGCTCGATGGGGAAAACTCATATCTCCCGCCACCGTCGAAGTGAACTTTTCCGCGAAGAAGCTGCCGCCAGTTGGCGAAGGTGTGTTCAGCATAATGAGCAACACCGAACTCAACCGTTGGATTGAGGGCTGGGCCAGCTACGCACCGGAGAACTTCTACATGGACGGTGAGACGGGTATGAATAGCAACCAACTGTTCCGGCACTACCGAGAGCAGTGGCGTGGCCTGTCACCCCGTAGACAAGCAGAGAAGTACAAGTCGCTCCAGCGGTATGTACGGTAGAGACCTTATCCAAGACTTATTGCAGAACCCTCGGAGCACGACCCATGTCTGACAAAACCCTTCTCCTCCCGTCTGAACGGGCAGCTATGGAACGGGCTGCTGGCCCTTACAACCCGCGCCCGCCGTGGCCTAAAACTCCGGGCGGCCAGGGAAAGCCGGGAACGAAGAACGTATACAACTTGCACAACGAGTATGGGTCGGGCGTCTCAAATGATCCGGCTGCTTACATGCGCCAGTGGCGTGAAAAATGGCAAGGAAACCATAAAGACCGGGCGAACTGCCCGGATGGATTCGGTGAAACAATGGATTGCTCCTCCCACGAAACAGGTAAGTCAAAGAAGGCCAGTGCTCCCGCAGGAATGTACGGCTACACCAAGAAGACCCAGCATGACGTTGAGGCGTCCATCCGCAAGGCCCAGCGCCGAGTGGCCAAGATTGCCAAGGCTCTCTGGACACGGGATTCCCGTTCTGCTGCGTTCCTGGCTACCCATGCGAAGCGTGCAAAGAGTGCTCCTGCCCGCCTTCTCGTAGCCGCTATGGCTGACATTGGCCCCAAGGTCGCCTCCGAAGAGGGAGTGGCTCGTGTGGCCGCCTACGGCCTCTACGGACACCCCGCGAAGACTGCCCGCCTTTCCCTGACCGCTTGCTCCGAGCTTCGGGAAGAAATGGGCCGCATCGCATATGATCTGCACAGCCGCCGCAGCATGAAGCACGCCAAGATCACGGGCTTCATGGATGCTCACACGAAGGCTGCGAAGTGCAGCTACTGCCGGATGCTCCTGTCCTCGTACCCAGACAGTCCTTCCGGCAAGACTGCGGAGTTCAACGCAGACGATATTGGAAAGACGGTTCCTGGCCCGCTGGTGAATGACCCGCCTGACTCGAAGATGGACGGGCAGTTCACACAAGCAGACAACTCTCAGCTTACGAATCTTGCCGAAGGCAAGGAAGTTGCTGTGAAGTCAGCGGATGAGAACACACCGGATCTTGGACCCGAGTACAACGTCGCCAAGCCCGGTATCGAAGAAGAGATCGGCGCAGAGGTCAAAGGACCCATCTACGAAGAGGACTCCTCTACGAGTGCTGACCTCAAAGGTCAGTTCACGCAGAAGGACCTCCACGAGTTGACGGACGAGGTTGAGAGCGGCAAGCAGGCGAGCGTGGACACCACCTCCGTGCGTAGCCTGCTGGAGTGGGTGGACTGAGATGCGTTTGCCGGACACACGAAAATCCGAGGGGTGGTCTGACTCCGACTGGGTGGATGCCGAAAAGGCTCAGGATGAGTTGTGGGATCAAGCGCAGGAGCACATCCAAGGCTTCTACGACAAGATCAAAGAAGACATCCGCTTCGCAGAGGACGACCTCAAGCAGATCCGTGATGGCTTCGCCTGGGCTGAGACGCGGGGCGACATCGGCAGGCTTCGGAAGCGTTTTGAGGGTTCCGTGGGCAGCAAGGCCCTCTCCAAGAAGGAGTGGGAATGGCTCGACGAGATGCTTTCTGTTCAGTCGAGGAAACTCCCCGATTCAATCTTCCGCATGAACGCCTCAGAGACAGATAAAGCCATGAGCATCACCGCATATGAGCGCGGTGCGCTCATCAGGCTTGCTTCCACCCTCCCTGTAGGGGACGAGAAGCGTAGGGCCATCCTTTCCGGTCTGGTGCGGTAAAGGCTTCAGCAACTTCAAGGTTGCCTCTCAAGCCATCCCTTTTTGAGACTGGGCTTCTGACTAAGACTGGTCCGGGCGTACATTCTCTCTGCCCTCAAAGGGGCGCGTGAAGGTGTGAGCCTTCAAAGCCTCAAAGCCGTTGTCCATCAAGATGGGCACAGGGGTAAGGCTGTCCTTGGTCTTGACGAACCACTGGCACCGCCATTCCACGTCATTGTGAAGGAACTTGAACACCATGAGGTGTGTCCCCTCTGGATCGAGTTGATTTGCGAACTCGTCCACTGGACCCTGGTTACGGTTTTCGTACCGAGAGTCAGCCATGAGGGCCAGGAAGCCCTCTGTTGTTGCCATCACCATTTCAGCCATCGCTCACCTCTTGTAAATCAAACACCCCACCCCATCGAACGGGCTTCGTCGCCACACTCGGGACAGTGGTGAGTGTTGTTCTTGCAGACAGCATCACTGCCATCACGGAACTGCATCCAGTTGCAGTGTTGCCCAGCGGTCTTGACCTGCTGGATATGCTTGCAGTGCTTCCCGTTCCCGAACTTGTACGCGGAACAGGTACACGAATAGTCGTACTGAACGCTGTGCTGGTTCCTGTGACCGCTTTTGTTCCACGACACCGTGTAAGTGTTCCCCGTAGAACCTGGGACAGTTGTGGACCAGTTCTCGGACGTAACGCAGTGCCAGAAGTATTCAGTCGTCAGATCGGGCATTGGGGGTTCTCTCCTCCCCCTCTCTACGGCGAGGCGTGATTCCTGGAACCCCCTGCAACAACTCCGGTCTGCTTTCGAGAAGGGAAGCCGTTTTTGTTGTTGTAACGTGCATAAATCCCCGAAAAACCTACACTTTTAGCTAAATCCCCGGTTGATTCCAGGCCAAATCAGGGTTGGGTCTTGCTTCCAGGAGCTTGAATCTTGGCGGGTCCAAGAGTTTTTATAGATGCCTTATCTGTCGGTAGTGGTGCTATTGGGGAGGGGAGAAGGAGAGAATCATGGCTTCCCCTTGTCCCGTCCGTGTAGCGACTGCCTACAAATGGGCAGCACGCTCCTGCTTGGACCACAGCCATCACCGACAAGCAAGGACGGGTGGTGTTTACTGGCTCAAGCACACCCCGCGCAAACCCCGGACAGGTAGTGATTGCGCTGCTGATGGATATGCCCCGCTTCGTAGACTCTAAACGCTGGGACGAGGCGACCTACATGCGTGAAGAACGAGTCCGAGACTGGGCTTCCGACTAACCCGCTCTACTTGAGTCCCAGCTTCGCCATGCGATGAGCAGTCGTAGAGGCATCCCAATCGAACGAGAAGCCACGGCTGTCTGTCGCGACGTTCGGGGAAACATCACAGTCGGACCCCATCCAGGTAGCGATCTGCTTGATCTGTTCCTGTGAAATGGTGGGAACACGATCCTCCACAACCTTCATATGGGCCGGGTTACAGCAAACCTTGGTCATGCAGGTCTGCACAAGGGAGCTATCAGAGGGGACTGTCCCCCGCGAAATAACGTACATAGCCTTGTGTGCGGCGAGTGTTTCGCCTTTGCCGTTGGGAGAGTATTCCCCATAGCCTTCAGGCCCCAGCTTTCCTTCCCAGTTCCAACAGCCACTCTCATCGTGACCAATCGAACCCAAGATGGCTTTCGCGTGTTCCAGGCCCAAATCTGCATACCTCATACTTCACCTCGCTTTGATGTTCTACCTATACCCCTATATCGACAAGATAATCCCCCTCTTTAGGGAGTCACCACAAAAAACGCGGAGATAATCGAGCTTCTCGGGGTTCCGAAGAGCGATTTTCCCCCGTAAAGAGGACAGGGAGGCCGTATAGCCGGAAGACCCATGATCATCAAGACCAACTGCCAAAAGTGCGGAAAGAAGAAAGCCATCAAGAACAAGGTGGTGTTCATTCCGGGCGACTGCATCATCACCACCGTAGGGAAGGGATGCCATAAGTGCGGCTGGAAGCCCGGTGATTGATTCTCTATAGGGGGTGAGCCATAGGAGTACGATCATGTCCAAGCCCTCCCCTGCGAATGTAGTCAAAGCCTACGGAGCCATAGGTCCCGATGGGGACTGGTACGAAGATGACGGCTACGACCGCTATTCCGATGCGGACTACGGCTACGACGCGCCACCATGCGAAGAACAAGATTTCTTCCATGATCTGGAGAAGATGACGGCCCAAACCGCCGAAAGGTTCTTCAGACAAAAGGTGATTCCAGAACTGAAGAGTATGCGCTGGAGCGTCAAAGCAAGTTTTGACTACGGGCTTGGCGAAGACATGGTTTCTGACCGGGAAGGGTGGGTCTACTATGTTGGAGGCGCAGAGCTAAAAGGCAAGGCAGGGCAAAAGCTCCTCCTCCCCCGCAACAAAGCCATTGTTCTTGATCGGAACGTGGACTTCGACATCGGCTTCTGGGTTGCTATGGGGGACGGCGACGAAGAGATAGCGGTGGGGACCGGCAAGTACACGGGGGATGGCTGGAATGAACCCCGCCAAGAACTTGAAGCCTACATAGACATTGAGTGTCCTGACCCAAAAGACATCATCGGGATCGCGTTCGCTTGGGAAGGCGAAGAGCCTCGCAGATGGTTCAAGCCCTCCCAAGTAAACAAGATGCTTGAACTGTTCTCCGTCACCTTTCCGAAAGAGGTGAAGATCAGGTCCAAGATCAAGAAGAGGGCAGCAGACGAGACCGGAGGGTCCTTTCGGGCGGCCAGTGCTGGTCGGGTTGCATCGGCTTACCGGATCGCCCGATCCCAAAGGACTGGCACGGAGCACGCCACCGAGGAAGCCCGCAAGAAGCACCTCAAGGAACACCCGAACGCTGATCCAAGCGACCACACGGTAGAGAAGAAAGAGAAGCCCGAGAAGAAGCTGGACCTCGGAAAGTCCCTGGAGAAAAGCAAGGGCGTGAAGAAAAAGGTCGATGAAAAGCTCGATGAACTCTTCGATTTCGCCGGGGCCAGTCAGTACACCAGCAAGGGCTGATTCAGCGGGACAGCCCCAGGAACCGCTTCCAGGACGTAGGCTTTTCAGCTTCCGGGGGTTCTGCTTCAGGCTCCGAAGCCTTGGGAACAGAGCACTCAAGCAGAGTGCGTTCCAACTCCTCGGTGATGTTCACCATGTCCATGTCGGACACGTCCACCGTGGTTGCATCCTGTCGAGGAGCCTTCCTCGCTGGAGGCAGCATCAGGGACGACCACGCAGCTTGAACAGCAAATCCTGGGCTTTCTTCGCCACGTCCTTCGAGTCGGAACGGCGGCCAGAGAACTCAATGTCGCCATCCACTGTGGTTCCGTCTGGTCGGCTGATCACAATGGCTACAACACCCTTCTTTCCAGTCCAGTACACGTCCAAGGCGTAAGGAAGCATCGCGTTGAAGGGTTCGGCATTGTAAGCCTCACCCTCGATATGCGCCCCAGCCCACCCATAAGAGGTATCTACCTTTGCAGGACCAATGGGGTTCACGGCAGCCTTGGTAGCAATCATCAGCATCTGCTTGGTGACTGCTTCGTATACGTTGCTTACCCTGGCTTCCTTTCGCATGACGTTGCGAATCGCTGTTCTTTTGGGATCCATCTTCAACTCCTGAATCCCTTGGGTCCTGCTCGCCAACCGCTCCAGGTAAGGCGATAGCCTTGTTGGCCTGTTCGGGGCGACGTAACGGGTTCGACCTTGATTCGAGCCTTCTCGGCTTCCTCGGATCGGCGCAACCATGCCTCACTCAAGCCATACCTTTCGCTTTCAGCGAGGTAGCCTGCTTCCTCGTGGACGTATGCCCAAAGCTGGTCCTGGACGGCCTTTGGCGTCAAAGCAGGGCCGATGAGGTCATGGTTGTCCTTGAGGAAGACCTTCCCCTGGCTGTTCAACAGCTTGGCGATGTAGAACCCCAAGTCCCGAAGCACACCTTTAGGGCTGCCTTTTCCTCGACCGAGCTTATCCACGTCGATGAAATCCGTGCCTGCGACCCGAGTCCAATCATAGGACGATAGGACCGCATACGCCGCAGCAACACGACTTGGGGAAGCAACGGGCATTCATCCCCCGCAGAGGGAAAGACGCTTGTTGAGGTAGCGAAGCATGGTTCCAATCTCGCGAACCGTCTTGGACTTCTCGGGGATGATCCCCAACGCAAGGTCCTGACGTGCGCCCTGCATACGACCGAGAGGCTTACGCATCATCTTCGTAAGGGCTTGTGACAGGTCGGAACGCTCCATGCGAAGCAGCGTGCCCTGTGCATCTTCCAGGGCACTCAAGAGGCCCTGTGCGTCCTCACGGGAGGATGCGCCCATCGCCTGTCCCAGACTGTCCATCATGTAGCGGAGTTCTGGCACGCAGGCAGCGGCCTCCTCGCCCTTCCAAAGACCACCGACATCACCCAGACCGACCGGATACTCGCCCATAGGCAGCTTCTTTCCGTCCGGGGTGCGGTGCTTGTTACCGAAAGCGTCGATGTAGCCGGAACGCAAGGACTTCATGTACCGACTCTGCATCTCGCGCTGGGCTTCGGGGAGCGAGTCCTTGTAGATGATCTTCTGCCGCTTCTGGTCCACGGAGCCTTTGTCTGTAAGACGGCCCCACTGACGAAGCAGCTTGTAGCCACCGCCCTGTTCCGGGGTGATCAACTGCTCATAGAACTTGGAACTGTTCTTCGCTCGATCCAGGAACCAGACCATCGTGGCCATGCCGTCACGCACGGAGTTCTTATTCACGCCTGGGGTAAGAGCGCCACGACGCGCTTCCTTCAGTAGTGGAAGCAGGTGGGCACGGAGTTCCGGCTTCTCGTAAGCCAGCTTGATGCAAGCGATGCGAAGGTTCATGGGGTTCTCCAGAAATGTTTGCTGTTCGTTCGGTATAGGCTGTTGATTCAAGGGGTTACCCGTCCACGTTTACAAAGGCGTAGACACGAGCACCGCTGGAATCAGGATCCAGGGCGACGACGAGGGAACCGGTGAGCGTTCTTTCGTAGTCCTCGGCGTTGGGGTCATCGTTCTCCATCGTGAGGTTAGAGAACATGCGGCCACCCATCGCCTTCGTCACCTTTCGATCAATCTCCAGAGATCCGGGACGAGCCATCGGGTAGTGCTTCAAGAACATCTTTTCGATGTCCCGAGGTTTGAGGTTGACTTCAAACTTCGAGAAGATCGGAACCTTGTCCACCGCACCTTGCTTCAGGATCGGGAGGAGGTCCTCCCTAAGCTCAGGGCGGGCATGAGCCAGCTTGATGAGCTTTTCGCGTAGGGGATCTGACATAGCAGGGTGCTCCTTCTCGGAACCCTACCGGAATAGACACTTCACCGAAGCAGAGGCGGTAAACCGCCTATCAAACACGGACGGTGGTAGCAGAACCACCTGATCCCTTGGAAGAAGATGGAAAACCCCTCCTCTAATCGCGTAGCGACTGCCTTTTTACGGAAGGCCCGTCACAGCATGAAGATCAGGGGCATGAGTCCCATCGACATGCTGGGCCGGATACGAGACCTCTCCGATTTGATCAAAGGTGGTGCTGACCATCTGTGGGAGGGGCGCAACACCCCTGATCCCACGCCTGCCCAGGTGAAGGCTTGGAGACAAGAGCGTAAAGCTCTCCTGGAGTTGTTTGGTCAGTTCGAGTTGGGTGCAGTGCATCTGCATGACATCAAGGACTGGAAGATGTACCAGAAGATGAAGGTGGCCTATGGCGGTTATCCGGGCGGCCCCGGTCAGTACGGGGACGCAACCGAGGACCCAAGCATCTACCATGAAGAGGAGGTGGACCCCTGCGAGGAGAACCCCGAGTACATCGGCATGTCACTGGATGATGTAGTTGGGTGTGCCCCCGATGCGGTCGATGATTGGATGGAGGCTGCCGAAGGCGTCATGGCAGGCTTGAAAAGGCTCGGGTTCAAGGTGCGCGAGGGCAAGGATTGGCACGAGGACGGTCAACTCAGGATGAGGATTTTCATCCAGGGGCCGCTCGGAAAAGCCGAGATCGACATCACAGGGAACATCGACCCCAACGGACAACTCAAGAGGGGCTGGGGTCTTTACGCTGGGATCGTGAGGGGTGCCGACTGGTGGGACCTCAAGCATCTCAAGCACGGTGAGATCGAGATGGACGGCGGCAACGTCAGGCGGTTCGTCAAGAAGGTCCTGGAGGTCTGGGCTGACGGTGGCATGAACCGCACCCGGAGGGCTTCTTCTAAGGCCAGTGCCGAGAGGGTCGCTGCCGCTTTCTTGAAGCAAGGATCATGGGAGATTCACAAGGAGTGGCAGGCTGCGTATCGTTCAGGGATGGGCGACATGCAGAAAAGATGGACCGCCCTACTCAATAAAGCAGGGCGACAGTTCAAGAAGGACGACTGGAAGCTGGAGCCTCAAAGCTGGCTTGGCCACTACAACCACGGCTCAGATGGCGCTCGCATGGACGGGATGTTGTTTTTTGAGGATCTCCGCAACGAGGCACGAGGCACACGCGAGACCGAAGACTGGCTGGAAGCGAACCTTGGCCTCAGCTACAACCTGACGGGTCGCGGCTACGGCAAGTGGTCCTTGAGCCTTGAAGAATAAGGGAGTTCAGAATGTCTGAAGCAGGAATGGTTGCATGTAAGATCGGGCTTCAAGCTCCCGTAGCCGCCCCCGGCTGAAATCAGTTGGGCGTAGCTATCGCCGCTATGGGCATCAAGATCGACAACGCTACGATTGCCCAGCATGTCTGGGACGGTATCAAGTCCGGTTACACGGAAGTAGACAGCCTGAGTGAATACCTGTGCCGGGAAATGGGCGCGGACGGCTAACCCTCGACCATGTTCAGGAGCACTTGCTCCCCTACTACGTCCTCGATGGTGTCTGCGATATGGCACGCGGCCTCATCCAAGATCGTATCGGGTGCATAGTGGGCACGCGGGGACGGGACCCACTGACTCTTGAACACAGTGACCCAAGCAGCCGTGTTCTCGTTGTACTTCTGAATCATCGTGCGGATTCGGTTCTTACGGGCCTCAACACAGCACCGCAACGGAAGCACTATCTCTACGTCTTTGACGAGGTACGAAGTCTCCACCCACTTCGACTTCACAGAGCAAATCCAAAAACTTGAGCGGCTGGCATATACACCTCGGGGAGTCAGCCCTTTTGAATACGGTTTTCGCCGTTCAGAAAGACCCCCCTCTGTGGAGGCGCTTTATCTCCAGAGTTGAACCGTAGGGGGCTTGCCTTCGCCTCCCCAGGAAACCGACACAGCGATTCGGATGTAGCCTTTCCATGCTCGAATCTCCATTTCGTTGCCGACCATCCCTTCGTACCGATTCATTCCACCACGGCCCCATCCTTCCTTCTTCAGCTTCTTGATCTTGGCCAAGGCGCGGGCCATAGCATCCCACTCCTCCTTCACCCTGACCTCATGCGTGACGACCCTGGTCATGGACTCAAGCGTGTACTCGTGCCTGCCCGTTTGGCTGTCTACGCCCTGGTAGATGAAAGACCGTGTCCAGCCCTTTGCGGTCTTTTTCAAACCTGAAAGGATAGTCCTACGCTCCTCCGAACCTTTGGGGAGAGTAGAAGCGAGTCGAATGAGCTTCTTACGATCAGATCCGGTAAGGGTTTTAGACATAGGGGATTTCCTACAGGGTGTTTGTACTTGTGTCGGGGCAATAGGGAATCAACCAAGTTCGCGGAGCCATGCTTACTTACCAAACGCACCGCGAATGTCTCGGAAAGCGAGTTCCACAGCAGCTTCAGCCAGACGGTAAGCGTCTGGGCCGTAGACCCCATGCTTCTGCAAAGCAGGGTACATCACGTCGTACCATGCTTTCTTGGGTGACAGTCGCGCAGTCTTGTCGGTTTTTGGCTGAACCACACCCGAAGCCTTAGACAATCCAGCGAGGATAGCCTTACGCTCGGGGGAACCCTTCTCCATCGTGGAGGCGAGTCGAATGAGGGTTTTTCGATCTGAAGCGGTGAGGGTTTTAGACATAGGGGATTTCCTATACGCAAGGGATTGGTTCTACCTTTGCTGGGCAATAGGGAACCTACTGGTCAGTCTTGGGACGGGCGTCCTGCTCACTCTTGTTGAAAAGGTCGCCCTGTTCCCCCAAGCGTTGGAAAGCAGC